TTAACAATAAAGAGAACAAAAAGCAAGAACAAAATGCAACCAAGGAAAACATTTGTCAAGTAGAATGCTTGAGGTAAATTATATAGAATTTCCATGTTCATCATCGCAATAAACTCTATCACTCATTGACGGATAGAAACCCCCTTCAATATTTGATGGAGTTATTTGTTTAGATACCCTTTGTTGAATTTCCGTAATCATATTATCCGTATAGGTAAGATATTTCATATCTTCATCATTGATACTAGCACCTTCTTCAAGATCGTCAAGCAAATTCTCGCAAGAACTAATGATTCCTTGTAAGGTTATTTCTTCTAGCGAAACATCTTCTTTATTTATTTCTGCTTGTTTCATGCTACCATCAAGTCTTCTAACTGAGAGTAGTCAAACTCACCTCTCTTTGCGGGAGTTACAACCTCATACAAGAACATTCTGATTGCTTTACAAATGTCAAGATACTCATCCCAATCATTCATGCCCAACATATTTCCTTCACCTTGTCCACCATACGCCATGCGATAACCTTCTTCCATTGGCGCAGTATTAGGATTTGGCTTTTTTATAAATTGATTAGTTTGAGGGCATCTTGAATAAGTCCAAGGATTGTGCATACTATTTATATAAGTAAGAATGTCGATGCGACCCATTTGATTTCCAACACTATCAACATTATTATTAGGATTGTAATCTATAAAATCTACATTTGCACTAACGTAATCTAATTTCAAATCTTTAAGCTGAACATGAACTGCGGTATATTTATCTCTACTATAATAATTATAAAATTGATTATTGTAAGTGGATTGTTGCAACAATTTGCAACCCAATTTCTCGCAACTTTTGTTGTCACGATCACCTTTACTTGTATAACTTAGAATATTATTTTCGGGCATGATTTTCTTAACCAATCTATTACTCTTGAATATGATTGAGTCGGGACTCCAACGATTCCAACGAATTGGATAATGTCCAATGCCTCTATGCTCTACTCTTACATCTGTGAAATAATTCTTCATAATTTTTGCTTTCTATTTTAGTTATCCATTCTCCATTTTAGTCTAGTTAAATTGTATTCTTCTTCAGTAAGATAAGAATAACTTTTTAAGAAATCATCCTTACTCAACTGATTGAAATCTCTCATCTTCTCTTCGTCATTGTAAAAGTCAGTATATTTGATTTGCTTGAAATTCAATGGCGCTTTGTCATTTGTAAAATCTTGAGGCAACCAACGTACAAATTGTTCTACTATTTTGCAAGCATCTAGCACTTTTAGATTTTCGTCAGTTGATTCTCCTATCGCAGAAACTTCTGCTTCATCTAATACAATTTCTATTGCCTCTCTGAAATTCATGTCGTCACCTTAACAAAATATATTTAACCTGTCAAGAATTTTTTAAAACTTTTTTAATCTTCTCCAAAGATTTGATTCCACTCATCCTTTATTTCGATGTCGGGAGTTTCGTTAAGCCCAACAAACCCATCTAAAAGCAATTCTGTGATGTCAGAGGCATTGTCTAGTAAAGTATCTGTTTCTGCTTCTGCCAAATCACGACGCATATCGTCAATAGTTGGCTCTCCTTCTCTTAATTGTCTAGCACTAATTCTCATTGTTTATTTAATTTATCCATTTCCTCATACAAGTTATCTATCTTTGATTCCAAATAGCTTATATATTTAAAGTTATAACTATCGGTATCCTCAATATAATCTAATTCTATTTCAAGATGACGAATTTCTTTTTTAATTTCGTAAATTCTATCAATATTTGCCTGTTCTTGTTTTAGACCTTCCATAGCTTTTTTATTCATTTGATTTGTTTTTAATAAAAATTGAGTAATCCCCATCTTTAACACACAAATCTTCTTCTGTCAACTTCCAACACTCTTCCCCCGCTTGATATTCATCTACATATTCAATATTAAAATCACAATCTCTAAGAGTTGATTCAATACTAAGTTCTCTTACCTTTTGTTCAGCTTCCTCTTCTGATTCAGCTTCAACATAAAAAGTATTATATACTTTAATTCCTACTGCATAATTTTTCATTAATCTAATTCCTTTATTTCGGTAACGTCTGCACCCTCTTTCCATGCTTCACCAACCTCGCAATCATTGTACATATCGTCACTAGCAATCTCTTCTGCCTCTTCTTTAGATTCTGCTTCTACTTCATAAGTACGATAAGTTGTACTTGAAAACTCTACTTCATAAAATTTCTTTTCCATATTATTCCTTAGTTTTAACGTGTTCATCTAATAAAGCATCTAGTAAATGTATAATTCCCCAACCTATTTCTTCGTCAAGTATTCCATGAATGCCTTCACCCTTATCATCATGCCATAAGATAGATAACAAGTGATTCCTTTGTTCTTCTAGTAATTTATAATCAATGTTCATACTCTGTTAACATCACTAGTCCATTCTAGTGCTTCATCACTATTTAAATCGCAAGCAATTTCTATGTTAGTAATATTGTGCCATGCTTCATCTGCATTAACACTACCATCGGGATTGAGACTTGGTTTTTTGAAAATATAGTCTTTGTCATATCGACAAATATGGTTTTCAATAATTTCAAGATCACCTTCAATACAAGACAAGCGATGTTTAAGCTCAAAGTTTTCTTGCATCAATCTTTCGAGATTGCTTTTAGTCACATCCTTTTCTTCTTCCCTCAACTTTTCCATATCTTCCGTTCTAACTCTAGCTTGCTCTGCAAGACTAAGGTTTACAGACTCTTCGTAAGTTGGGTAATCGTCTCCTATAATTTCTTTATTCATCATTTAATTTTGGTAGTTCGTATTTACTATTATCATCAATATTATATCTAGCAGAAAGTCCATCAATAATTTTTTGCTCTAATTTCATCTCTACCATTGCTTCTCTAAAGCTAACAGGTCTATCTAATTCGTGTTCAAGTTGATTTTTTACTGATCCAATCATTGTAGTGAGATATTTAATCCAACTTTCTTCATCATTTATATCTTCTCCTGTGAATAAATTTTTACCCCAAACACTCATCATCTCATCTCCAATCTATAATATCCATATTCTATTTGTTCTTCTTCAGTCAAAGATTCAAGACCATTATATTGTTCGTAAACTTCACGAATATATTCTAAAGGCTTGCCAATATAAAATGTGGGACTATAATCTTCTTCTTTGTGCAAACCATTTGACTTGTCTGCCTCAAGAACATAGTCTAGCATTTTTTGTGGTTCAATATTCCAAACTTTTCTTACTCTCATTTTCGTACCTTAGCAAATATTTTTTATCTTGTCAAGTAATTCATAATTTTATTTTCTTTTTTGTTCTACTTCTTCTTTTGTCATTTCACCTCTGATGAATGCACCAAAGTCATCATTATTTAAATGAGATGTATCGGGCGGAACAATTCCAAACTCTCCACCTATACCTAAGAGTTTTGCTCTGTCATTGAGTCTCTTGTTCATCTTATCTTTTAATTGAAACATTTGTTCTACAATGTCTTCAATGAGAGGATAACCTGCCAACTCAAAAAGGCGAGTATCTAATCCACTTTCAACTTCAAACAGACTATCTATTTTTTGCGCTTCTTCGTATTTATTCATTTTCATTTTTACTGATCTCTATAAATTTCTTAGCTTCCATCAGAGCATGACAGAAGTCTTCGATTTTGTCAACAGGAATCTGAAAAAACTTATTGTGACTCCTTCCTTGACTTGTAATTGCGGTGCAACCAACATGGTTATTAAAAGTATAAGCCTTAACTTCAAGACCACTAAGTCCACTACAATCTTTTGAGCTAGACCAAAATGTTTGTTTAGATAATTCTTTTTTAGTCTTACCTTCTGACCATTCTATTGTTCCGATTATTGTTTTTGATATTACTTGCATACCTTGACCTTCGCATATTTTTTTAACATTGTCAAGAATTTTTTAAAATTTTATTAATTATCAATGATTTTCAATGCTATATTTGACAATTCATTGATTAACTCTATATCTTGGATAGTCTTATCTTGTTTGTTTTCTAACTCTTCGACTATATTCTCGATGATCTTCAGTAATAATGTGTTCATAGAACCTTTCGTTAAGGCAGTCGGAATTGACTACCATAGTCCTATTATGAAGCACTACAAGAAAAAGAAAAGAAAAAAATGCAAACTTTTTAAGATTCTAGTCTTCGTACATGAAGATTGGAGGATTTTTTTGGGGATTATCTTTTATCCAATCCACATTACTCATGTGGTCAAAAGTTCCAAAAGTATTAAACTCAACCCATTCGATTGCTTCTTCATGTGTCATCCCATCATCGACAACATGAGATTGAATTATTTCATTGTACGAATAAATAACTCTGCCTTCTCTGCTATATCCATGAATCGCATGATCGTACATATCTCTAGGTTCAAGAAATACAACCTTTGTTCCGTTATTAATATTATACTCCACTATTTGATCAATTAAGGCTTCCCTTTCAGCTTTCTTTTCCTCTCTTAATTTTTCAATAACGTCAATGGAATCTTCGCTATTACTCTCTCTTTTTATTTGCCTGTCAGCATAATGTTTGCATAACGTTTTATGTTCTTCGATAGTGTTTACTATCGTAGAGTAAGGAATAAATTTGCCATCTTCATCAAAAACTTTTTGATTATTCATGCAATTATTTAATAACTCTTCTTTTCTAATGTCTTCAGTAGTAACTGCTCTTAAATTTCTTAGTTTATCTAATTCTTTTTGCACAAGTTTTTGACCATCAACAAAACCTGCATCATAATCATCCATTATTTCACTCATTGTTGTTTGTATCTATTTTTTCTGCAATTAATTCCATTGCTTGTTCTAGCATTTGCCTAACTACTGCAATTTCTAAACTTCTACGATCTGATCTTTGCAGATTCCTAATAAGTACGATTGACTTGGTATATCCATCAAGCAAGCCTTTCTCATAGGCTAAATCTTCCTTTAATGCCACAATGCGATTAAGGTCATGCTGACCTTTTTTGAACCCTGCATCATAATCATCCATTATTTCACTCATTGTTAATAATCGTTTTCATGCACTTCTTCTTCCATCATTTTGTTGATTGCTTCATATATTTTGTGCAATAAATCTTTTTGAATGTGATACTTCAAAAATTCTTTTTGATCTCTTTCGTAATGATCGGGATATTCTATCTGCCTGTCAACATCTCTGACTGCAAGTTTAGCCATGCAGAATCCATGCCTTGCCCCACTATTAAATTCATCATGTGCCATATTTACTTATTTCTCCATTTAAATTTAATTCTCTTTCAATTTCTTCGGCAACACTTTTACGAACAGATATTTCGTGATCTTTGGATAAAGTTTCTAATAGCTCAACTAAACCTTTTCCTGTTTTATCTCTACCTTCTTCTCCTGCAATAAATAAATTATCTTTAGTTTGCAAAATAAAATCATCATTTACTTTAATTAGTATATGATTGACTGCATCCACACTACCTCTTATTCCTAAATCTATTTTCATTTTTTCTTTTTTATTGGTGGGAATCTTCCCCAATCTCCCATACCATCGTAATCAGCATCATCCCCTATTAATTCTAATATCCTTTCGTTTTTAATCATGCAATCTTTAATTGCACCATCAACTTTTTTTCTATGAATAAATTTATGAATCCAACTCCTAATTAAAGTGATCATTTTTTAAATTTATTATCTATCCAAACTTTATAAGTATAAAGTCCCATTAATATAAATGTCAAGGCAAAACCATCTGACCATGACAAATCCCATAATTCTTTTATTTCACTCATTTTATCTCCCTCGCTCCATTAACACTAGTTTCTCCATGCTTCTGTTTACCACAATATTTAAATAACTCTTCGTTTTCGGGAAACAAAAGTTTGTCACAACCATAATGACCTACTAAGTCTTCGGCAATATTTACCGCTTGATCTTCGTTATCGGCATTAACAACAATGTATCCACCTTGTTCTTCTGATATATATACTTCGTATTTCTTATTCATAATGCAACCTTAACATAAATAATATTTTTTGTCAAGAAACTTCTTCTAAAAGTTCTAAGGCTTGATGATGATTCTCTGTTGATTCAGTATCAATCTTTGGCATCCTAACCTTATAGGCAACTTTTGGAAGATTGCCATGTTTGTCGGGTATTGGTGGGCGTAAATCCCATGTGTGTTGTAAGTTCACGAACCTCTGATGTTTATAATATACTAAATGACCAACTCTTCCATTTTCAAGAGAATTGCCCTTTCCTTTAGATTTATCTTTGTAGGAATATTGTTTTATTATTTTGGGCAGAAGAACGACTCTAAAAATTTGCCCTTTATCTAGCTTCTTTCCAATTCTATTTCCTATTTTCTTCCTTGTCTTCTTGTCTTTTTTGGGAACAGGAATTGGTGCAAGTTTAGGTATGGATGCAAAAGCCATAACCTTAAATGCAGTCATTAAAACATTTAACTTATATTCAGTCTGCTCCTTATTTATATTATTAAAGTCACTAGAGTTGATTTGTTGACGACTTAATTCTGCAAATCTTTTGTAGGAAGCACTAGCGGGTACATAACCCCTAACATAACCTCCCCCTAATTCTTCAGTTAGATAAACCTTATACATTACCATTTCACCACCTGTTTGTAAAACTGAATCGTGATCAAGTAAATCAAAAAACTTTTTAATTTCTAATTGTTCTTGTGTTTTAGGGATAGTTGCTAATGCTTCTTCATCCCATTCAAAGTCATCAACATTAATTGAAGCAAAAAGAAATTTCATAGTATCTCCTTTCTGCAACTCTATTGATTTTATTTTCTTGTCTTCAAAATGAAATTCTATACTAGGAGAAACCCATTTGACATCAGAAAAACAAGAATCATCAAGTTTATAAAACTCCATAGAGTCTGTAACTCCTTTTTCCACATCCATTGGCACTCCCCACTTATCTCTATATGCTTCCGCAACTCTTTCTTGACCCCTAGAAACTAATTCGGCATCCTCGCCAAAACATAAATCTTGAAACTTAATTTGTGTTTTGATTGGATTTCTTCTTTCGACGCTATCAATAGAGGCTTGCATCGCTTTTGTTATTGCTTTTGATATTTCGCTCTTCTCCCCTATAATTTCCCCTTCAACATTGTATATATATTTTGTTTTCATAATAAATTAGAACATAACATAAATAGTATTCTGTGTCAATGTTTTAAAAACCTTCTTCGTACTTTTCTAAAAGCCAAGAAAGGAGAGACTTTAAAGAATACTCATATTTTTCAGAGTTGTTTCGCTCTATCCAAAATAATAATTCTTCTAAGCAGAATCCTATTCTATCACGAACTAGGATAAGTTCATCTCTTGTTGTAAAAAGAGATAGTTCTTCAGAAATTAATAATATATGGTCTTTTAGAGTTTGTGAATATTCAGTCTCTATCTTATCATGTCTGCTATTAAACAGATTGTCAGAAAAGTGCATAAAGCTATACAAAAATAATATTCCACATATTTATTTACACATCAATTTTCGTAGTCACCACTTACATATTTATCTAAAGTAGATAATTCGTCTTCAGCAGTAGTTAATTCAGACAATGCTTCTTTTGCATTGTTATAAAAATCTTCAGTAGAATGATCTCCTATCCCTACCGCTTTGTCATCTAGAAGGTGAAGAGACATTAGTGCTTTAGCTTTTCTTGCTTCCGCATCTGATCTAAGTAAATTATGTAATTTAATGTTCATCGCATTTGCAATCCTTGCATTTTGTTTCACACTTTCCTCTGCAAACTTCTTCGCCATTACATTTGTGAGTATGGCAATTTAAATAAGAAGATTGACAACCCATCAAAATAAAAACTAAAAATAAAAATTTACTCATAAGATATATTACATTTACTTTACTTCTTTTTCCAATTTATTTGTTCGTAATTTTTTTTGAATTGCTCCGATATGTTTCTAGGAGAATCGCCTTTACCATTTCTGCTTTTAGGTTTAGACTTAGTTGTTTTCGTAACTTTCTTCTTTTCCTTCATTGTTTAAAAAATCTTCAAACAAACCACTTAAATCTTCCGTTGTTTCTTCGTCATAAAGCGGTTTAAATTTTATTTTGTTAATTTCTAAAATTTCTTTCTCTCCTTCCAAGTGTTTTTTAGTATCAGAAATCATTAATTCTAATGATTTTATAATCTCCTCAATACTATCTGCATGAACTAAAGGTTCGCTATCATGCCCGAATATTTCTCCTTTTTCGTTGTAAAAAACTTCAAATAAGCCATATTGATCAGACTCACCCGCATCAGTTTCGTTCTTAATTATTCTGTAATTCCACATGATTAATATATGTAAAAAGCTCCTTCCCTCAAGAAAGTAATAAAATCTTTGAGATATTTTTTATTTGACTTTCCCGAAAATCTAGTCATTAAAGCAGAATGCTCTTGATTCCAAATCTTAGCCCTCTCTTTAAGAAATTTATCATCAATAGGTGTTGACTCTCTTTCTTCCACTCTTTCATCGGGAATGTCATCGAGTGAAGACTCTAAAGCGTCGCTAAATGCTTTGGCATCTTCTGCGCAAACTCTTTGACCATCATTACCAAAATAAGAACCTTCATAGTCTTTTTTGAAAGACTCATATTCTTCATAATTCTCAAAGCGATTCTTATCTATTTCAGTTCCTTGAGGTTGCCAATCGTATGATAAAGCTAAATTAATAACTTCTCCCCAACCCCAAATATTCCATCTAAAATAATTGCTCTTTTCGTTTGTTAAATCGTAACCCATATCTATAACCTTTCTATCTAGTTCCAATTAAAATCTGCTGATATTGCAAAGGCTAATCTTTCTTTCCAAGGATTGCCGTATTCATCTTTTCTGCTAGGATCAGTAATCTTTACTATAATGTTTGCTCCATAATCATTTAATTCCTCGCCATCGGTGCAATAATCGCAATCAATATTCAATGTAGGAGTATCTTCTACATGAGTATCTTCTTTGTAATCGAGAAACCAAACAGGTACAGACAAACCCTCTTCGACTAAATCTTTTCTAATTGTTAGATGACTATCTTTTACGCTCATATTATTTTTTATTTGTATTGTTCAAACTTAGACCTAACTCTTCTCTGACATACCTTTTCTTTTCACCATTTAAAAGTAATTGTTTATTTAATTTATATGCTTCCGTCTTCGTCATTAGAATTGGTTTTTGTGGTAAAATCGGGTTTGCTTTGTCCCAATCAACTGCAATATAAGATATAAAACTCATGTTGAAACCTCTTCTTCCTTATAATATTCTCTGTATTTTCTTGGAACTGCTCCCCATTTTTTCTGAGTTCTTCTTTCTACCATGAGGATGTCTCCATGTGCTATTCTAAAAACAAGTTCTCCGTAATCGTGATCTTCTAAAAAATCATTCACTTCTTTAAGAATTTCTTTAGACTTTAAAGTGGCATTTTCCCTTCTTTCCCAATTTTTAAGTTTTTTTGTTTTCATGTGATCTTTTTTTTCTTGTAAGTCGTTATTTGTTTGCTATGTTAAGTGATAATGAATGTTTTAAGCTTTGTAAATTTATGGTTGGCGTTATTTTGTCAGCGATAACAACAGGGATGAATTATATTAATTGGTTTATGTGATAGTTATTTGGCAATACTATTGCTTATTTAGCAACATAAATGGCATCAATTTCTTCATGTTCATCACCATAAGGGTAAACTCTTACTCTTAACTCATCAGCATCGTCTACGATCTGAAGAGAGTAGTCTCCGACTTTAAGCCAAGCAAAATGGCTAGTCATTTCAAAATCTTCGCCATGTTCGTTGCTAGGAACTATATTCATTTTATTTTGCATATTCGCACTCATGTCTATTCTCCATTAATTGTTTGATTTTATCTCTAGCTTGATACCAAAGTTCTTTGGAATCATTTTTTAACTTTTGCATTCCATAGTCATACCACACTTCGCAAATTCTGTCAATGTTTTTATCATCGGGTTTTACAACATAATGATTCCAATTTTTCTTTCCATCAATTATTTCTCCCTCTATCCATTCAGCAGGAAATCCTTGGGGGAAATACATTAGATTATTATTCTGTGCAAATTCTTTAGCAAGAGAAACGAAACTATCTTTTCTTTCGTGTGATTCATAAACATCAGCATCTTCATACCAAGATTCATAAACACTAATCTCAAATTGAAAGGTGTCTTTGATTGCAACATATTCTTGCTCAAACTTTTGTCGATTGTCGTCACCATGTTCTAGTATGTCAAGGGTATGAGCTTTGCCATACCATTTCATGTGCGACATTATTTTCTTATTAGAATAAACTAAGTCTTGAAACTCTTCAAGGAGTTGCTGATTAGACTTTGTAGTCTGCTTTGTTCTTCTAAAACTTACTGATAATCCTTCTCCGCTCATAATAAAACGACACTAACAAAAATTTCTAAATATGTCAAGAGTAATTTTCATAAAAACTTATAGAAAATGTCAAGCTGTCTACTGCCTAAATATTTATTTAAATAAGCGCAAAACTCTGCAACTTTTGATGAATCCCACTCTTCTTTATTTATTAAGTCTCCAACTTCAATGTATTTTCCATCTTGCCACATTTCAGTCACCTTTATAAACTCTGTATCAAACATCAAAATCTACCTCAAAATTTCCATAACTCTTATTATAAGTAAATAGACATTGTTCTTTATCTGTATTGATTTGACCATAACCACCTTTTTTGGTTGGTAGATCGACTGCATAAATGCTAACATCCCAAGACCATGTTTTGTAATGAGTATATTCATATTCTCCCGAACCATCTTGCTTAGGCACACACCACTCGTCACCACAATAAATGTTATAATCTATATGAGTGCCATCCTCTAGCTTAGAGGTATTCCAATAGTCAAAATTATCTCCTTCAGTCTTAACGTCGGGATTAGCTTCAACTTTTTTGATATGTGCTAAAGCTAATTTATATATTTTTTGCTCTACTATTTCTGAAACCTTCCAAGGCTTTTCTACTTCAATAATCATTCTACTTCTCCTTCTGAATTTGTAACTTTCATTGCCATTGTTCCATCATCATAGTCGGGAAGATCAATCTTGTCAACACCTTTGTTTGTAATTGTGCCATTTGCTATAAGAGCCTCAAAAGTATTCCATAGTTTTTCATATCTAACTTTATTTAAAGCAATAATTCCAATAAGAATATTCATCACCTCATCCTCTGATGGAGTGACAGGTGAATCTCCTATTCTGTACAAAAGAGTTTCTAATTCTTCGTTACTTGTAAATACATCGCTTATAGCTTCTTCTAAATCAAATCTATCATTCATATCAATCTATCTTCCCATCTTTCTTTCATTTTGTCAATACTTTTTTGCGGAACTTCATGAATATTTCCAAAATCATTCTGACATTCCAAGACAAAAGGATTAAAGCCATGTTTTTTTGCTAACTTAAAATAAGGTTCTGCTTCCCATGCTTGAGAAAAAGTATTTGCTACTGCAACCTTACGAACACAATCTCTTTGCATTGCAAGCTCAACATTCTTTTGGCATTCCTCATGCGCTTCCTTTAGCTTATTTGGATCAAAATTATAATTGCCATTATAATCAGTAAAATAATCATCAGCAGAATAAAAATCTTCAATAAAAGACTTGCTTTCTGAATCCCATATTTGATTAACGAGTTCTTTAGCGATACTACTCTTACCGCTTCCCGAAAGACCTCTGACTATATATAAAACTTTCATGCTAAATCAAATTTGACTATGTAGCATTCTATGGGAGAGTCAAGAAAAATATCTTCAATCATTGCTTTTATTATGCCCCAATTACCCCCTGCAAGCCCACAAGAGATTCCATGAGGTAAACCAAGAACAGGTGGAGAAGAACCATCGTATTCATGCTTTGCTACATTCATTTCATAAAGGTCTTGCTCAACTCTTTTTAATGCTTCCCAAAATTTTTCGTAATCAACTTCCCTGCCTTTTCCGATACTCGCTTGCGTATACATATTATATATATAACCTTTATCGTTGGGCAGAAATTTAGAGTTTATTTCCGCTTTAGAAAATTTACCTAACCAATGGACATACTGACCATTTTTGTCATACTCAGTATTAAAAGCTTTTGTGTCTGCCTCGTATGCTTGAGGGTAGCGATTCTTTATTTGCTTCGCAATACCTGCACCCATAATATTTCTAGTATTACATGAGTGTGCAATGGCGCTAATCCCTATGTATTTATCGGGATCAGTTTTGCAATACGTTGGAAAGTCTAGAAGGTTTCCTTGTATGGTTATTATCTTGCGTGTCATGATGCCAAGGTAACAAAAAATTTAAAATATGTCAACAAAAAAATGGTGCGGATGGTGGGAATTGAACCCACACGCCCTACGGGCAACAGATTTTAAGTCTGTAGCGTCTACCAATTCCGCCACATCCGCATGGCGCGAGAGGTGAGACTTGAACTCACGACATTCTGTTTAGAAGACAGATGCTCTATCCAACTGAGCTACTCCCGCAATGGAGCTATCTATCGGACTTGAACCGATGACCTGTTGCTTACAAGGCAACTGCTCTACCAACTGAGCTAAGATAGCTTATTGTTTAATCTTGAAAATTTTCTCTCAAAAGTTTAATTGCTAAATCCTTCCCCTTTACTTCGCATTCCCATTTAACTGCTTGATCGGGTCTGATGGCAATAATAGGAGGTGCATATTTGTATGAATAATATTCGGCATGGGTGCGAGGTGCTTTACTTTTATTTCCACCTCTATTTCCTTTTATATCTTTACTTGGAGTATTTACTCCCTCAGACCAATGAAAGACAGGAGAGCATTCTTCTGCCCATGTATATGCGCATCTTTCAGCTTGCCATATAATATTCTGCACCTCCGAGGGATTGCAGACATCATGTAAATTGTCATAACAAACAGGTAGATTAAATTTGAATTGTTGAAAAATATAGTCACTAAATTTAATTATGTTGTCAACATTCCATGCGCCTTTGTCTTCGTTCTCGATAGTTAATCTGTTTATAACTCCACTATCGCATCTCATCAAATTGTCATAAAAATATTCTGCGACTTCAGCTATTTTTAGATTTAGAACAGAATCAGTTTTTGATTCATCAGACACATCTTGATTCTCTATATTTGGCAATGGTGCATTGATATGAATGTTCATTGGTGCAGTATGATCTTGAGGCAAGCCCATCATGTCAAGAACACTAGCTTGAAAATTCAATTCGTTTATTGTTCTATTTATTGCATCTTTATTTGCAGATGCAAGAACGTTGAATTGATCGGGGTGAGAGCCAATAGATATTCCAAAATGTTTTGCGATTTTACCTGCAAATATTAATTCTTCACGTATTAGAGCATGGTCGGGTAAACTATTTAGGCTTACATTAGTTTCACTATCAGTAATTAATGGAAAGATTGCCGAGCTTAGACGATAATGGGGAATATTATTCTTGTTACAATGCTTTATTATATAGCGAGTTACGCGAACATTATGCAATATTCTCTGCGAAAGTTCTGAGATTGCGACACTTTCTCCCTCTTTTGTATAAAGGTTTCTAAAGCCTCTGCGAGTCATAGTCTTAAAGGAATATTTTACCTTATCCTTTTTCTTCAACTCTTCGCTGATACAAGTCAATCCTAGTCTATCGATTTCTTCTGCCATGAAAATATTCTCTCAAATAAATGCCAAAATGTCAACAAAAAAGTGTAAATATTTATTATGGAGATTAACGAATTAATATTGATTGCCTTTGGCGGTCTTCTATCTTTGATAGCTTTTTTCTTGAAAAAAGAGAATGCTAGAATAGATAGAGTTTGCGAAAAACTTAGAGAGCAAGAAGTATCTCTAGCAAGGAATGGAGCAAGAGACAGCGAGAGGTGGGAACAAACGCAAAGACTTCTAGAAGATAGAAGGAATGATATTATAAAATTATTTGAAAGAATAGATAGATAAAAATATTTATTTAAATTTTAATTTTTTTTCATCAGACCTAAGCTTTACAAACTCTTCTGGATTTGATACATCTTTTTCAGAAGATGCTTCTGATTTAATTTCATCGACTACTTCTTGGGTAAGTTCCTTGTGCTGAGACATGAGATTAAACAACTCATTTTCACCACCTTGAATTATAGAATTATAAGTAGGTTGAAACGACTCTTTTGTTTTGGCAAGTGGAAAAACACCTTCGTCAATAACATCATAAAAGCAGTATTCAACTTCAGATATTTCAAAAGGTAAATAAGGAATAATTTTTTTATCCGCATTATCTAAGTCATTGTAATTGTCAATAACTCTTCTAATTTTTTCATCAGCATCTCTCTGAGAGGATGCTTTTACTTTAATTGATGCCAACTGCTCTACAAAAACAGATACATCATATGTTTTTTCTTCGCTCAAAATTATTCCTTGTCAATTATTTCAGACAACTTGATGCTTATTTCAACCATTACTTTTTGAAGGTTTTTAATAGCATCTTTAACTTCTGCAAGTTCTTCCGTTTGTCTTTCAATAGCAGTGCCTAGTCTCCATCCTAGCCACTTTGTATTATCGTCTGCATCTAAGCTCATATTTTATATATTATTTATGTTTTTTCTAGATTGTATTTTTTTTTGTTTATCTTCTTCTCTTTTTTTTACATTTTCTTTTTTATTTAAAAAAGCAATTTTATCTTTTGCTTTTTTGATTTTATCTTCTTCTTCTTTATTTTTCATATTCAAGTTCAAGCAAGTCTAATAAATACTTTTCTCTTTTATTATAAATATTTTTTAAAAAAGATTCAACTTTTTTATCAATTATTTTTAGTAGTTCATTTATTTCTTCAACAGAAGCAAATTGAAGCACTTGTTTTCTAGATTCATCAAGCTCAATTATGTTATCATTCTTATCAATAAGGACGACTTGATAACTTTCTTTGATTAGTTTTTTATCTTTATAATCTCTGTTTCCTTTTATTTCAAGATGCTCATGCCCTTGAAATTTATGGATATAAGATTTACCATCATGGTATCTTTTATTTGCTTGAACAATAATAGAATATCCATTTTTAAAATTATGTCTTGAAATTATAGCATCATCAATACAATGATGCTTTTCAAATTTTAAATTTTTAAAAGTTACCATTTATATAATAATAAATATTAAAAATAAGTATTCAATTTATTTCCAACCTATTTTCTTTCTGCACTCTACATTTGATTTGTACAAATCTTGTTGCCTCTTTAGTTCACTAGTATCTTGTTGCAACAAACGAATTGCTTTATCTTCTGTCATATTTTTGCTAAGAATCTTATTTACAATTAATTGTATATTCCTAGTTGTAAGACGATAAGGATGACTTCTGCAAACAAATTTATAAAACTTGCCACTAATATCACCATTTTTTAATTTCTTATAAAGAAATCTTCTGTACTTGCAGTTTTTAGTATTATGTAATGTTTTCATTATTTTTTATAAAAAGTTTTTCCTTCGTAAGAACGTAAGTATTTGCGATTGTCAGATTTTTTTGGACAAGTTACATCGTGAAACCAAACAGATGCTCTGTGTGCAAGTAGGGAATTGAATGGCAATAAAGCCCAATAAAATAATTCAGAGATTGAATGTCCAAAGACATTATGCACAAACCAATTTTTATATAATTTATTCATCATCAACTTGTTGTACATCAAAAGTATCGACAAAAAGCACATCTTCATCAACTTCTATTATTATTGAATAACTATTTGACTCTTCAATTACTAAATCTTTTATTTCATTAATCATATTGATTTTTTTATGAGCGCCCTCTGAGGTAATTTCTTTATCAATGATTAATTCTGGAGGCTCTTCGCTAGGAATTACTCCGAAGTAAATTTTAAAGTTATGAGTGCCTTGAGGAACTTCGCCCAAAGATACATACCATATCATTTTAGGATGACGAACAGGAAAGTTTCTGCCTCTAAGATTAGTAAAAATCCCAAGCAAACTATGTTTTCCTGTTGCGGGATCAACATAAACATCATCGCAAGTTATAAATGCGATTACTTCCCCATTATTTAAATTTTGATCTTCTGACATATTATTTTTTGATTTTATGGATTATTATTTATATTTTCTTTGCGAGTTTCTGACCTTTGAATGTAAGTTTCCTTTTTGTATCGATTTCCATTAGGTTTTGTTTTAAAAGATATTTTTCATGATCACTTCTGAGAGCGGTTGTGCTTAGACCTGTCTTTGCTCCAAGCATTGACAATGTGCAAGCGCCGCAATCAGAAAGCACTTGAATAATCTGTTTTTCTGTACAAGTTATCCCAAAAGGTAGTATGCCTAGAGTTTCGCAGAACTTATTATAATGTTTCGTATCAAATAAATCAATGTTTTCTGATGCTGAGTATAAATTAATATCTTTTGCTCTCATCTTTGCATTTCTAGCATTACCTCTAACAACAGAACTTAACTTAGATAGAACATTAGGACAAACATCACAATCTAAAGATAAGGATAATATTTCGCCCAACTCTTTTTCTGAATAAGAATCAAAATCAATAGATGTCAATCTATCTTTAAGAGGTGGAAAAAGCTTATCACTTTCGGTAGTGGCAAACATAAAAGTTTGTTTCTTGAAGTCAAATGGATACCTAGTTTCTTTCCAATGAAATTCTCTAACATGAGAATCGCTTGTATCAAGAATCGTCAAGAGAGCCATAGTTAAATCTCTTGGTAACTCATGAGCTTCATCAAATAGAATTGTGATCTCATTGTCTAGAATTAATGGAATAAATATTTGATCAAAGAAATCATCGTTGTTTTTGATGGCAGAGCAATTCAACTCCAATAAAACTCTTTGACTTCCATTTTGATTCTTGAGATTATTTGCAAACTTTTGTGCGAAAGCAGTTTTGCCGAGTCCTTTGGCTCCAAAGAAGCCAAGGAAAGGCGACACTCTTGTTTTATTAAAAGCTTTAAGATAAAACTTCAGCTTTTTCTTTACATTTTTTTGTCCGACTAGACCTTTAAATGGATCAATGCTCATTATTACTCCTCCTCAAAAGTTGTTAATGTGTAGGGGATCTTACTAGACTCTTCCTCTTCTGTCAAGGATAATTTTACAGAATAGTCTTCTTTAGAGCTATGTATACCCAAGCTCTCTAACCAAACCCTACTAACTACAATAGGAGTTTTCTCTCCTATATAATCTTTTAATTCAGAGAACGGAACTTTTACAAAAGAGTTAGAGCCTTTCTTTCTTCCGCTACCAACTTTTCTTGGAGTGCCGTCTTTATTTCTTGTTGTCTTTTTTGTTTTCATGCAAGCAATATCTCACAAAAAATGCTTGCAGTCAAGCTTTTTTTTAATTTTTTATTATTTTTAAAAAATCAAGAGATGAAACTATCGGGAATGTCATCATGATTTGTAAGACTTTTAGCCTTCTCGCTTTTGTAGATAATCAAGTCGGGGGCATTATCCGCAGACTTTTCTTTGAATTTATTTACGAAGATAACGACAGACTCTTCTGTCTCTTCGGGAGTACCTTTGTTTAATTTAATAAATCCAGAGTAGAATTTTTGGGATTTGCCGTCTTTCTTCCACAATGCACCGATTTCTCTATTTCTCCAATCTGAATTTTGATTTTTATTTTCTTCACTCATAATTTATATTTTATTTATTGTAATTAAGTCTTCTTTTGTAATTCCTGCTTCTTTTAATTTATTTAAAGCTGTTGATTCTAAGTCCTTTATTTCTTCAATATTTATTCCCGTCTTTTCGGAAATTTCTTCGGGCGACATAGGGTCAACCTGTTCCCCCATTTCCGCCTCTAGGGCTTTAGTGATGGCTAATAGCATCAATTTTTTTTGTTGTTTCTTATTCATGTCGAAATAAGATAACACACTTAGGTAAAATACTCAAGTCAAAACTTAATTATTTCCCACCTATTATCATAATTTAATCTAAAACTGCCCTTGTGCTTCTCTCCCCAAGAGCATTCGTTTGGAGCAAATAAGCTCATGAAATATTTTCCGCTATCTTTTTGGTATAGATGATATATATTTCCAATAACAGGTTTCATTCTCATTTCTGCATTGAATATTATTTCATTCCACTTTACATCGTCAGCTAACTCTTGCAATTCTTTTTTTAATTTATTAAATCTCTCTTCGTAATGTTTATTTGCTGAATGAACTGCTCCAACTTTCCACCCCCCAAGACTATGGTCGGGTTTAATTACAGGAGCAGATAAATTACTTCCATAAGGTAAAGCATAAGCATTTGGAACATAACTATCGGGCAACTCTTTTTTCACTAAAATATAATAGTAAGAATAAATCCCAAGGTCTTGAAAATTTTTAATTCGGGTAAAGTGACGAATTTAAAAAACTTTTTGCACCCCTCTTGTGATAGTAGCTTTCCTCTGTAAACAACATATTTGTCGGTAATATATTTCATTTTTATTTATTTACTAAATCGCTATCAAGATATTTATCATAGTTTATGGTTAGCTCTTCATCTTTATCTATATCTTTGATTGGTCTAAAGGAATCATCATCTTCAAACCATTTGCAGTTAGGATCGAGAGAATGATTTAGGAAATAAGATATATCTATTTTATTTAATGATCTTGATGTAAAATAAGAAGTTTCATTATCTATAAAAAAATCACTCATCATTTTTTTTATATTTGCATTGAGATGAGAAACATCGGATTTCTTTATTTCTATCATTTGATTTAAGTCTTCGCTACAATCTGGGAAAAGGTTAGTACCCGCTTTTATATTTACAATAGCATGAACTCCAATGCCATGTATTTTAGAAATTTTTAACCTACAATAAGTAAAGGGTAAAAAATTAAGTATTTCTTTTTCCGTCATAAGCCTTTAAAAATGCTGGCATTAAGACTTTATCAACTAAAAATATAGAAAAATCATTATCACTTTTAAAGTGAACACCCTCCATTATTCTTGAATCTGCAACCATTTGAGCTTTTTGATTTAATTGAACTGAAAATTCACGATCAATAAAACCTAAAACTTTAGCTGTAAAAAATGCAGATAGAGTATGACCACTAGGATATGAGGGATGATCGGCAGCGCCTTTTTGAATTGATTTATTATAATTTAATTTTATTCCATAATGTTCTGCTATTTGATATGGTCTTGGTCTATTATAGTGCATTTTTAACTTCATAGCTAGAACTTCAACATCTCCACCTGATATAAATTTTAAAGCTTCTGATGGAATATTTCTTCCACTCATGCTCTTATAATGATCTATTACAAATAAGGCTGGATCTTCATCCATTTTTTTTAAACTAGATTTAAACTCTTTAGAATGATTAGATTCCATAAAATTCTTTATTTGCGAAAGTTCTTTTTTAGTTTCTAAGCTTGAATTTTTTGGTGGGTATATATTCAATAAAGCATTAACATTTATATCCATATGCTTAAAATTGCTATTAGCAGTCTTGAGGAAAACATTAGGAGTTTCAGTATATGTCAAGGCATCTAGATGCTTCGCTTTGATTTGATTGCTAAAATCTAATTCCATATTATAATTCATTTTATAAAATTACACATATATTTATCTATTTTTAACAACATCATAATAATAATCTTGACTCCAAAAATTATAATAGTTTGTTTTATGCAAAGAATTTGAGTATTTTTTTATTTCAGAAAGGGGTTGTATAAATAGTATTGCATATTTATCGTTACTAGTTTTGATTCCATTTATTTTATTTATTTGATTGGGATGATCCCAAATGAGCCAAATATCTTTATCTCTTGCATATTTTTTATGAGAGTCGCAAAAATTTTTGAGCCATTGGATGTTATATTTGTTTTTGTCTCCATATATAAGATAAAGCACTGGATGTGTCTGATTATTAATACATTTTATTGCATCAGTAAAAAAATCATTAGATTCTATTATTTCAATCTTATCAAGAAGGGGTTTGGCGAAAGGGCAAATTGAATGACCTCCTAATTCTTTTCTTTTTAGGGAGACATAATCTATGTAATCTTTAATCATTCAAAAAAATGTTCATCATCATACTTTTTTACTTTATCTAAATCAGTAATCTTTTTTATTTTTGAATCTCTTTCGCATAGCCATTTGTAATGCTCAATATCTCTAGACCATTTTTCTCCCGTCCAAAATTCAAAACCTTTGTAGTCTGATTTATAAATGCAACATTCTTCATAGCCAACACCTAAATATAAATATTTCTTATTTCTAGATATGCAATAATCTATCTCTGCAAGGTTTGCATATTTGCCAAGATATAGTTTGGGATTTTGATAATCCCAAGCAAATTGAGTAGAAAAAATTCCATTACTACCAACATCCCTAAGAAATGTAAAGGCTATTGGCTTGTCGTCTAGATAATATAATAAAAAGTATTTCCTATCAATTTCAGTAACTAATAAAGGCTCTACTTTCCAAGGTTTAAAACCTCTATATTTTGTATATTTCTCAAATATACATTTTGCAATGTCTATATCTATGTCTTTTGCTTTAACGGGTTTAACAACTATATCCTTACATTTTTTTCTGCATTTTTTAGTGCTTCTAGTTTCTGAAAAATCAATCAGATTAATTCTTGTTTGCCTAGCTTGATACCAGTCTGACTTAGATTTATTTGTCGGGTAATCTATATAATCATCAGGAAGCCAACCTTTTTCAAGAGCATCATTTTCTTCATCTAATGATACTTCTGCAATGCATTCAAAAAATAAATAATCATACTCTTTAATAGCTCCGCTATAATGCCTAAAGTGTATATTCATTGTCAAAATTTGATCTGTCCAAAAACTTAAAAGATAGAGATGAAGGAGAAAAATCTTTTATTAAATTAAGAACTAAATCTTTGTCAAAAAATTTACAACTATACACATCTAGTTGAACTAAGTTTGGATTGGTTTTCTCCCAGGAGTGCAAGCTAATATGACTAGTAGTTATTAAGCAAAAAGCACTAACTCCTTCGTTTCCATTTTTGTCGCACCTTACTGCTCTAGGCGCATATAAAATTCGCATATCTATTTTTTCTACTAAATCACTAATCCATTCTTTTGTGAATTCAGTATTTGAAAAAGGAGTTTTTTCAAAAGTCGCATTAACAAGTAAATGATTGTGTTCCATTACTTATTCCACTTATATGCTTCTCTAGCACAGAAAAAATATAATACAGATAATAATACAATAACAATTACAGCATCCATTATTTTTCGTCTCCTTTCATTTCCAAATAGAGAGTTTTCCTCTTAATATATCAAAAAACATTAACCAGTCACAAGCTTTAGCTTTTAGTGTGGTCTTGCCTCCATCTTTTACCCCTTCTAATGCCAGAGGTTTGTTTTTTTCAAAAATACGATGCCCTGACCAGGCAAAAGGATAAACGACAAATGGGATCAGAGGAATCAAATACCAATGCCATGCATAAAAAACATAAAAAGCAAATGCAAGTGTAAAAAGCTGACCTATAAAATGCAATAATCTACATTTAGGATTTTGATGTTTTGTTAAATAAAAACTATAGTATTCTTTGTCAATCATTTTAAAATTTATTATAATTTGCTTCAACTATTTTTCTAGCAAAATCTGCCTCGTGCCAATCTTTAACTTCAACTAATTTATTATTTAAATCTTTGTAATGAGAAAAGAAGTTTTGACATATTTTTAAGAACTGAGGATCAATGTCAGATAGATTTTTGTATTGCCGAACATGGGATACTGGAGTGCCTAATATTTTCCAATCTTTTTCTCCATCATCTTCCATATCTAAAACACCTATGACACGGCACTCCACGATAGTACCTCTTTCAATAGGTGCATTATTGTAGACCAATAAATCTAAAGCATCTCCGTCCTCTGCTTTTGTGCTAGGTATAAACCCATAACTCGCTGGATAAACCATAGCACTAATTAGACTTCTATCATAAATAAAAGATTCTAAATCAGGGCGATACTCATATTTGACATTTGTATCTTTTGGAATTTCAATAACTCCGTAAACCCTGTTTGGGGAACTAGGGTGCTTAGCTATGTTATATAAATTCAATCTATAGTATTATAAAATAATATTTTACAAATTAAATGTTTTCGAGTGAAATATTTTTTTGTAAAACTTCACTTTCATCAATCCATTTATCTGAATATTTACAATACTTTTCGACACTAATAGTCTGCATATCTAAGTTTTTCTTTTTCATCATTTTGTAATGAAAAATTAATGCTTGTATAGCTCCATCAGCCATGTAGTAATGATAGTTATCAACTTCTGCATGGTCTTTTCCAATGTTATATTTTATTCTATATTCAATCATTTTGACTACCAAATTCTTTTTTTATTAAATTTAAATATTTCTCCACATCTTTTATTTCTTCACGTATTTCTTTTAAATTGTCTTTATTAGGCTTGTTAACGGCATGAATAAGCTCTAGTGATAGTTCATGCATTTCTTCTATGCACTTCATAAAAAATCTTTCCTGCTCTGCAGATAATTTCATGTATAAATATAACAAAAATTAATTAAAAGTCAAGTAAAATGGTGGAGATGGCGGGAATTGAACCCGCGTCCTAAAAATCTTCAAGCATATACTTCTACAAGTTTAGTCAATTTTTTTTCAAGTTATGATATTGACATCCAACTCCCTGTTACAATTATTTGCAGTTTATTAACAGGTAAACCTTTTCTGTTTTGCAGATGAATGACCCCTTATCCTTTATATCTGCGTCAAAAGGTAAGAGGTAGCAGATTTACGCTGCTAAAGCAAGCGACTCGCTTTGAGGCGAGTAAGCTTTGATACGTGACTTGTTGCCATGTAACGATTTGCACTTTTTTATCGAAGCCGAGTGCATCTCCGACTTGCAGTATAAGAATCCAATCTTAGTCGAATCCTGTACATCCCCATAATTTCAAAGATCTAAATATAGATTACACTATTTTAAAGAAAAAATCAACCCAATTATTCATCGTTATTAAAAAAATCAAAATACATTTTTCTTGTAATAGTTTTTTTTCTAACAGAATGAATTAAAATAGACCTAACAGATTTTATATCTAAATCAATATGATTAGCTATTTCCTTATATTTGTAACCATTCCTTAATGCTTTTAAGATGTAGGAATATTCATACCTTTTATAACTTTTAACCTTGGGTCTTTCAAACTTAGTAATTAATCCTTTGGAAACAAAGTGGCATCTATAACCATGTATGACATTATGTGGAATTTTTAATCTATTAACAAGATACGGCATGAAATCATAATTAATAAACTTGTCTATAACTAGATTCAGTTCATCTGGATTTATAAAAACAGAAGAGTCTTTAAATTTAAATTTTTTTAATAAAATTTGCTTTATTTCTTTTTTGCTTTTATCTTTACTATTCAATTTGACAATTTCAGCTCCAATGTTAAAAAAGTCTATTATTTTCCTTTTTTGGTCGTCAGTAACATCAATTTTTTCTCTTCTATAATCAAAAAGTTTACTTTTAAAAACTCTCTTCAAAAGCCTCAACCTCTTAGCTCTCATGTTGGATGTTTCTAGAATCCTACCAGTTTTGTAAAAGTGGGTTTGTTTTGCATTAATCGAGTTAATAAAAACACCGAATTTGTTTGCTATTTCTTTTGAAGAAAGACCTTTTTTTGTTAATTTTATAATTTCAAGCTCCTGCTCATCAGTAAATGCTTTTTTGTATTTTTGTTTTTTTCTTTTCAAGAAAATGCCTAGCCCTGATGGTGAGGTAAGATGTCTTGCTTGATTAATTATTTGAAATTCTGAAAACTTTCCATCAAAGAAATTTTTACTAATATATTCTCCTGTGAATTTACCTGGATTTTTTAATAAAATATCCAATAATTCATTTTTATTTGAGTCGCTAAAATACACATGTTCACCATGATCAAAAAAATCTTCTATTGCATTCTGACCTTCGGAAACCTTATCATAAAGATCATCATTTAAAACTTTGCTAGATATACCATCTTTTAATGCTCCAATAGATTTTACTTTTTTAATTATTTTTTGATAAGTCAAATCTATAGCTTGTCTTGTAACACCAGCTTCTTCAGCTATATCTTTTTGCATTTTTCCTTCTTGAAGACCTATAAAAATATTTAACTCAGCATTAGTTAGTTTTGATTTGATTTCATCTAAAATATATTTATATTTGTCTCCAATTTTAATGTCATCAACTTCAGACTCAACCCCATTAGTTTCTAATGCGATATCTAAAGAAGTTTTTTCGCCATCTTCTGTATGGTATACTTTATCAATTCTTTGAGAGTACCATTTGCCAGCCTTATTATCTTTAGATGTTAGTGTCAAATAAGTCCACTTTATTAAATTTCTACAATATACAAAAGCAGTATGCTTAAAGGAGTTGTAATCAAAATTTGCTATTCCTTTTGTTGAATCTATATACTCAATTATTTTATATTTATTTTTTATTAAATATAAATTAACCTCAGACAAAAGCTCATCTGAGTCTAGCGGGTGACTCTTGCCCCTGTACTTGCCTATAATCTTTACCAAATCATCTTGGTAGAGTCCAAGGAAATTATCAAATTCTTCAAGAATTTTGGGGTCTACTGTACTTTGTTGGATATTCACTACTCCAGTCTATATTATAAAGTTTTTTAGTTCTAACTAAGATTTTTTCAAAATAGCAACGAGTAAATCCTAGGTACTCGGCAGTATCTTTTCTGCTATTACCAAATTTTGGTAGAGCTTTCTTTATTTTAGGGATTATTTCATTATAAAATTTTTCTCTTTTTTCTTTCTTAGATTTTCTAATATTTTCAACTCTTTTTTTATAGTCAGCTTCAGTCATGTGACTAAATGGGACATAACCTTCATCCATTCTCTTTCTCATAGCTTTCTTTTGAAGTTCTGATCTAATTTCAGTAGGAATAGGAGGTGGGGCTGGACGAATATATGGATAATTCTCATGCCACCATTCCTTTGATGCTATTCTAGACATCATGCTATATAATGCATTACGAGAAATTTTAAGATATTTTGCCGTCTTAAGTTTGTTATTTTTATGCAATTCAAGAGCTTGTATTATTTGCTCTTTTGTTTTTTGCATTTCATCCTCATCCCATTTAACCCACTTGCCTTTATATATCATGCCCCTGCGCTCTTCTACAGGCAAGTAAATTCCTTTACGATTTTGATAAGACCAATTATCAGCGCCAGACTTAAAGCCTATTGAGCGCATGTGATCCATGTTAGTTTTATTAAAGCGGTTTGAGTAACCTTCTTTTCTTGCAATTTCTTTCTTGAATAAAGTATTATTGTAATTAGGGAAGGAAGCTTTCTTGATTTGCTCCCAATTTTCAAATGTCAACCTTCTGTTTTTATGTATTTTATAATTGCCATGAAACATAAATCCTTGAATAGCTTTAACTTTTATATCAGGATCTTCTTCTTGTATTCTTGAAATTAAGACTTTTTTTGCAGAATCATAAGAGTTAGCTCTTATAAATGTTTTGAAATCTTTTTCGCTTCCATCTTTATATCTTTCTGTATAATTAATGTTCCAATATTGATCGAAATCAAATTTTTGCCTCCTAAACTTGTATTGCACACCTCTATTTACTTTCTTTTTCTTTTTCATTATTTGAATTGTTTGATCTCGTAAGAGAAAAGCTCTTGAATTGCCTTGTTGCCAATGGATATTTTTTCCCAACTCTCGTCAGAGAAAACATCAAATTTCAATCTATTTCTGATTTTTTCTTTTATTTTGATTATGTTAAAGGATATAGCTTGATGAGTTACATTCATCAACTCGTTTATTTCAACTTGCTTATAACCTTGCAATAGCAAATCTATAAGTGTTATCTCATTAGCCGTAAACCATGTAGAATCTTTTATTAAACGAAATACATATTTATGCTTATCGTTATCAAAACATTCTTGGCACTTTTCTTCTTCACCTAAGGTTTCGCAAACCATTTCAAAACTAGTCTTTTCGCCATCGCTAGTCTTATTTAAAAAGTCTAACCTTCTGGAATTATACTTTCTATTATTTTCCCTAGAGGCAAGCCAAGCAACTGAGTTTTTTGCATAGACGCACATCATATAGAAAAAGCTTTCTTTACTAAAATTTTGATAGTCTTCACTCCTAAACCTAATAAACTTTTCTTTAGCTTTAATTAAGCTTAGATTAAAGTCGCTAAGTATTTCGTCAACAGAAAGGCGATGACCCTCCTTCCTTTTAGAAGCTAAAAGTTTTTGTATATCTGATTGATATTCAACGAGATATTTATTGAAATTATCTTCATCTTCTTTGGTTATTTTATAATCTTGATCTAAATTTTCTGAAATCATGTTAAAGTAAATTTTTAAGTTTTTCTTCGTTTCTCTCTAAGATCTCTTTTTCAGATCTAATTGATGTAACCATTTTGAAAAGATGGTCGTTTTCATTTGGAAATGCACAATTCCTTATGTTTTGCCAATCTTTAATATTAATTAAATTCTCTAGTTTTGACTTTGATCTATTAAAATTGAAATCTTTATGAAACATATAGCCTTTAATATTTTTTATATTAAATTGAGGGGAATCTCTCTTGATTTTGTTGCATAGAAGATTTTGGGCTAAATCATAAGACCTAGCTTTTATTACTGAAATATAATCTTTTTCCTCTAAGTTATTTGCATACAAAGTATATGTAATTTTCCAATACTGATCTATTCCCCATTTTTTACTCCTAAACCATTTTTGCAATTTTCTAGGATTTTTAGTTTTTGGTTGTAAATAATTATTCATTAGTCCTCTTTATCAAAGCTTTCATCAACTTCCTGTTTAAAAACGGGGTTATTTTCGTATTCACCAACTGACCTGCCAATCTTGAATGCATATTTATCTATAAAAAATATGAGACAGCTTATGACCCAAGGCTCAAAATCTGTAAGATTAAAATTAGTAAATAAAAGTATAAATATAAGTAGATATGGAATAAACTTATTAAATATATATTCTAAAGTAGCATTACTGATCTCACTCATTGCAGTTGTCCTCCAAAGGGTTCCAATAAATATTTTTAAATAAAACAAGTTTAATTTCTCTTGTGGCAGGATTAGGAATATCTAACCCAATAGGCTCACCAAAGGGAACAGCTTCGTTAGTGCCTTCATAAAAGAACTCGTCTTCGTCTCCAGCAAGCACTACCTCGCTAGAAGACAGCGCGGCGAATTTATCATTATGTAACACTAGTTGTATTATATTTTTTCTTTTTATATTTTTCATATTTATTAGTCGTTAAAAAGATTCATTTGGTTCTCATGTATTTTTTCGCTATCTACCTCCAACCCTAACACAATTTCGTCCTCTTTGTCAAGAATTTTTTTTCCTTTATTTTGCCTAAGCCAATTTCTTTGAGCCATACGGATGACAAAACGCATAAATGCAAATGCATAAATCTTATTAAGTTCCACGACTCCACCGTCTTCAGTATCTATAACTAGAAACTTTTTTGTTTCTTCGTCATACTCGAAAGTTGCATACTTCAATTCTTTTTTAATCTTCATCTTTTATTTGTTTTAATATTTCTAAACTCATAGTTGGAGGAAAGCATTCTCCCAAAACCTTCCTAATAAACCCCTCTGAATATTTATTTTTAAATTTATTTAAAAATTGAGAAGGTAATCCACATAAAATAGATAATTCTTCAACCGACATCACTCTTGCATCAGAATAAGTTCCATCAGCGAGTAATTTTCCTGGATGTACATTATTTTGACTAGATACAGCTCCATTGCACATTGTAACAGTAGGAGAAGGTTTGTCCCAATCTATCCTCTTATAAGTAGTCATAAACCCTTTAATCCTTCTTCCATCTTTTTTAGGGTAATGAATTTTATTATTAAATGCAGTTTGACCTGTTGGAGTACTCTTCATCCAAATTATATGATGAGGATTATGTTTTTTTGCATAATGCCAAGGTATTGAACTTGATCTTCCAGATTCTAAAGAAGGTAGATGTCCTATCGCATCTCTAACTGTAATTAAATTTTTATTAGGTTCTGGATGCTTCCATGTGCCATTTTTGGATATTAAGCCTATAAATCTTTTTCTTGATTGAGGTGTATTATAGTTCTCTGCATTTAATGTCTTGTAATTCATTGACCAAGGTTTTGGGAGTCTAGATTCTATATATTTAATTATATTAATTACTTCTCCGTCTATATTTATCCAAGTATTAGCCATACCTGCAACATTCTCTATCAACATATAATTTGGCTTTATTTGATTAAAGGTGTCCATTGCATGAACTATCAAAGAGTTTCTAGGATCATCATGTAATCTCTTTGCATTAGCAACACTCATGCCTTGACATGGAGGAGTTGCTATAATCAAATTTATTTCCTCGTCCAAGCACGTTGTATAAATTTCATCTTTAATCGATTTTTTGGTTATATCTCCGCAAATAACATTTGTATTTGGATGAAGGTCTTTATACATATCACATCTATCTTCATGCAATTCATTAGCAACACAAATATCTATGCCTATATCCTTGAGATATATTTCACCAAAACCTACATTTGAGAATAAAGATAAAGCTTTCATTTAGAACTTGGAACTCAGCAAGGATTCGAACATCCCCCCTACCATATCAAAAAAAATTTTTTTGTCAAGAAAAATTATAACCAATGTTTGTCGAAGTCAAGAATCCTTCGGTCATCCAAAGACCATATGTGAAACTTAAACTTGGGAGTAATAGGAAAAAAATTTTTTTGAATCATATAAAATCCTTTCATTTTGTTAGATGGTATAAAATATATTTTACAATCGTAAACTAAACGTTCATCAGTTAAACATTTAATATCAATAATATGGTCTTTAAGTTCTCGTGTGAGTTTTTTGCAATAGAATAATTTTAAAGGATTTATGGAATCATACTTTAAGAAATCAAGCTGTATTGATTCTAAAGATTTAGAAACCCCACTGCCCTTGACTACTAAAGATTTTGAGTATTTTTCGTTAAAAGACTCAAGGAGATCTTCAAATATATGAGAACAATCTTTAAATAGATGAGTCTTTGCTAGACTTTTTTTCATCTCTCCACTTTAATATTGCTTCGCAAAGTTTATAAAGCTCTTTAATGCTTAAATCATTTTTTGCATAATTAGCTTGCTTTGTGCATATCCCAAGATTATCTAAATCGTTAGTTCCCCCTTTTGATGTGGGTATTATGTGATCAAAATGATATGTATCTGGCTTATTTATATCAATTTTTTTTCCTGTTAAATAGCATCTAGGATTTGGCCCTATTTTTTTAATAACATCTTTAACTGAAAAGTTTTTTGAAACATTATTGACAAATGCATGCGTTCTATTTCTCCGCTTTCGTTTTTTAAAAGTTTTTATTTTGGTTCTAAATGTGTGGTAGTTAACCCTAGAACACCTAGCTTTAAATGCGCATACTTTTTTTGTCAATTTATGAATTATAGTTGAGTTTCTTTCCTTTACCCTCTTTTTTTCAGAACCTTCTCCACAATGATATGATATTACAGATTTTGAAACTCCTAGCTCCTCTTGTATTTCATTATAAGTCTTACCTTCTTTTCTAAGCCTTAAAATGTCTTCTTTTCTTCGGAGATTATTCAGCTTCCTCTTCATTTTTTATTTTATTTTTAGAACCAACAATAAGAGGCTTAGTTCCATCTAAAAACTTTCCTGAATCATCTCTAGATTTACAAAAGTGACCAGAGGAATTTTTTTTAATAATTTTTAATTTTAAATCTTTATTCCAAGGGGTGAAACCTTTTTTGAATGTTCCATTTTTGTTTCTCCTCCTATTATCTGATTTAAACCACTGATCTTTTTGGAATTTATATAACTTGTGCTTGCCATTTGGGTAAGATATTTTTTCGAGAATATCAATTTGTTTGTCAGACAACTTCCTACCTTTGTAATTATTTCTATTAATTAGATAAACTCTAATGTTTTTTAATTCGTAAACTATAAACTCCCTTCCAATCTTTGAAGATAATGTCGTCTTGACCTCCGCTTCACTACTACCTTTGATGATAGACTTGTAATTAAAAGTCTTATCTAAAATAAGAGTATAGTATACTACATATAAATCCTTTTTTATCTTCACTATAATATAGTAAAGTATTTTATCAAGAAAATCAAGTATTTTTTCAAAAAAAAAGCTCCCCATTTCTGGGGAGCTTCACAATTCCAAGACTTAGTAAAACTACTTCTTGGAGGACGAGCAAGACCCTTGACTGCCCAAAAGGGAGACAATCAGAACTAGGGTAATGACTCCAGCAAGACTTGCTCCTGGCCCAACAAAGCCATTTACAATACCCTGCAGATTTCCAATAACGTCAATACCTGCATTCTCACCAAAAACAACTTGGGAAAGTACAAGCAATCCGATAACGGAGAGGAGTACGGCGCTAATGCCACAAATGGCACTTTTTACTTTTTCTACTACTTCTTTCATAATATAATTTATGGGTTAGATTAAAATGATACTGTTAATGAGACTCCAACGATAGATTCTCCGTCTACAAGATCGGAATCGACATAATCGTAATCAAGAGACAAGTCGGAATTTTCTGAAAGAGACTTGAATGTAGATGCCCCCAAAGTCCAATAGTCAATATCAGAAGATGTGGATACATCTGCATTACCATAACTTGCAGAGAAATCAAGATTAATAGGCTCTAATTCCAAAGAGTGGCTAACACCAACCTCAACAGTATAGAGGGTTTCATCCGTATTTCTTGCAACCAAAAGCGTTGGGTTGAAAGGAACAGAAACATCAACCTTAAGCTCGACATCTAGAGCTGCATCGCCAGAGACAAGCTCGAAATGTTCAACCCCAAGATATGTTCCGATCAAATCAGACCACTGTTTTGAGGCACCAACAGAAATCAGGTATGCATCAGATCCAGATGAAACTGACTGATTTGTAGCTGCGCCAACAGAAAGCTCTAAGCTATCTCCAGCACTCATGCTATAATCAACTCCAGCTGTAACTGACTCTCCTGCGATCATAGCTCCTTCTCTAAAATAGTCGGAAGCATAACCTGCAGATAGGGAACCCGTATTTGCGGATGCGGCGTTAGTAAATAGGCAAATAAATGCCATAATACTTAATTTAGTATTCATATTATTATTAGGATTAATAAAAAAAATAATGCAAGTAAAACTCGCTTAAAAATTATTCTTCGGAAAAGAAGTCTTCATCGACTTCAAAATGTATATCTTCACCTGTAAGGTCGTTCATCTTATCTTCTATAATACGCTGTAGTTTTATTAATTCAAGTTTTTTTTCTCTTAAACAACCAATTTCTGTAAAAACATTTATATCAAATTCGCCCAAATACCTTTCACATAAGACATCTAGATCAAATCTAAAGGCATCTGTTTGTTCATCAAAATCCATAATTTGCGATAAATATACATTACACTTGTTTTAAAATTTAGGGGTTTTTGAGCCACTTTTCGCACCTGTTTAAAGATAAAATATCAGATGTTTTTATTAAAGAAGTAAGTTCTTGCTTCTTTCTATTATAAAGAATGTACTTAGAGTCTTTGTTTGTTTTGGCATACTCTTTATCTTTATTTATTATCCTGTCGCATAAGTTAAGTAGAGATATTCTGTCAACAATTAAATAATAAAACTCTTTCTCAAAGGCTATATAGTCAGCATTTTTTAATAGCCAACCATCATAGCCATACTCATTTCTATACTCAACTAAAGTCCAATAATCATTATAGTCTTTGTCTCTTGCAGAGAGTTTTTTCCTAGCTTTTACATCAAATCCTTTTTTAATGTTATTTTTTTGGAGCCAAATATCTACACCTAGTTTGTTTTCTTTTTTTGTTGATTTTGATACAAGGAAGCCCCTTTTACCAGCAATACCCATAAATTTTCTTTCAGATTTAGAACCTATCTCTGAAGAGCCTCTATTATCAAGTTCGTGCTTAAAACTCATTTAGTGTATATATTAAATGTGTTATTAATAATAGATGCGGAACTAACAGCACCACCAAGTGAGGTGTCTTTGTTTAGGGATATAACTTTATATTCTACTTGTTTTTTGGAAAAAGATGTTGTCATAGAATGTCCTAAAAAAGAAAGAGATTTTTATTACAAATGGTTAAAAGATAGATGTGCTTGGGATTATGTTTTAGATATGGTAAGACCAAGGACTGAATTAGGATTGTCTTTAAGAAGTTCAAGAGCAAATATAATTGTTTCTAGGATATCTTATTCAAATTATCAAGAAATTATTAATAAATTAAACACTTTCAAATGGGAATAAATCTCTAAAAGATTTTTCATCAGAGAAAAAAGCACTTTCTTTTGAGTTTATTTCGGAAATATCAACCTTATTAGGTATATTAAACCTTTGAGATGGCAATCTTAACAGGTGAGAATCTACTAAATTTTTTTTTGCATTGGATGTATTGTAAAAAATAGAGCGATTTAGATGTATAGGATCATTTCTAGAATAAAAAGAAAGATAAAAACTTTTTGGGTAATGCTTCTTAAACGAAGGAATATGTTCAATTAACGAATTAATTTTATTAAATAAAAAGACATCGCAACTAGAAAAGTGATATAGAGGAGGGTATTTAAAATATTCTTGAGAAGAAAAATTATAATTTATATACTTTACTCCAACAGAATCCAGAAATCTCTGGGCAAATAAGTTTTCAAGCGGGGAATAGACAAATATTTTATTATATATGATCATTTAATTATACAAATGCTTTCTCATTCCTGCAAAAACTGAGTGATGAGAGAATATGAAAGTTTTTGGTAAAGCTCTTATATTTATAGCTTTATTATTATGAAAATAATGCTGACCTCCTCCAGACAAAGCTACGGGTAAAGACTCTTTTAAAATGGTACATTGATTATAAAGATCAATACCATCAGTCCACATAGTTCCATAATTTTTTAGAGTCCCACATCTTTTTTCATTTTCCCAGAATTTATTAGACCAAGATCTTAAATGAAACCCAAAAATTCTAGATGAAATTAAAGGATTATGAGAAATGTTTAAGTATTTAAGCCTAGTGTCTCTAAAATCAGACATATTATGCAGTGCATCAATATTATTATATGCAACTGAGGCATTCCAAAGATTTTCATTTTTGGAGAGTATATTAATATCTGTTATAAGGTTATTGTCTAAGCACAACTCCGTTAAATACTTCAAGTCATTCAATGGAGATAAGTCCTCTACATGACAATTTTCAATCTGAATTGAAAATAAATTTGAGAAATTTCTTAAATAAGAAAGGTCTTTAACTGTTTCGTTTTCTCTGAGTTTGATATAGATTGTGTGGTACTGAGGAATACCTCTGCCTGTATGAAAAACTCTCCCCTTATTTCTAGCAAGAAATGAAGTCCCTATATATTTAGGTCTTAAAATCATTAAATCAAAATTTTCTGAAGTCATCGGACCACTACCTGTGTTCTCTCTAAAAACACAAAGTTTTAAATAATTGTCGCCAGAATATGGCATCACATCAAGCCACCTTTTAAGTCTTTGTTCTAAAACACAATCGTAATCATAGATATTAGTGTCTTTCATCAATATTCTTGTGGCAGGACAGACACAATAGTCAGGGGGGTTTTTATTTGCAGTCAAAAACAAAGCTCTATTTTTTTCCCTATATCTCCTAACTTTTTCATTATCAAGATTAAAAGGGTCAAGGTACTTATATTTTAATCCTTGATTAGTTCTGTACATCCATCTTATAAATTCTTGATCATTTTGGCAGAAAAACTTAGAATTAACGATAGACTTCCTGCCATTTTCAAGCTCTATAGAAAACTTTGTTTCAGAATTTACAGATAAAAGCTTTGCATTTATTTCATTACCTAATGAATTTTTCCAAATTCTAAATTTTTGATCTGGCATTTTGCCAAATAATGCAATGCAAGAGATTAATTTTAATATTGTTATTGTGTATTTCATCGATATTCCTTTCTTAGTAGTCTCCATCTATCGGAGTCTATTTGTTTTTTACCATTATCGATAGCATACAGCATATTTAAGATTTCGTCAAGACTATTATAAATATATTTGTGAGGGAGCATTCCAAGCATCCATAAGGGGGTTTTAGATTTACCCCCTTCCATACTTATGAAGATTGGTTTTTTCATTCTAACTGCCGTGACTAACTCTTCGGCACTGCCCCAACTGGCTACATCAGGAACAAGGTGAGCTACGATGAAGTCACTACGATCTACTAAATTTAAATCATAAGACCTTATGATTTTCATTTTTTCAGTAACTTTGTCATATCTTTCTTCGTTCATCCAAGCGTTCATTTGCTCTCTTGACTCTTCGTCCTCCTCAACATCCTTAACAAAGGGTTTTTTGTAAGGATCAAAACATGTAATTCCAAGAGGAGATAGTTTCTCTGCAACTTCTTCCCTCCAATTTCTGCCACTTAGGTATTGCATATGCCCTACCAAATAAGTTTTAGTATTGAATAAAAGATTCATTTTATTCAGGTCTTTTGCCTAACAAATTGCCTTCTTGATCTATTTTACCTTCTCTAATTTTTGTGGCAGAAATTTCTTGAAGATCTTTGCTTAATTCTAATTGTTCAATGTTGTAACCAACCCCTCTTCCATAGAATACATCCGTAATGTTTGGAAGTTCTACTACTTTTATTTTGTTTCCAAATTCTACGCATGTAGAGTATATTTCTTTTTTTACTCTCTCAAAATCATAAGGATTGCTATCGTCTATTCCGCCGACATCTCTAATGGCGATACAGCATTGGCCAGTCCTCCTTATAGCTTCAGCTACTAGATTTTTATGTCCAATATGGAATGGTTGATATCTACCTATTAGTAATGCGGTGGGAGCTTGATTATTCCAAGCTTCTGTTTCATTAAGTTTTTCAATAACCATTTCGCACCACTCATCAGGAGTACCTTCGTTCAATTCTATATCGTGATTATCTGGTTTTTCAAAAAGTTTGTTAGTGTCTTCAAACCTACCTTTTTCGATTCTGTTGATCCATACTATAAAATCTGGGTTGAAAGCTTTTCGCGTCTCGTTTGTTGGGCAAATGAAATCTGCAATGACATAGCATCCCCCCATTTTACTCCAATCACAAAGCTTACCCATCCTTGTGGCATGTTTCAACCGATCTTCAGGTTCAAATCCTAGTTCGGAATAAATATCCTGTCTTACTGCATCAGCATTAAACCAAGCGGCGTTAAGTTTAGGAACTAGCTTTTCAGCTAAGGTAGTTTTACCTGCTCCAGGTAGTCCCATTATTAATATTTTTCTTTTCACAAAAATTTATTAAGAACCTTTAATAATTTTAATTAGTTCTCTAGCTTGCTTTGGAGGAATATCTTCAAACGAAGACCATTCAGATGGATTTGCAGAAGAGTCAATTTCATAAACTCCTTCTTTATGCAATTTTCTTAAATGATTTTTGAATGTGTCAAAATCAAAAAATCCATTAAGCTCAGCTTGAACTTTTAATGCTCCTTGTGGCGATAGCGAGATACCACTAGATTGATTTCTAGCAGGAGCAATTCCAGATTTATCTATTTCATCATCACCTACGATGTGAATGTTTAAAAAGTTTCTAACACATCTGACAAAAGCTCGATTACAAGCTATGGTTTCTAAAAATTTCGTGGCGAAACTACTAGTATTCTCAAATGTAGCATTTGCCATATCTTCATAAAATACAGATTGATTGTTCGTTTCATAGTTGGCTAGAAAAGCAATAGAACAACTTACGGCAACATGGTCTTTTTCGCACTTTACGCTATTATAGTTGATAGACGAAAAACCCCTTAGTCTAGCAAGCTCTTTAATTCCACTAAGTTTAATCAAAAGTTGGTGGTCTTTTAGTCCATCTATGTTTCTTGGCACATCTTTTTTTCTAGATTCAAACCAAGACTTGTTGGGAAAGAGATGCTCGTCTTTAACCATAGCTCTCCAATTGACAGAACCGTCATCATTAAAATGGTAGTCTACTGACTCTAGCAATCCGTTCTCATCTCTTTTGAACTTAGCAGGGCCATTTGGGACACTGTTAGAACTGTTAAGTTTGTTCTGTATTTTTATAGCAGCTTTTTTTACTTGCTCCTCAACATCACTGCGAACATCTACTTCAATAATTTTGTTTTTACTTCCCTTTGGTCTTCCCCTTGGCATTTTTTACCTCCTTGTTGTATATAATATAATAATCAGAACCTTCCCAAAAATCAGGACAATCTATAATAGATTTACTTGCATCATCATTGAGATCTTTGCCTTCGATCCAATGAGCTTTGCTTGCAAACTTTTGTCCATTTGAAATTAAGATTTTTGAGGATTTGAATAACATATTATGATTAGCATCAATGGAGACATCAAGGTCTTTTTTAGATTTTCTTTCATATAGTTGTATTTTTTCATCTATATTAGCCAATCTAATTTTATTTAAATTTTCTCTATCATATGTGAATAATTCATATGGTATCTTTAAGTTTTTTAAAGTTTTTAAAAATTTATTTAAATCTATGTTGTCAACTTCAATTGAAACTCTAGCTAACGAGTCTTTAATTGCAAAGCAAAGATCATCACTAAATGCTTCAGCAGTAATCACCCCTAATTTCCTTCCTCTAGATAAATGAAAAATATTCTCCTGATCGAAATAATAATCAGCCCTAACATTTATTATGGAATTTTTAAGTAAATCTGCTGGAGGCACAAAATCAGGAACGAATTCAACAATTCTAATATGATAATTTGAGCCGATATGAATTGGGTCCAAGAGATTTAAATCATTTTTAATATTGAGATTGTCTAATATCTTATTAGCTACGAGAGCAGGTGATATATCGTTTATTGTTTTAGGTATCTCAACTGGACTATAACTACAACCAAGTTTTTTAGGAGAGTCTAAGGGGATAAAATTTTTATTTAATCCACCTTTGTCAAAAGAACAAAAAGAATCAGACAATTCGTTAGAAAAAAGGACAACACTAGGAACATTAGAATTATAAGAAACATAAGATAAATGATCACAAACATTAAAATGAAGCATTGATTTTTTCAAAACATATGATGCTTGATTGAAGTTCAAAGAACCTCTGTAATCATAAACTCCTTCTATCGCTGGATCTTTCTTTTCTCCTAATTGTAAAATTTTAATTCCATTTTCCTTAAAATACGGAGTAAGCAAATCTACAACTTCTTGCCATAAGTCATAATGCTTACTTTGAATTTTAGAAGAAGTGTTGAATGTTACATATTTATCATGAGTAATTGGATAAAAACAATTTTCAATAAAAGGTTTTGATATTTTTAATCCAGAATGTAAACTATATCTTTCTAATTTATTCATACAAATCAAGTGCGAAATTGCTTATGCCGTGATAATTAATATTTCTTTGGGTCAAAATACCTAGGTTGCAGTAGTAATCGAAATACGGCTTACTTGAAGATCCCGCAACCATTAAAAATTCATTTTCCATCTTTGCATCATATGGTAAAACTTTGTATATGTAGGGGTTTGAAAGTATCATTGGGTGATAAATCTCATCACAAGCAAAGAAAATATCATAATCAGGATGAATATCTTTGAACGATTTCAAGAGGCTTGTGGAAAGTAAAATATCTTCGGCAGACTCTTTTAAAACGAATAAAGCTTTTTTTGCCCCATCATTTTCTATAACTTTATTAAAGTCAATAGATTTTTTCTTATCTATTTCTAAATTTTCTTTCTGAGCGACTTGTCTGAAGTAATCTAGAACTCCAGCTCTATTACCTCCATTTTCAAGTGTTTTCATCCAATACTGATGGCCTTCATCGGTATGGTCAAGATCAACCTTCAATATGTTTTTATACAAATCTATTAACCAGTCAGAGTTGGATTCAATATCTGGCGGATTGTACTCAGGAGCCCTACGTTCTTTTTTAAAATCAAAATTATAATCAGAGATAGATGGCATTGAATCAATAATCTCTTCAATTTTAGAACCTATAACTTTAACGGAATAGTTGTCTATCACATATTGTCGAGCTTTCTTGCCCATAGACGACTTTTCTAACAAATCCATGCGATAAACATTAGAAAGTCCATCGAGAATGCTGATAGGGCAAGTAGATGCTTTTATAAACTGTGTTCCTGGCTCTCTGTATTCTGACCAATCAAGCGGTAAACCTCCAGATTCTTTTGAGCAAGATTCCAATCCGCAAGAATAATTAGTTGTTAATGTAATAAGCTCGCAAAGCTTTGCTTCTTGAAGAGGAATTTCTTGACCTCCACTGGTAAAAGGATGACAATACACATCCATTAAATTGTATATCTCATTCAATTGAGAATCATTAACTCCGTCTTTTATATTAACTGTATTACAAGATTTCTTAGATCCACAATACGGACAATCTAAGTTTTGAGAAGAAAATGGCTTTATTTGATATTGATTACAATTTTTACAGTAGTAAGTACAAAGTATATCGGAAGGCTCTAAGTTTTTTTCTTTTATTAATCTGGGTATTTCCCAGCCCTCTGACCAATTTGTATGTAATAAAAGTTTAGCATTTGAATCTGGGTTTTTAGATTTAAATAGCTTAAAGCCTTCGAGCAAGTTGGGAACACTTTTCCTTAGCTGATTTCTAAATACAAAACCTATTACAAAGCTATCTCCTAGATTATATTTTTCCCTTAAAGCTTCCCTATCTTCATGATCTAGCTTGTAGAAACTTGATTCATCAACGGCACCATGAAGTGTCTTGACATGATCGTGACCTTCCTCGTGCAATGCTTTTTCAGCAAAAGAAGACCATACATAATAATGCTTTATCTTCTTAGCACACTTTATCGCATCTGGTAAAATAGGCAGACTGTCTAGAGTAGTCCATACCATGCAGTTAATTTTATTCCACCAAGGTTTTTTTGTATAACCAGAAAGCCCCCATATATCTTCGACACCTAAATAAATATCTGGTTTTTCTTTTTTTATTACATCATCTATCCTCAGAGCCCCATAAGATGCTGATCTGCCTAAATTGGGGTCTCTGTTGATTTTATTAATCGATTCTTGGTCTGAAGGCAAACCTCCTTCTGCATGCCAAGGCAAAGTTTTTAGGTCTGCATGACCTTTTGATACTCCATTTGCAAATTCAACTATTTCATACTTTCCAGTAGAAGATAAGTGTTTTAGAATATTTTTGGAATTTTTACCAAAACCACTTAAAATTCTAGAAAAGTTACTATGATATAGTATTTTTTTTTTAGACATTATTTTTATTTTCCTTAGAATGGGACGTCCTCAAAATCCTCCTCTTCTTCAACCTCTTCTACCTTTTCTTCTTTTGAAGATTTAGAAGAAGGTTTGTTTTGCTGAGATTTCTTAGAAAGAGCTTTTTGAATATTAATCTTTTCTTCAACGAAAAGTTCTATAAAACGCTCAAGAAGTTTTACAAAAACCTCTACTTCTCCAGGATCCATACCTATTTTAAAGGTAGACCCTTTGCCTTTGGAAATAGAAACTCCAAATGCTGGAACCTTTATCTTAGAATCTTTAAAGCCTTTTGACTCTGGATCGTATTTAGAAATTTTAACATCTTTATCCCAAGGGCTAAATTTGATCGTAGTGTTGTTATTGTCAAAAGAATGAAAAGTAGAGTAATCATACCTATTTCTGATAGCACTAATTACTTCTCCGCACTCAAACTCACTAAGCTTGACGTTAACTGTTTTATCTGGGTCTTTTGCATTCCCAGCAAAGGATCCAATCTTTTTATCAGAATCCCAAGAATGTTGGGATATGGCGCTCATGTAGAAAGCTGGCAAGCTATTATTCTTATTTGAACCTATAGAAAAGGTGAATGCTGCACCTGCGTTTTTTTGATTTGGTTTGTATAGTTGTATAGACATAATTTTAAATTGTTACTTAGTTTTTTCAGAAGAGCTAAAGACATTTTGAGGAGAATCACTTAATGCATCAATAACAATATCTTGATATTTTCTCATCAAATTATTTTTCGCACAAGAGGTACATTTTGCACCACCAGCTTTCTCTAATTCCTTATTATAGTTTTCTTTTATTTTTTTAAAGCCAGGAAAATCAAGATCATCACTCTCAAAGAATTTTTTAATTATATCTTTTTTGTCTTCGGGTAAAAGGTGAACTGAGTCTCTCAGTCCTTGAACCTCTTTAAACTCTAGAGCTTCTTCTTTGGTGTCGAATATGTATTGTTTTGGCAGAGGGTTGTTTTTAAGAACTATAAAAAGCTCTTTTAAATAATTATCTTCAGTATGTCTTACTGCATACTTAAAGTTGCCATTTAAAGCAATACTGCTACTAGACATGAAGTCAGACAGCTCATCGAAACTATTAAACTCTTTAAAAAATTCCCTAACAGTATTGTCTTCAACTTCATCAAAAGAAATAATGTTTTCCCCTGCAAAAACTAATTTAAATTTACTCATAATTAATATCTGAAATTTTTATTGAAACTTCTCCTTTTTTATTCTTTATAATAAACTGTGAAACCTTATTTTCAATATTTTTTTGTATAATTCTTTTTATTGGTCTAGCCCCCATTTTAAGATTGAAAACATGATTTGAAATAGACTCGATAACGTCGCTTTCTACATTTAACTTAATACTTTTTTGGCTCTTAAGCAACCTTTTTAGTTTAGAAATTTCTTCATTTACTAAGAATTTAATTTCATCCAAGGAAAAATTATTAAACACGATAACTTCATCTATTCTGTTCACAAATTCTGGACTGAAAGTTTTTTTAGATAAGTCAATAATCTTTTCTTTGTATTGATTTTTTGAGTCCACACTCGCAAATCCTATTCCAGATCCCTTATCGAGTATATCGGAGCCAATATTGCCCGTCATAATAATAATACTATTAGTGAAATCAGAAATTCTTCCAAAATTGTCTGTTAATCTACCTTCATCTAGCAAGTGAAGCAGTATATTAACTACATCTGGATGAGCTTTCTCTATCTCATCAAACAAAACAACTGAATATGGTTTGTTCTTTATTTGGTCTGTCAATTGACCGCCTTCATCGTAGCCAACATATCCAGGCGATGAACCTATTAATCTTGATATGTTTATTTTTTCTGAAAATTCGGACATGTCCACATGAATTAAATTATCTTCGCTTCCAAAAAAATGATTAGCTAAACGTTTTGCCATATATGTCTTGCCTACTCCACTTTTTCCTAGAAGGAGAAAGGAGCCTATAGGTTTTGTAGTTTGAGACAATCCACTCTTGGATCTTACGATAGAATTATATATAGAATCAAGAGCTTGATCTTGAAATAAAACATCTTTTGATAAATTATTTTTTAAGTTTAATAAAATATCAGAGTCATCTTTTGACAAATTACCAACTGGTATTCCAGTTTTAGAAGAGACAACTTTGAAAATATCATCTTGAGTAACATAAAATTTTTTTTGTTTATATGATTCTGCCCAGTTATTTAATACAGTTTTATAACTTTTTATTAAGGAGTCTTGTTTTTTTTGATATTTAGTTTTTTGGTGTTGACTTTTATCTTCATCCTCCATTAGTCTTTCTATTTGCTTCTCTATCTTTTGAGCTTCAAGAGGTCTACTAAAACTGCGCATTTTTACTTTTGCTCCAGCTTGATCAATAATATCTATTGCTTTATCTGGAAGCTGCCTGTCAGTCATGTATCTAACAGAAAGCTCAACAGCTAATTTAACTGCATTTTTTCTATATATAACATGATGAAATTTTTCATATTGAGAGATTATGCCTTCTAGAATTTTTAGAGTTTCAGTAGTTGAAGGTTGGTTTACTTTTATTTCTTGAAACCTTCTCTCTAGAGCTGCATCTTTTAGTATATACTTTTTGTATTCTTTAGGAGTAGTGGCTCCAATACATTTTATTTGACCTCTTGCTAAGGCTGGTTTTAGGATATTAGCAGCATCCATACTTCCTTCTGTTGCTCCAGCTCCTATAATAGTATGAATCTCGTCAATAAAAAGAATTATGTTTGGAGAGCTTGAAACTTCTTCAATAAGTTTTTTTAACCTTTCTTCAAATTGACCTCTATATTTAGTGCCAGCAATTAAAGCGGCTAAATCGACTTCATAAATAGTTTTATTTGCTAAGAAGTCAGTGCATGTGTTGTTAACTATATTTTGAGCGAGACCCTCAACGAGAGAAGTTTTACCTGTCCCTGGGAGACCAACTAAAATAGGATTGTTCTTGTTTCTTCTACATAAGATTTCAGACATTTTTTCAATGTCAGTATCTTTACAAAGCACTTTGTCAAATTTACCCTGAGAAGCCATTTCATTGTAGTTTTTGCAAAAAGATTGAAGTGCGCCTGACTCTATTTTTTCATCAACCTTGGACTTTTTGCCTTCATATGTTTTCCGTAATCTAGACTCCTCCCACTCACCCGTAATAAAAAAGTTTCTAAATTTTTCTTTAGAGCTTTCTATATCTACGTAAAAAGTACTAAGCAAAGAAGGTAGTGGGGATTTTTCATATATAAGCAAGGTATAGAAAACATGCTCAACACCAACATAATCATGATCCAGCTCATCTGCAAAATTAATGCACATTTTAAAAACTTTTTGATACTCTGTAGAAAAGTCTAACTCCTCTTTATCCGAAGATGGGGAAGTGAAAAAGTCTCCGTCAATAGAATTGAAAACTATGCCTTTAAACTCATCAAGCGATATGGATATATCATCGAAGAAATTATTTATTATTGATTGGTTTGAATCAAGAACTGAAAAAATCAAATGATGAAGATCTATTTCTTGGGAATTTAAAGAATCAGCTATTCTTTTTGAAAGAGCTATTATTCTTTGAACCCTAGGAGTGAAATTACTTTTATTCATCTATCTAAGATCAGATAACTTCATATAAATCTTTTCATCAATAATAGACAAGTCTTCAAGAAAAAGAATGTCATCGCCTTTAGAGCCAAATAAAATAACGATATTATTCTTTTCTGGAATTTTAGATTTTCTTTTAAATTTTGATAGCTTTTTATCTCTTCCGTCTACCATGATTCCATTATATCTACCATACTCATCACTTACAGAAAGCTTCATGTAGTCATTTCCATTTTTACTTTTTCTGCAAAAAACATCATCTACAACTGCAATATATTTGGATTTAGTATTGCGATCACAAGATTCAAAGTGAAGAGAGTTTTGCAAGTTTTCGTTGCCATTGCCAAAAGAATCTCTTAATTCTTTACTATAACTAAATCCAAGTAAGGACTTCTCAAAATACCAATTAGCAAAATCTTCGTATCTCTTATTTTTCTCGTATATTTTTTTGTAATTCAAGTAATTATTTTTTAAAGTGTTAAATCTTTTATCTGCCATAATTAATCTATTATCATCACCAACAACTTTGTTTGTAACAACATCATGTATAGCATTTAATATATCATAGTTATAACGCTCCCCAAGCAAAATGAAATTTCTTTTTTCTCTATCAGTTAACAAATTAAAAACTTGAGCCTCTAAAACAAGCCTTGGTCTATTAGTTTTATAACTAGAAAGTGCGCCAGCTTGAATGAGGGCAGACAAAATACCGATATTTAAGCCAGCAGATTTTGCAGATAAAAATATATCATATTTATTAGGTTTTTCTGAGTCTCTAAATTCTTTTAATGCACTTAATGATTTTTCGCTTATTCCTTTTATGCTATTGAGACCAAATCTTATATCTTTATCGCTAATTGAGAAATCCATATTAGATAAAGCTAAATCTGGAGATAGCAATTTTATGTTAAAATAAGGTAAATCTTGACATATTTTATTGATTTCTTCCTGTGGAGAAGGTTCGTACTTTGTCATTCTTAACAAGCTAAGAAAGAACTCTTGAGGGTGATTGAACTTTAAATAGGCAGTCCATGCAGCAAGAATAGAGTAAGATATTGAGTGAGATTTATTGAAAGAGTAATTTGCACTGTCTTCTGCGACTTTCCATAATATATCTCCAACCTCTGAAGGTAAATTACTTTCTTTGATTTTATCTTCAATCTTCTTTTTCCAAGCTGGCATTTGATCGATTTTTTTCTTTCCAACAATCCTTCTTAATTGCTCAGACTCGTCTAAAGTAAATCCAACCTTAACAGCCATCTTCATAAGCTGTTCTTGATACAAAGGTATTCCTCCAGTATAGTCAAGTATATCATCAAAGAAAGGATTAACACTTTGAAAGTTTCCAGTTTCAGAATATCTTTCGTAATGCTCAAGGAAATCTAGCGCTCCTGGCCTAGCTATAGCTATAACGGCACTTAATTCTTCAAGGTTTTTAGGTTTAATTTTTTTGCATACCATATAATTTGCATCAGCTTCAATCTGAAACAATCCATGTGGAGTTCTAAGGTCTTTAAAGTGATGGTATATTGTATTACAAGAAAGATCAATATCTTCTGGATTTAAATTGATACTATCACAGGTTGAGTAAATGGCAGATAGCGTGCGCAATCCAAGAATATCAAATTTTACCATAAGTTCCGCTACCCAATTCATGTCGTAGCCAGTAACAATAGACCCATCATTGGTCTTTTGTATGGGGCATATATCTGTAATTTTACTATGAGATATAGCTATGCCAGACGGATGAACTCCAGTATTCTTTTTTAAACCTTCTAATTTTCTGGCTATTTTGTATATCTTTGGATTGTCATCACAGAACTCTTTAAATGCATTGCTTTCCTCGTATGCATTTTTTAGTTTTGCAACTATACCAAAATTTTTAGGAATCATGTCACTAACCACATTGACATCTTGCTCAGACATCTCTCCAGCAATCTTACCGCACTCTTTAATGCAAAGCTTCCCGCTCAATGTATTTAGAGTTAAAATCTTTGAAGTTCTGCCTGGATGCTTAGATTCAATATATTCTATGACTTTTTGACGATGTTCATATGCAATATCATTATCTACATCAGCTAATAAACTTCCATCTAAATAATTTATGCCATTTTTCTTAATTATTTTTGCTCTACTTTTTGAAACAAATCTTTCGAAGAACAAGTCAAATTTTATAGGATCTACTTTTGTCACTCCAATAAGATAAAGAACTAAAGATCCTGCCGCAGAACCTCTTCCTGGGCCAGTGGGTATTGAGTTTTCCTTGCAAAAATTTATTACATCCCAATTTAATAAAATGTAGTCAATGAAACCAAGCTCTTGTAGAATAGACAATTCATATTCTAATCTTTCTTTGTACAAGGAATAATTTTCAAATTTATCTATAGACTTATCTTTTATTGATGAACTGCATAGATTTGATAAAAATTCAAAGTTAGAAGAATCAGTAGAAATTTTTAGTTTCTTATAATACTTCTGTTCAATTTTAAGGTCAGGAAGCCTTACTCCTGGAGGACAGCAATCTTTATAGCTAGAGAATTGGTCTAAGAATTGTTTTTCTATATTTCTACTTGCCATAACATTTTTTTATAAACCTCAAAGGTTTTTTCTACATCATATAAAGCTTCGTGAAGTTTTGATTCGTCAAACTCTATATCGTAATCCTTGCAGAGTTGTTTTAAATTTGTTTTTACACCCCTAGTGCGGTGATGCAATAGCTTATATTGCCAATCAATTAATTTAGAACCCGAAGGGAATGGTATATTATTTTTTATAGATCTAGCTATACAATTAGTATCTATTATTCTGTTAACATAACTGTAATCAGCGTTTTTTTTCAACAACCTTCTGTAAATATTGTGAATATAAACATCAAATCCAAGCACATTATGACCTAGGATGAGATAATTGCTATCATAAAGATATTTCTCAAATTCTTTGAGAACTAGCGAAGCATCTTTTTTACCTTTATTATACTTTGATTTAGAAAATCCAGTTATTCTTGCTGCATCTTTTGAAATATTTAGATCGCCCCAAGAAATATAGAAATCTTTTTTATCTAGAATTGTGGTTCCTTGGCATGTTATGAATCCTAATTGCCAAGGCTTATTGTCTAGAGATTCTAAATTTAGATTGCATGTCTCGAAGTCAAAAACTAGGTATTTTTGTTTCTTTTTAAATCTTAAGAGATCTTCATTCATCCTTGTTGAAAGTCCTCCTTAAATCTTCGAGCAAGTTAACCTTAGAGCCTTTGGGAAGTTTTTGATACTCTTTTTTTAATCTTCTAAGAAGTCTTTTGTGTTCTGGGACTGAGCTGTCGTAGTTTATAATTTTTTTGATTTGTGCTATTTTTTTCTTGTTCATACTTCAATATAATCAACATTTTTAAAACAATCAACATCTTTACCTCCAGCATAAGATATTGAGCTTTGCAAGTCTTGTGTTATTTCAATCATTTTTTGACCAACAGTCATGTTATTGCAGGGAATATTAGTTAGCTTACCCTCAATATTATTGTTGTGACCTTTGTTTTCTGCACTAGCAGAGCCAAAATAAGCCTTATGATGCACATCCCCTATACTGCTAGAAGCTGCTGGACTATCGCTACAAGACGCAAACATTCCGCCAGCCATAACCATAGTAGCTCCAGCCACAAGAGCTTTAGCTATATCGCCATTGTGTTTTATACCTCCGTCTGCAATAATAGGGATTTCTTCAGATGAATTGTCTTCCCATGACCCAGAAGTTAGATTGCTGCATTTTTTGACACAACTAAACATGGGCATAGTAAATCCAGTCTTATACTTAGTCGTGCATGGAGAGCCTTGACCTATTCCGACTTTTACGGCATCTGCTCCCCAATCAGATAAATCTCTGACTGCTTGATCTGTTGCTACATTACCTGCAATAATTTTTGTTTCGGGTAGCCATTTTTTAATATGTTCTATCATTGCCTTCATTCTGTCGCAATGACCATGGGCAATATCAATAGTTAAAAAGTCTACTCTCAGATTAGAGCTTTTACCAATATTCATAACATGAATCTTATCTTGCATCTTTACTCCCACACTAAAAGATATAGTCTTCCAGTCTTCGGAGTTTGCTAGCCCTATATCATCAGCTAAATGACTGTCAAATCTATGCATGATATAAAAATAATCATTCTCGCTCATCCACCTTGCGAGATGCATATCTATAACCGACTTCATATTGGCAGGAATAATTGGTAGCATAAACTTTTTACCCAAGAAATTAACACTAGGGTCAGCATCTACCCTGCTGTAAAGCTCGCTATAGTTAGGAACTAAATCTATATCTGAATATTTTAAGTACCGCATGATTCTAAATAACTTTCAAATGAAAATTCACTACTTGCACAATGGTCTAGGTTCGGCTTATCTAAAGTGCTTGACCTAGAAGAAAAACTTCTACTACATATACATTTATAAGATTGATAGGATTGAAAATCTTCCCTATTTTTATAATAAATACTTTTACCTTCAATATAGTTTAGATCATTTTTATCGCAATAAGATTTTACCTTTTCCTCTATTAAAGAATCAAAGGGTAAATTATTCCTTTCTATTAAAAACTTTGGGTCGCAAAAAGAGAAATTTGGAATACAGCTCTTAAAAAAGAGGGTGTTGTTAAATATAAAAGAATCGTAGAAGGGAATGACTAAATCTAAATCACTAGTAAATAACTTAGATAATACATCATAATCCAATCTCCCATTACCCTTTGTGAATGCTGTACTATAAATTTTGTTAAGAAGTTTGCAACCTTTATTATTTTTTGCAAAGATGATAACTTTGTTGTCGCTCTCCCCTTTGTCTGTTTTGGGGTCAATCGAAGAGTCGTTGCAAATGGTTATTCTAAGTCCAAATATTAATTCTATTCCAAGTGATTTAGAATTTTTAAAAGCCTCCAAAAAACCAGTTAAAGAGTCTTCTACTAATACTACCTTACTGAGTTTGTTCTCAACAGCTATGCTGAATATACTATCAGAAGATTCAAGATCCTCTTCTGGCTTGGGAAGATCTAGAGTTAATATACTTTTTCCTATAGAAAAGTCGGATTTAAAGATTGGAAGCATTCATATAATATAATGCTCCAAGTATCATTTACTCAAGTGAGTTTATGTGATTATATGTCTTCTGTATTTGTACTCATTCCCCAACTTATCTCGCTTGGGCCTCTCTTTTTTTGGTTTTTGATGAATAATAGGAGTAGATTTTACAATATTAACTACATTTTTAGCTTTTTCTTTTGGTGGATTGCCCTCTCTATTATACGGAGGCGGAGGTGGGGGAGGAGTTTCTTGCTTTTTGGCCTCTGGCTCAGGCTCTGGTTCGGGCTCAGGCTCTGGTTCGGGCTCAGGCTCTGGTTCGGGCTCAGGCTCTGGTTCGGGCTCTGGGTCAGAGGGAGGGTCTATCTTTTTTTTTACAACAGGAGAAGTGAAAAATCCAGATGTAGCACAAACTATCATCATGATCGCCAAAGGATCAAATACAAAAATTATAACTATAATGATAATTCTTACTGCATCTGAAAGATCAACCTCTGAACCAGTTGTATCTGCTATGAGTTCTGCTACATACTTTACAGGTCCAACTTCAGTTTCAAGGCTTAGATTTTGATTGGATAGATCAAACTTTTTTAAATTTAATTGATCTATATTTTCATAAGAAGCAGAAATTAAACGTTTATAGCCTTCAATTTCTTCGAGATTAGATCCGCTTTCATTGTATTCTTTGTTTTGATAATTTTCAATTTGACTTCTTAAAGAATCGACTTCGCCCTCTGCTTTTTTCCTAAGATAAGATATATTTTCAGTATAAGCATCAATTTTTTCCTGTATACTGTTCCGCTCATCAGATTGGGAAATCTCTAAATCTTTTATTTTTTTTCCAACATTTGAAAAAAGACCTCCCTTTTCAGCTCTAACGGCATTAAGTTGAGAGTCTAGCTCTGAAAGCCTCGACTTCAAGGAAGAAATTCCTTCATTGTCTATCTTAATATCTTTCTCCATTCTATCGTAGATAGAGCTTATTTTTTCATTATTTAATTTTATATTGTCTTGATCCTTGTCTTCTTTAGATGCAAAAGATTCTTCGATTTTTGCGATAAGATCATTATTTCTAGATATCGACTCTTCTTCTCTTTGAATCTTTGACTCTATTTGAGACATCTGCATTTGATTTGATTCAGAAACACTTTGATGTTCGATGTGAGCCTTGCTCAAAAAGCCAAATATACCCATGCTGGTAATAAGCATTAAGACTATTATGGCAAAAGATAAATAACTCTTTGAAAAAAGAGAAACATTATGCCAGTTTTTATGAGTCCAAACTGCACTAATTATTTTCGCAACCTCAAGAGCAACAGCCATAACAACAACAGACATAACTGCACCTGGAAACATTATAGATATGCCGATAATACTGAAGAAAGCAGCAACTGAGGAAAGCCCTAGGGCGGATATAAGCAATAGAATATTTAAAACTTTCATATATAATATATACACTAATATTTTTTAAGTGTAATATATTTTACATGGCATACGCAGAAGAATACTATTACGATGCAGATAAGTTTTCAACTATAGGGGCTCTGAATGGATTTCCTTTTAACCTATCTGAAAAACCAGCATTTCTTGCTCAAGAAAGTGGAATAACTACTGGGACTTTAAATAGAGAAGTCGCTGTTAATAATTTTTGGAATTTAGCTGCTGTAGAGGTGGATTTTGTAATAAGAACAGATGCAGTTCCATCAGAATATGAATCTGGTTTTGCATATAACCCAGAGGGAACTCCAGAAACTGGACACATTGTTTCTGTAGAATACGAAGTTGTTAATTCATATGACACTGGAGAATATCTACCAGAAGAAAGAATGTATAGAGAAATAACTGGAGCATCTCAAGCTCAAGAGTTAAATGAAAATGGTCTTATAATTGGATCTGGAAAAGATTTTACATCAATGTATATTACAGATAATCCAGATTGTTACTTGCCTATAACTATACAGCCAGATAACACTGGAGCCTTTGTGATAACTTTAGATTCTGGTGTTGCAGATTATCTATCTGGAAGATCTGGATATGATAGTAGAATAGACAAATTCGAAAATAATATGTTATTTGATTTTGGAGTAAGCACTATAGATGAAGATGGAAATGAATTTAATAATGTAGATTATTATCTGTTTAATAGGACTGGATATATTGTGCCTAAAAGTGGATTTAGGTTTACGATAGAAGGATGTAGAACAAAAGGAATTTATTATACATACCCATTTGAAGAAAGTGCTAATACAAATCCTGTAGTTGCAGCAATAGCACCACCCAAAAATTACCATACAAAAAACATGGGCAAGAAACCTACTCCTGCAATTTGCATAGGGGAGCCAAGGGTTCCAAGGAATGATCATAGAAACTCTGTTATTTATGTTAAAAACGAAGATGGAACATATGTTCCAACTAATGATAATGATTCAAATACATCATTTGAAGCTAATGTCCCAGTTAATTATAAAAGCTTTCCGAAAAACAAAACTAATACTACAAGAGGAACAACTCCTACAAAGAGAAGGGGTATGAATTTGCCAAACTGTGGAGTTAGAAATCTTCCAAGAGATACAAGGAAGACAACATGTGGTGGAGGAAAATTCGGAAATATTTAATTTTCTTTCGTAAAAAATCTAATATTATTAACTGTTTTTTTTAAAAGTAAATTACCTTTAATAAAAAATAATTTAGGTTTTCCTGAAGCGGGATCATTTTTTTTGTGGACTGACATATTTATGTATTACACTAAAAAAGCGTTTTCTTTTTGTTGAAAGTGTGGACATCCCTCGTAGGATTTTTTTTCTAATTTAAATCCATCCTTTAAATCAGGAGCATCTTCTTCGGAATAATAACATTTTACAAGTTTTCCTTTATCGTCATACATAGCATAATAATCAAAAGAATTTCTATATTCACATATGTAGTTAGGTATTAAATTACCTTTAGAATCTTTTATATGCTTGCCTCTTGACTTTTTGTAGCCTTGTTTGCCACACATAAGGGGGCCGCCGAATGTACCATCCTTAGGATAATCTTGATTTGCTGCGAAATTAGAAATAGCTTCTTCTTCATCAAAGTTTTCTAAATAGTTTTGAATGGAACTTAATTGGTATTCGAACCCCTCTAGCTCATTGTCGGAAATTTTTTCCATTTTTAGAACTCCTTCTCCAGGATTTCCTAAAAGGTCTTCTTCAAGGTCAAATTTAACAAAAACAAACTCAACTAATATATCAGAATACTTTGGGTAGAGTTTCTTTACTGCCAAGCAATACATTAAATTTTGCAAATTGTCAGATATTTCTTTGCCTTTATATACTTGCTTGCTTGTTTTAAAATCTCTAATTAATGCTTTTTTATTTTTAGAGTATAAAAATAATTTATCTATAAAACCTCTTATATTATATTTTTTACCTTCTTCGTCAATTTTTAAATTAAATTCTTTTTCTGAAATATCATCGCTAGGTTTTTCTTTTGAATCTCCAAAAAAATCATATAGTAGACCTTGAACTATCATCATATCGATCATTTCCATGTTTTCTTCATCAGAAACGTTTAGTTTTGATGCATGATGTTCAACTAGCTTTAAAACAGCCCTAGAGCCATGTATAGTGCCACTAGTGATAATTTTATTATAATGCTTTCTATGCCTATCTTTGCCAAGTAATTCGTATACTAAGTGGCATACCGAACCTCTACTTGATCCGTCGTTACCTTTTTGGGGAAGTTTTAGCTCATAAGAGCACCAATACTTCCAGCTACAGCTTTGGGCTTGTTTGATTTTGCTAGCTGAAAGAAATATGTCACCCATGATTTTTTTTAAATTTTTTAAATTTTTTCAAAAAAACTTCTGGGTAAGATTTCTTTTCCAGTATTTTTGAAATATTATTAATTATAGTAAAGTCGTGATGATTTTTTTCTATATTTAAACGGTTTTTATGCCAGTCTGAAATATCATCAAAATTCATTTCTCCAAAATCATTTTTAGTAGGAAGATGTATAAATATTTTTTCATTATCAAAAAAAGATTGAAGTTTTATAAAATTCTTTAAGGCTGAAATTAATCCAGCATTATTTTCTGATTTTGAATCATTGTTAAACGAAATATAAATTTTACTTGGGTTTAAGCCTACGATATAAGAAATTAAAGATGGAGAAATCTCAAGACCAAAAGTACATAAGACATTTCTATGATTATTTTCAAATAAACTTAACACATCTCCTATACTCTCTACTAAAAAAACTTCGCCTTCGCTGTCTATGCTTTCTCTAGATAATTTATGAGGATAAATCCATTTTGATTTTATTCCAATATGCTTCCATTTCGGCCTTTGTGACGAATTTGTCATATCTCTACCAGAAAATCCATGAATTTTGTCGTCTAAGTTATATATTGGAAAGACAAATCTTTTTAGCATTTTGCCTTCGGTTGCATAGCCGCCTTTAAAAAGCTTCAAAGTTGATGAGCTGATGTTTCTATCGTTATAGAACTTGTAGTGAGGTAGAAGTCTATCTAAGCAGCTTTCTGGGTATGTTTTTTCCATAGTTATCTTCTCTGTAGATTTTAAATTTGTAAACTCAAAAGGATCTTCCTCTTTAATATAATTTCCTATGACTTCCTCGTCGTTAGTTTTTAAGGTAACTTTTAAAAGCTTTTCGAAGGTCATATAAGGAGTCTGCTCAACATAATCTTTCCATACCCCAGTATCTTTATAAATTTGAAGGGCTGTATTATTGTCTCCGTTTCTGTAAATTGCAGAGGTTTGCCAATAAGATCCTCTGTCAGTTAATTTATAACCAAGAGAAGTCAATACTTCCTCTATTTTTGAGCTATTCATTAAATAAGCCTGGAAGGTTAGAATCGCCATCTTCTTCTGGAGAGAAGCCCTCTACCCTTAAATGCTCAACAAGATCAACTAAATCGCCCCTTTCGGTTATATTAAAGTTATTAAAGTCTAAATTAATAAAATTACTCTTAAGTGAACCATCAAGCATTCTTACTGGTTGAATAGCTCTTTGAGGGTCTTGCCCTAAATTTCTAGATTTTAAAGATACAAGTTTGTGAGTTCCAAAATTTGCATGGTCAGCTATTTCTGCGGGCTCCTTTGCTCTAAGTATAAACATGCTTGAGCAAAATTGTATAATCCTGTCGGAAAGAGAAACAACAGTTTCGTCTTCAACGATGTTTTCTGAAGATCTATTTCTGCTTGTCCCCAATCTATTCATTTGAACACTCGTCATCATTGAAACTACTGGCTTGCCGTCAAAAACTAACTCTGTCATTATTAATTTTTTGAATTTATCAACCATTTCGCCAACAATTTGCCATTCAGTCTTAGAGGAATTTGATAATGCAAATGTAGTTTTAATGTAGTCAAAACTAAATATCATCTGATTGCCCCTACCCACTTTTGAAAAATAAAATTTTCTTAATATATTTGTCATCTCATCAATTGATTTGCCACCACAATTGTAATAATAAAATCTCATCCCTTTTATCTTTTTCCAAGTAGATCTCACTTTGTTAACAGTTTCTTCCCCAGCCTGTCTCCATCTACCTGTTTGAAGAAGGCTTAATTGAACCCCTGACAGAGCTGCGCATTGCCTCATAGTCAACTCTTCTTTGCTCATTTCTCCATTATCAAAATGTAATATGGGTATATGCTCATTGGCGGCTGAAACTTTAGTGCAAAAATCCATACAAAACTGAGTTTTACCTATTCCAGACCTAGCGACTACAACAGATATATTTCCTGGAGTTAAAAGTGATCCATATAGCTCTTGAATCCTTTGGTGGGGGCCAGGTAATCCAAACTCATCAATTGGATTATTGCCTCTCTCCTCAATACATTCCTCCATTGATTCGTATAGATTTTCTGGGATAGAGTCACCAGACTCATAAAAGTCTATAATTTTGTGATAAGTAGAATCAGCCGCAGATATGATGTCATCATAAGATTCTAGTTTAGAGTTCTTCATTGTTTTCGTCAACTCTACCCCAGAGTATGCTATCTCTCTCCTAATACTAACTTTTTTCAACTCTTGAGCTGTTTTAAGGACAGCCTTTGCTGACATCTTTCTCATGGATAAACTCTTTATGTAGTCAAGTATATCTATACCCTCTTCAAAAGTTATGCCTAATGATTTTATATTTTGAGATATCAACATCTCGTCTAAAGTTTCGCCTTTTTCAAGGGAATTTTTTAAAACAAAAAATATAGATTTGTTTATTAAGCTAGATTCTGAATAAAAATCCTTTTCGGATATGAACGGAGAGATTTCAAAAAATGAATCTGGATGTTGTATTATGCCGCTTAAAAGATGCTGTTCAAGTTCGTAGTTATAAATCATGCAATAAGCATAATTAGAAAACAGATAAAAATCAATGCTTTAACTGTTATTCTTCTGGAATATCGAAAGATATTTCGCCTTCTTCAAGTTCAATCAAGTATTTTTCTAAAGCTTTCCTTAATCCCATCTCTACTATTTGGGAACTACTTCTAGAGCAAACTAAAGCTCTGCCGCTATTATCCACATAACTTAACACATATCCAGCACTGCCCTCTGAATTTCCAGTAAATTCGTAAAGTTGCTCTAAAAAACTAGAAGGTATTTGAAATTTAGGTATTTCGTCTAAGCTGAAATCGTCTTCTTTCATGTAGTTGTATAATAATATATTACACTCATAAATAGTTTTTTAACTTTTTAACAAAAGATTTATCAGAAAAATCATTTTCGTAAACTTCAATTAAATATATGTCATTAATATTACAAAAATCTAATTTTTGTTTATCTCTTCTTAATTGATCTATATAATTTATGCGATTTCCGTGAAAAAAGGGTACAAATTTTCTATGTTGTTGTCCTTGTACTTCAATTGCTACTTTTTTTGTAGCATTATAAAAATCTAAAGTTAATCTAGTTCCAGCTACAGGAAACTCTTCAAAGACTACATTGTTTGACCAATATTTTTTTAGGAAAACTTTAGTGTCATATTGAATGTTGCTTCTACTTTTCCCTTCCCAATCGATTAAGTATTTTTTAATTTTAGGAACTCTCCTAATGCTACCATGCAATGTTTTGAATTTCATTAATATTGCCTGCCTTTGCCGTGTGCATGATCGTAATAGGTAAGAGGTTCATTAACATAAGCGCAGTCAGTAACAGAAAGAACTCTTTTCCATAGCTCGTAATCCTGACCTTTTTTGTATTTTCTTGACTCATTTAGCATGCCGACTTTATCAATAATAGATTTTTCAACAACGACAGAAGATCCTATGCAGAAATTATGAACAAGCATAATATTCTTATTCCATACATTTGGCACTGGAAAGGCAGAGGAGTCAACATTAAAAACTTTTTCGCCAACTTTCCATTTTTCAAACCTTCTTTGCATGCCGCCCATGTATATTTTATAATCTTTTTCAAGATCAAAAAGCCCTCTTCCTTGCATAGATTCGGTACAGCTCATTCCACAACCATATCTTTGCATTAAAGATATTTGTTTCTCTATTTTATTGGGATACCATGCGTCATCATCATCAAGAAATGCTATATAATCGCCACTAGCCACCTTTATTCCATAATTGTAAGTATAAGATCTACATCTAAAGCCATGGGCTTCTCCTGAATTTTGTGGTAAATTTATCCATAATACTCCATCAGGAATATTCTTTGAATAGTCTTCATCAGTAGAGCCATCATTAACAACTATTATTTCTATATTTTGATAAGTTTGGTTTTTAACACTTTCTATAGATTTTTGTAAGAAATTCCACCTATTAAAAGTGCCAATTATAACACTTACTTTTTTATCTGATTTTTTATCAAGAAATTTATTATACGAATGATCTTCTTTTAAAGAAATAATTTTTTCTTTTTTAGGTTTAACTTTGACTGAAACTTCTTCTGTATTAGGGCTCTGATCAGAGACAAACTTTGAAAAATCGTCTTTATTTATTTTTGACTCAATGAGACAATTATCAAGATTTAACTGTTTATTTTTATTATTGACCGAATGATTTCCAAAACCTAAATATTTATGGCTTGAGATATATTTTTCCTCAAAAATACTTATAGCATCTGCATCATTCTTTATTAGCTCTAAGGATATTTTGTTTGAAATATTTTTATTTTTTAAAAAATTGTAGGGATCTTTCTTACAAGGTATTACAATTTCAGAATTATTGGCAGAAATATATTTTAACAGCTCAATAAACCAAGATTTTCCAAAATCCCCTTTGCTTTGGTGATTCATTATAAAAACTTTATCAGAATCAACATTTAAATTAGCAAATTTGTTTGATTGGTAATGAGCTAAAGAAACTCTTTGACCTACAAAAGAACCAAACTCAAGAGGGTCATGATTTGGAAACTTTACGGAGTATGGGTATTTGCTTATATCAGGATTAAAGTGGTGATCGATGCAAGAATTTTTGAATATAGGCAATATCTCCTTAGATAGGAAAGTTTGGTCTTGGGAATATCTCCACTTATAACCCTTTTTATCACAAAAATTATTTATTTTTTCAATTAATGAAAAATCTATTGGGCCTTTTAATCCACACATTCCACCCATAACATCAGACCAATGACCGCTTTTACAGTCATGCATTAAATGCATTTTGTGGTTAGAAGAAATCCATTCTTTTACGGCCTCCGCTTCTCTTGAATTTACTATAGAATCAGTATCTCTAAAAATTGAAACAGAAACGTCAGGGTCGTCAACACTGAAATACCTCCAGTACATGGGAGGTATTTTGGATTCCATTATAACTATTTCGCAATCTTTGGAACTGATTTCTTCTAAATTTGGAACATCTTGAGTGCAATAAAATCTACATGTCCAACCTGGATAATACTTTTTCGCATATTCAATATTAGGTAAAGCTCCAGAAAAATATTTTCGATTAGTCCCGTAGAGACTAAAACTTATTATTTTTTTAGATTCGCCTTTTGATAAAGATGCTAACTTTAAATCAAAAAACTTATTGTTTTGGAATTGATTCATTTAGGGATTTTTATTTTCCCACAATGATCTTGTTTTAGGCAAAGCCAATGAGGTGTATTACCCCTTATAAAATTAACTTCTATTTGTTTTCCTGAACCTTTTGTTCCAGAATAAATTTGCTTTTCAGTTAATACTGGAGAAAATATATTTTTTTGATTTCCTAAAAAACAAGACCAAAAACTAAAAGAAGAGTTTGCCCTAAAAACAGATCTGGCAAAATAAATTCTCAAGAAGTCTGGAAACCAGTCAAACATGATATCTTTCATGTATTCGGATCCCATTGGATATGTCCAGTTGCCTCGCCTACTAAACCATTTTCCTTCAGACGGACTACCAACTCCCCATTTCCCAGTCCAGTCATCAGTAGTCCATTCTACTTTTTGAGGGTCTATATCAAATTTCTTAAAAGCTTTTTCGTATGATTTTTTTGATATTACAGAGTATCCAAAATTATTTTCGTAATTCGGATTAGATATATCATCTCTCCTAAGGTGAGCTATATCATAAGTACCCTGTTTGTCTTCTAAATATTTGTAAACATCAGTATTTTTTACTTCATCTGAAAATTCAAAAGTTTCCTTTAGGAATTTAGTTGACATACCTTTAAATATCTCTTCTTGATATGCACATAAGTCCATTACCCAAGATTGTTTTAAGTCAATCCAAGTCTGACTAGCGTCATGAGGATTTAAAAACTTAAAATCACTATTTGTTCTCTTGTTGTATTCCTCGAAAGCTTCGCTTTTAAATTCTTTTGTATCTAGATCTTTGTGGGACTGATTTAACTTGAGTCTTAAATCGTCATCTTGTATGATTGTATGCTTGTTATTGGAAAAAAGCTTATCTCCTTCCCATTCAGACGGAAGAACTAATTCTACATTCAACTTATTTGCATATGTAGAAAGGTATGCATATTGATGCATCCTGTTGCCAAACCTTCCTTGCCACTTTGCAAGGATTATTTGTCCATCTTTTTTGTCTTTATCAGAGTTTGCTTTCTTCTTAGGCATTGTAAAAATTAGAGTTTATATATTGTAAAATAAATTTAGAAAATTTCTTGTTTTCTTCCAAAAATTCTACAAATTTAGGCTCTCCCTGTATCTTCTCTGGGCACTCTATAGATTTATCCTTACAAGCAGAAACGATCTCGCTGTCTATAGAAATCCATGCGCCCTTTTGTTCGATATATCCCCATAGCTTCATCATATCTATGATTTCTCTTTCTACCCAAATGCTATTTCCATCAGTCCTTCCATATCTTATTGGGTATCTAATCACCGCACCAGTTTTTTCATTAACACTTTTTCTAAAAATTATTTTGCAAAAGTGACCAATAGGACTGCCTTTATCTTCAAGTTTTGATGCACTTGGGTTTGGGAAAATAATGTCTGAATTATATCTTTCTTGAAATTCCAAGATAAAATTGGAATAGTGTTTTACTGCATTGCCTCCAGCTTGCTTGACTTTTGGACCACCTCTCGCTGCATAAGGGTTTGATGCTACCTCAACCCTAACTTGAGAGGTAAGGATCATCATATGACCCATTTTTGTTATAGGTAAAACCATTTTCTTTAGAAAAACAGAGGTGACTAAAGCTCCGCCAGCGACCTGTTCACTTTCATCAAATGGTTTATCAAAATCACCTATTCTGCAAAGAGCGTCAACACTATCAACTATAAACATATATTTCTTATCTTCTTTATTATCTTCGACAAGAGTTCTTATTAACTGAAAGACTTTTTCAAATATATTACAATCAAATCTAAAAAATCTCTCCTCACTTGTATCTATTCCGCTTCTAGAAAGAACTTCTGGAGACAATCTACCTTCACTCCTTATGTAAATGATCATGCCATTTTTCTTGAATTTCTCTTGAAAGTTTTTTGCAACTGTTAATGCACAGCTAGTCTTGCCTCCTTCATTAACACCAGTAAAACGATGCGCTCCAGCTGGAAATCCTCCACCAAGGGCTAAATCTAAGTTAAGGCTGCCAGATGAAATTTTATAGTTATCTTCTTCGTAGTTGTTGTAATGGTATTTTGAGTTGTCTTTATCAGACAAAAATTTATTAATTTGATCTAGTGTTTCACTCATATCTTAAAAAATCTTTTATAGTTTTAGGTTTGTTTTCAATTATAAAATCATCTCCTGTTTTATCGCCAAGCTCGATTGTTTTAGTTTTAGGAACTACGTAGCTAAACTCTAAAAACTTTTTTTTTAAAAGTTTTTTACCGTAATCTGAAATTAAAAATGTCATACTATCATATTTTTTTTCAAAAGAAACTAAGCTCCAAAATTCTTCAATTGGATAGATTTTAAATAAATCATTCAATATCTTTATTTCCCTACTCCAAAAATGCCTCTTTTGGGTTTTGGGAATATTTAATATTCTGTGCAATATTTCTTTCTTAGCAGTTTGCTTCAGCTTCACGAGAATATGATATTAACAAGGCTTAATAAATTCAAGCACAAAGGTTCCAAAACTTTGCTTTTTTAAAATCGTAATAAAGTATTTTTGATCTTATTCCAAAGATACCCTCATTAGCTACTAAGCGATTGTTTGAAATATTTATCTCTGAATTTGATTTATTTATATTGTTGATTTCACGAAATCCCATTTTTATTTCTTCTTCTGTTAAATTTTCTATAGAAAGATCTTTCTTGTTCTTAATGGCTTTATTATATTTTAAGGATTTAAATTCACCAACTGTATTAGGGAACATAGCTGAACACCTCTTTATTATATCTGTATCTTGATAGCCCATACCATAGAATGACTCGTCATAACCTCCTAATTCTTCAAATACATCTCTTCTAAAAGATATTCTGCCATAATTTCCACTGAACCATTCTTTCTTGCACCACTGATGATAGCAGTTAATGTCTTTATTAGATGAAAAAAGATCATAAATAATTTTTGCCCCGCCCTCTCCTGTGTAATTATCACAATCTAAGTTTACTAAAATTTCGCCTTCAGAAAGATTGTGGCATGTATTTTTAGCAATTGAAGCATTCCAGTATGGAAAGTCTTTAATTTTAAATAGTTTTAAATATCCATCTGCAATATATTCGGAAAAATTGTCAATTATCCATTCTGAAACTCTATCGCTTGAGTCGCAGTCTAAAATTGTAAACTCACAAAAATCTCTATATTCTAAATTGTCTTCAATATTTTTTTCTAACGTTTCTTCGATTTGAAATTTTCTATTTTTAATAGCAGTGCAAAAAGATATGTGTCTTCTGTAAGAGTGATTGTTTTTATAAATAAAATAATTTTTCCTTTCGTAATCTTTATTTGTCTTAGGGTGCCATAGATGATATCCATGACAGTTTATTGGGATATAAGAAGAATAGTCTTTCAACTTATTATGTATGAAGTCTAAATCCTCCCAACCCCAACCAGCAATATCTTCATCAAAACCGCCAGATCTTAAAAATAAATCTTTAGAAATCAATATTGAATACTTACCTGTATAATCATCTCCAGTTTTATCTTTTAAATTTGGTGGCACTCCATTATTTATATATTCTTCAGTTTCGCTGTTAGATAAGCTAAAAATTTCAGAGAATGGCCTACACAAATCAGAAAGCTTGCATAACTCTGGGAGAACTTTAAAATCTAGAATTACGTCAGCATCTAAAAGTAATATATTTTGTGTGACGCAAATTTGAGCTGAAAGATTATATAGTTTTGATTTGTGAAAGGGCTTGTTAGAGTAATATTCTAGCCAAATCTCACCTGGCTTCCTATATTTTTTCAATTCTCCATCGTTATCGATAGATTCTTTCTGCTCAGCAATAATTACTTCGATTGAATTTTTTTTTAAAACTTTAATTAAAAAGTTTAAATTCCTCTTTCTTTCAATGCTATCTTGCTTGTATGCAATAATTGCAGTTATCACAAGTTTATATTAACTCGATAACCTAAAAAAATCAAGAAGGATAAGTAGTAGGATAGGTTGGTGGAGCTGCTGTTGTTGCAACTGGTGTTGTTGCAACTGGTGTTGTTGCAACTGGTGTTGTTACGACTGTTGGGGTAGGTGTCGGGCTGTGGCTAGAAGTATGACTTGGAGTGTGGCTCGGAGTATGACTCGGAGTCGGGCTATGGGTTGCGGTAGCTGTTGCGGTGGATGTTGCGGTGGATGTTGCGGTAGCTGTTGGGGTGGCTGTTGGCGTAGGCGTCGGGCTAGGAGTACACTCACAGCAATCACTGCATCCGCTAAATCCGCTCGAAGCCTCGCTCATATCATCGCACAATGCATGGTCTAAGTTCAGCTTGTCGGTTACCCATTTTGTGGAATCGGAAGGACATGGATGACCGCAAGCTGCACCACATTTATCTGTATCCGCCCTGCCTTCTTGCAAGGTATAACACCAGCCATTTGGAAGTTTTATGGTAGTAGGCAGACTGCTTGAATCTCCAGAGTAAGCTATGTAGCTTGTACCTGGAACACTAGCCTTCTGGCTCTCGTCGCAAGGTTTCGCTGGATCGTTCTCGTTGCATTCAGAATCGCATATGTTGTACTGTGCGCAACCACCCGAACAGTGTGGTGTGTCACTTGGAGTAATCGTCCAGTGCGTATCAGTAAATGTGGGCGTAGGAGTAGCAGTCGGAGTCGGAGTCGGTGTAGGTGTCGGGGTAGGTGTCGGAGTTGGCGTAGGGGTTGGGGTAGGTGTCGGAGTAGGCGTCGGAGTTGGGGTTGGTGTAGGAGTCGGAGTCGGGGTTAGGGAAGGTACTGGAGTACATTCGCAACAATCCTCACAGGTTGGGTCTTCTGTGCCAGGCGTCAACGGATATGCCAATATATCCCCACTTATCGTAATGTTTAGTTTTTGAAAATGTTTATTTTCATTTTTGTAAGTAGTGTCATCCTCTTCGCAACAATCACCTCCACAATTAGAACAACTAGAAGTAGCGTCGACTAGTGTCCAGCACCAATCAAGATATTTAACCATAGAAGGAGCTGTTTCATGTGATCGAAGTGAAACATAGAGGCTCTCAGGAACATCGGCAGTCTCTATGTCGCAAGGGGCAACTCCTGGAGCTTTACAAGTATCTTTTGTACCATCTCCGTTATTCCATCTTGCTAAAGTATCATCTGGGAAGCATCTTTGGTATTCAGCACAGCTTCCTGTACAACAGCACCCACAACACTCGCAACAAATATTTTCGTCAGTATCTTCATTAAAGTTGTCGTAAGAATTTTTAACTTCATCAAAATCATCAAAGTCTATTGCAGAAGCATCAGCACAGTTTTGAGCAGATATAAATCTCGCATTGCCACACAAACCCTCATCAGAAGATGTTCCTCCGCAATGTGAAACGTCCACTTGTCCATCTAAAGTATAGCACCATCCGTCTTTATATAATATACCTCCTGGAAAAGTATGGTCTGGCTCAACAACATCTCCGCACATTTTTATGTACAAAATATCATCTCCTGGAGCACCATCATTGCAATTCTTGCTTGCATCAGATGCATTACATGATGGGCCATCACTGCTATAGCATCTAGTATATTTTGCGCAACCTCCAGTTGGGCATATATAATCTACTCCTGATTTGTCTAGAACTTCTATGTATTCATTTTGAGGGCATAACCACAAATAAGAATCTGGGAAGTTTCTTCTTCTAGTTCCTCCTTCCCCATCTTTAGATATACAGTCCCTAGTTTTTACTGTATTTTCTGGAATAGCAATTCTAATCTTCCCTCCAAGTCTTTGGGCTGTATCAATTATTGGTTTATCATGTATTAAAGGATTGTATCCACAACCAGAGTTATTGCCTCTATTATAAGTTATGCTGACACTTACATTGTCTTTTAAGTCACCATCTTCACATTCGTAATTAATAAAAATTTCAAAATGCACGGGACCAGCGCCAACTCGCTCTTCTTTTAAGACTAAATGGTTTCCAGTTCCTCCAATTCTACAATCATCTTTAAATAAATGCTTGACTGTATATGAAAATTCTACTTTCTGACAGGGACATGTTGGGCATTTAAATCCTTCTTCGCACCAAGTTTGTCCTTGACCTATGCATCCAAGCGGAACAGTTCCGCAGCACGGCTCATCATCATAAATATCGCCTGCATCATCGTTTAGCCATTTATTAACTTGATACATGTTTCTGGACTTCACGCAATTATAGCATGAGCCAGTAACATCTCTTACGTTCCTAAATGCACGACGAGCAGGTATGCCATTTTGAAAACGAAGTTGATTCTCAGCTTTATCTTTTACCGATTCAACTGTTTGAGTCTGTCCATCTAGGCACATGCAGGCTTCGCAACTAGTAGGACCTACGCCAGGAGGAAAATAGTATTTTTTATTATAAACGTCATACGACATTCCGTGGTAAGATGCGCAAAACTCTGAAGTCCTGATTTCACAAACTGGACAAAACTCAGCTCCAAGGCAGCCTCCAGTAAATTCTACAGAGGGATTGTCGCATGTAATAGCTTCAAAGTCAGACCTACTTATTCTATTGTAAAATTCAGGTCTTTGCTCATTTCCTTCTGCATCAAAACGATTGTATCTATCATCTGGATATGTAGCATCTTTTCTGCATTGACAGCGTGGTCCTTTTATGCATTTACCTATATTTGAACCTTGCGGGTGAGTAAGTAAACTAGTACAAGTATCTGATTTGTGGTGTGGTGGGGATACTTGATTTGTAATCCACTCAGCATCATCACAGCAATACTCATCGCTATCTATATTTTTATAAATATTGTGATGTAATCTTCCTTGGCAAAACTCTAAATCTGGTTTTTGCGGGAAACAAGGCTGCATACAAGGGTGAAATTTTGCAGATTCTTCTTCGCACTCCGTCTCTGGAGTTGCAACTGGTGGTGGTGGGGGGGGTGGTGGCGGTGGGAATTGAGTATCAAAAGTGGATTCAGTAAACGGAGTAAATGGAGTGTTTGGGGTTGTTACAACTGTGGGAGTAACTGTCGGTGTCGGTGTCGGGGTATTTGTTTCAGGGGTTTCTGTAACAGGAGTTGGAGTAGGGGTTGGTGTGGGAGTTAGGGTTTTAGGAGTTGCAGTAACGGGAGTTGGAGTAATAGGGGTTTCTGTAACAGGAGTAGGAGTCGGGGTAGAAGTTGGGGAGGGAGAAAAACTATCTACATGGAAAGTAAAGGGAGTGTAAGGTGTTGGTGTTAAAGGAGTAGATCTAATATGAGGGGTTGGAGTAAAAGAATCTACAGGTAGAGTACAAGGGGTATGAGCAGTAAGAGGAGTCGGAGTTGGTGTCGGAGTGGGACTAGGAACGGGAGGACAATTATTGCAATTAATAGAATCAATATCAAACTTTACATCACTGTATTGAGGTTGACTTAGAGCAAAAGTCCCATCTTTTGCGCAGACATATTGAGTGCTTAAGCCAGAAATAGATCCTGTTTGATCGGCGCCACTGCAATCTTTATAAGAATATGTAGCATTAAAGTGCCTTTTGGAAGAACTAATTTTTATACAAACACACTCAACATCAGTAAAAGGAGGGGTTGAAGGTGGAAATTCAGAAGTCTCTGGAGGAAGAGTAAATGTTTCAGTTATGGGTGTTTCTGGGGTAGGAGTGCATTCTACACAATCATCGATGCAAAGCACAGTAGAATTAGATTGAGTAGAGCCATCGCAAGCTATATTGCTTGCAGATATTGCTATGCAGTCAGGTATACAATTGCCAGATTCAGATCCAGCTGCACCATAATGCTCAATAGTAGGAATATAATTAGTTGAAGAAGCTGCCCAAGAATAATACAGGTTATTTTCTATATGATGTTTATTATTATGTGACCCTAATCGAAAATTAACATAATAAAGTGATTGTGCTCCTATTAGTCCAAATTGAACAGAGCTTGGGGTTGTTGATGAAGTTCTAAAAGTTTGATTTCCTTCAAATCTATGTGATTTATCAAACCTGCCATCTATATGTACTTTTTCGTCAAATGTAACTAAAATCGGGCCAGAATTTCTTCCCGTGCCAACAGTAAGGGTATAAGTAGTATTGGATTGCAATAATAAAGAGCTTTGGCTAATCCTAAGCTCGGCACCACCGACTGATGCAACACCCTTTTTATTTTTTGGTTTTGTTGGCAAACTACTAGAACCGCCATTTACAATTTGTGGCGTTCCTACATCAGTAGTCCAATTAGTTAAATTATTTAAAAAGGAACCATTTTTGAGTCCAACATAAGTAGATCCACCGCCATCCTCGTTAAAGCCTATTCCGTTTTTTTCAAAACCGCTTGCGATATCAATTGATACAGCTAAATCAGCTGGGTCAGATTGCGGGTGAGACTCAAAAACATTAAAAGAAAAGCGTCTAACATCTCTTGATGGGCAACTTGGCGGAGAGTTTCGAGAAATACTTGGCCCAGAAGGATAACATGTTGGAGTTTCAGTAGGAGGGATTGTAGGAAATGGCTCTGGATCGCAATTGTCAACATCATAATTAATTGTTCTGTCATCGAAGGGCAGAAGTAAGTTAGATGCTAAAATAATCGATCCAGGATTTGTACAATCTCCTTGAACTAAATTACCTGCGACTAGGTTATAACCTTCGCCTTCTGGATGAAGTCCAGATTTACCTCTTCTTTGAGAGGTGTTGATATTACTGTTTGATAAACTAGGCATTATGCTTTTCTATAACAGTAATTGTAGCTCCGCCAAAAGTGCCTATAGCACAACATTTTGCAAAATTAAAATTCCAACAATCAAAATATAGGATTCCATTATTATTACGAGCACTGGTTATTAAATAACCAGCAACTTTTTGCCATTTTGAAGTAAGCTCATTTTTGCCAAAAATATAAAAAGATATCTCTGCAGATGCTCCGACATTATCGCATATAACTTGATAACTATGCTTTGTGAAATTTCCGACATCTTGAGTGCGACTATGGGTAGGGGTAGTCGCTCCATTTATGGAGTAGAATGGGTGAGGCCCAATATTCTTTGATGTCTCTAATTTGGACACTTTTAAGCGTTATGTTTTTCTATCACAGAAACATTGGTAACACTACCAAGATTATTAACTGTAATTTTACATTTCGCATACTTAAAGTTCCATACATCACTGTACATAATTCCTGCACTATTTACGGAATCGGTTATATTGTACGAAGCAACTGCTTGATAATTATCAGAATCTGCAGGAAATTCTCCATCTTTATTTCCATCATCATTCGTGCAAAGAATTTCAAATGTAAGATTTGTAGTAGGGTCTGGTGTTCCGTTTAAAATAACTTGATAAGAATGAATAGTATAGTGATCACTATAAAAAACAGAACTTTCTGTCGTTTCTGTGATTGAGTCCAAAGATTTCTCTTGGTGTGGACCAATATTTTTTGATACTTCTACGTTTGCCATATAAAACTCCTATAATTGAAATGTAACTCCTAAAATAGGTTACACTATAATTATAATAAAAATAAAAAATTTTTTTTACAAAAATTGTGTATTTATATATGTGGCAACACCAAAAACAATCTCATCTAAAATAAATGCTGGCACAAGTGTGGCTGCAACTAGTGGGAGAGCTATCTATATAACCGCAATACTTGCCGAAACGGATCTAAATATAGATTCAGGAGGAGCCGTTACAACTCTACCAATTGCACTTGTATCGCCAATTAGATGTAATGGATTTACGTGCACTAGTAGTGGGCACGTTGCTTACTACGAATCCCTTTAAAAGTCGTCTTCTAGAGATCCGCTTTGTTGGTACTCTCTAACTCTTCTCTCAAAGAAATTACCCATAGCTTGGACATCAACAACTTCGCCAAGCCATGGAAATGGATTTTTATCGCTAGGAAAACGATAATCTAAACCTATAGCTTCAAGCCTTCTATTTCCTATATAATGCATATAATCCACAAACATCTCAGCATTTAAGCCAAGAATGCCAGTAGGGAGAACATCATGAGCATATGCAATTTCAAGCTCAACAGCTTTTTTGATGTGCTCTACAAACTCTTCTTGTATTTTTTTAGTCCAAATAGAAGGGTTTTGCTCAATCAGGGTGTTAATTAAGTAAGTTCCGAAAGCTATATGAGAGGTTTCGTCTCTAAGCGTATATTTAATTTGATCAGAAACTCCTTGAAGTTTATTTTGTCTGCCTAGAGCTAAAAGCATTGCAAAGCCACTAAAAAAGAATGTCCCTTCACAAACAATCCAGTATGTTAAAAAGTTCCTCAAAATTTCTTGTTTACCTTCTTTTGAATAAGGATTAAAATCCTGCCTACTAATATCATTTGTGATTGACATTAAAAAGTCATCTTTAGCTTTTATGCTTGGAATTGTTTCATAAGCGGCAAAAACTTCTTCAATATCAAGATCTAAGCTATCACATATATATACTACTGTAAGGTTATGAAGACTTTCTTCAAAAGCTTGACGCAAGATGTACTGACGGCACTCAGCATCTGTGATATAACGAAAGGCAGATAAAAGAAGATTATTACCAACCAAAGACTCACTTCCAGCAAAAAATCCGAGGCAGCGTTTAACAAGTAATTTTTCATCGTCTGTAATTTCATTATTCTTCCACTGCTTGATATCAGCTTGCATGCCAATTTCAGTAGGCATCCAATTATTGGCGCAGCTTTTTAGGAATAAATCCCAAGCATATTTATGCTTGTGGGGTAAAATCCTATTTACTCCAGCTATATTTTTAGTTAAAAGTTTTCCTGTTTTTGTTTCCATAATTTAATCTATATAACGATCATAACAAAAAGATGGGATCATATCAAGTCATAATTTTATTTTATTCGCACCTCTTTCCAAGATACTTTCTTGTCCTCAATTTGTTTTTTAATCCTTTTTTGGTTTTTGTTTAGTTTTGCATTGCCACTTTTTATTTCTATAAATGTAACTTCCTCTTCTCCAAAAGATATATAATCTATAGGTTTGCCTAGAAAACTGCATTCTTCTGGCTCGAAATTAAATTGATCAAGAAATGGAGCTAGGGTCTCTGCTACCAAACCAAGTCTAACCTCACTACTTTTTTTCTGAGATGTTATTTTTTTTCTAGTTTCTGTTTCTTCAAATAAATTTTCCTCTAAACTTTTAATTTTGTCTAAATATATACCTTCTTTTTCATCAAGCTCTTTCTTTCTTTCCAATATAGATTCATTTTGAGACTTAAAAGATTCTTGCAAGGTAGATATATTAGAAAGTAAATTGTTTTCTCTATTGGTGAAATCAGATGAAATACTTGAAAATTGTTTTTGAAAACTGCTTTTCTGCCTTTTTAGGGTAAAATATAAAAATACAGAAACACTCAAGAAAAGAGTGCAAAGAATGCATAAGGCTATTTCCAAGCTAACTATCTTCTTTTACTTGGTATGGCATAGAAGCCTACAACCATAAAACATAAATCCATAAAAGAGCTTAAAAGCAAGCCGCCTGTAAGCGTAACTACTTCCCAGTCTTTTCCACCAATAACCCAAGACAACAAGCCCCATCTATGCCCCTCACCTTTAGGGGTTATTATCTGGTATTGGATGTCTGGGTTCATCGCATAATAAATCATTAAGTAACACATTGTGAATGTGATACTCATAAATAATATTCTTCTAGTAACTTGGACAAAAGGATCTTTTGCTTGCTGCATTTGATTTTCAAACATAGCCTTCATCATAGCCTCGTCTCTAGCAGCCAAGAACATCTGATCTTGGCGCTTTTGCTCTAGCCAAGCGTTTATTAAATTGGCGGCTAACTTGATCCCTGCCCCCAATATAGTATTAAGTATTGGCCCCATTAGGGAAGGGCATCGTAATCAGCTTTACTGCAAAATTTAGTAAGCCCAGTTCCATCATCGTCTACTGCTTTTAATGCATATCGAATAGACAGCTTTCCAGTCTTGGTCGTCTTCTCGTATTTCTCTTTTTTTACGGAAGACTCTTCGATTTCGACATGATTTCTTTTTCTTACATTGTAGAATTTTATCATAATATTTTAAGTTAATGTTTATTTTATAATAATATTTTTTGATTTTTTTTCAAGTATTTTTTGTATGCGAGAAATCTTATCGTCAGTATCTTGTTCGCTTACATCTTCATTGCTTTTTTTAACGATTGATGTGATTTTTGTTTTTTTCTGACTTACTTTTTTATTGAGATTAAAAAATGCATGCTTTAAGTCTATTAATATTTCTGGGTCATTTAATTCAGAAGCTTTATAAAAACTATCTGGAGCTAAAATATCAAAAAAATTGTTTTCGTATTTAGTTGTCGGGAGATTCTTGATTCTATACTGTTTGTCAAAAAAATAAAAAGACAAGAAGCAAGATGTCGCTCTGTTAATGCTATATATAAAATAAAAGAACTTCTGAATTCTTCTATAAAAATTAAAATTATCTTCTTGAGAAATCAAATCCTTTAAGATCATAGCATCTACAACTACAATATCAGATGATTTGATAGATTTATAAAAATCTTTGTCAAAAAGACATTTCTCAAAAAATTTATCAAAGTCAGATTCTACATTTAAAGTTTCAAAAGAAATATTAGAGCTTTTGAGCTTTTTGAGAGAAGACTCTACAAAAGAAATACCTTTAGTGCCTATGCTTAATACCTTCATTGGCAAGAGTCGCAAACTTCTCCATTTTTCATGGCTTCTATGCTGCAAGCTGACGGCTCGCTTTTAGTTTCTGAGGTTGATTTCTCAACTTTGCTTGCAGCTCTATTTCTTAGATAGTAAGTAGTTTTTAAGCCAGCCTTCCAAGATGCCATATATATATCATTTAAATATTTTAAAGATGTTGTTTTATTGTAAAGATTAAAACTGATAGCTTGATCTATCCATTTTTGGCGAACTGCAGTAGATTCAATTAAAGCAAACATATCTCTGTCAAATGCAGTCTTATATTTTTCCTTTAAGTCTTCTGGGATATTTCCATTTGCTAGGGATAAATCTCCATCAATACTTTTTATGAAAGAGGATACCTCTGCATTCCAAAGACCTCTTTCTTTCATGTCGTTAACAAAATGAGGATTTGTTATATAAAAGTTACCGCTTTTATTTTCATAAACAAAAAGAACTGAGAAATTAGGCTCTATACTTTGCTCTACCCCATTTATATAGCCAATTGTGGCTGTTGGAGCTATCGCCATTGTATTTGAGTTTCTCATTCCATGTTCTTGAACGTGCATTCTTACTTCTTTCCATTCGTCAAGAGTTTGCCCTTTGCCTGTTAATGGTTTGCCTGTAGCAGACTGTTTAGGAACTTTTTGAACCCCTCTATAAACCATTAAGTTGTTATAGGAATCGATTGGAAAAACTCCTTTGCTCCAAAGAGAACCTTCATATGTTTCGTAAGAGCCTCTTTCTGCTGCAAGTATAGAGCTTGCATAAATAGCATGCATTGAATAAAATTCAAATAATTTATTATTAAATTCAACAGCCTCTTTACTATCTATTTGTATATCAAGTTTGTGAAGAATGTCATGAATTGCCATCATTCCAAGGCCAATTGGGCGATGTTTTAGGTTAGAGTTTTCAGCCTCTCTTGTGGGATAAAAATTAATGTCAATAACATTATCTAGCATTCTAATCGCAGTGTGAATGGTAGATTTTAAAAGATTATAATCAAGCTCACCTTCATCAATATGGTTTAATAGATTAATTGAACCTAAGTTACATACTGCAGTCTCTCCAATTTCTGTCTTTTCACCTTTTTTATATTTAGAAGATTTTGTATGTAAGGTTATTTCGGTACAAAGATTAGAGCTACGAACTGCTCCTTCGTGTTGGTTTGTATATCTAATATTGCATGGATCTTTAAATGTATTCCATGGATGAGATGTTTCAAATAGCACCTTAAGCATTTTTTTCCAAAGATCTTTTGCTGGAATCTTTCTGAAATTTTTAATATCACCCATTTCTGCAGCACGACATGCATCTTCATAGCGATCATCAAAGTCTTTACCAAAGTAATCATGAAGAGTTTTACCATCTTCATATGTCATGTCTCTAGGATCAAAAAAGTACCAGTCTCCTTCGTTTTCAACCCGACGCATAAATTCGTCAGGAATCCAAGAAGCTGTGTTCATATCGTGACAGCGAAGTCTATCATCTCCAGTGTTTCTCCTTAAATTTAAGAAATCCTCAAAGTCTAAATGCCAAGGTTCAAGATAAGCACATCCAGCTCCTGGCCTCTTGCCTCCTTGATTTACTGCAACAAGAAGATCGTTGTATATTTTAAGCCAAGGAACGAGGCCGCTAGATATGCCATTAGTTCCTTGAATATGAGAACCTGTAGAACGAAAAGGGGTAACATCAAGCCCAAGGCCACCAGCATACTTTGATTTGCGAGCTTCTTGCCAAGCGCCGTCAAAAATACCGTCAATGCTATCATCGAAAGTATTAAGATAACAAGAACTAAGTTGTGAGTGAGTTGTTCCACTATTAAAAAGGGTTGGGGTAGAAGGAGTATAAAGCATTTTGCTTATCAAATTATAAAATTCGATAGCTTTGCTGTTTTTGTCTTCTTCATTTATTGCTAAACCCATGGCGACTCTCATCCAAAAGCTCTGTGGAGCCTCCATGCATTTTTCATCGAGTCTAATAAAATATCTATCAGTTAAAATTTGTATGCCTAAATATTTAAACTTCTTATCTCTTCTTATCTTCAATGCTTCAGATAATTTTGGAAGATCAAAATCAAGTAATTTTTTATCTAGCCTATCTTCCTTTACTAGCTTTTTTATGTTTTGAATAAAACTTTTTCTGTACTGAAGTTTAAATGTGTCAGAATCAACACCCTCTTTGAAAACTTCTTTGTAAAGAGTATTGAGCAATAATTGCGCTGCAGCCTTTGAATAGTTAGGCTCTTTCTCTATCTTCTCTCTGGCAGATAGAATTAGAGCTTGGTCAATTTCTCTTGTGGTTATTTTATCAAAAAGTTGGAGTTGTGCATCTAGCACTATTTCACTGGCAGATACGTCCTCTACTCCTTCGCACGCTCTCTGTGCGCTCGCATTTATCTTACCTACATCAAATTTTACTAATCTGCCGTTCCTCTTTTTTACATTAATTTCCATATCTTGCACAAATTTGTTTACACGGTATTTTGGGTAATTTTTATAATTAAGTTCGATTATTGAACTTTTTTGAAAATACCAAAAAAAATGTGTAAAAGCAAGCTTTTTCTGTTATTTTCTTGAGTCGGCTGATACTTTATTTTTAAGATACCAGTCTAAGGTTTTCCTAAGTCCTTGATCGAACGGCATTGGTGAAAAATGCGGAAAGATCTTTTTCATTCTGGATACATCTAGAACTTTTCTCGCAACACCATTTGGTTTAGAAGTATCCCATTCTAATGAGCCTTTAAAGTTTAAATTATCAGCTACAATTTCTGCCAACTCTTTAATCGAAGTTCCAACTCCAGTTCCTATGTTAATTGGCTTGAGGTCATGCTCTAGGTCTACAGACATAGCTAAGGCTTTAGCTGCGTCACCAACATATATGAACTCTCTCTCTGGGCTTCCATCGCCCCAATTTACAATTTTATCAGAACCTTTTTCTACTTCATCTGAAAATCTTTTAATTAAGGCTGCTACGACATGAGATCTATATTCAGTAAAAACATCATGCTCTCCGTACAGGTTGGTTAAAATCAGGTGATTTCCTTTTAAGCCATGTTGCTTGTAGTATGCGTTTTGTGCGATAATTTGAATCTTTTTTGATGAACCATAAGCTTCTACTGTATCATGAAAAGCTCCATTCCAAAAATCATCTTCAGACATATTGCCGTCAACTAATGCAGGGTATGAGCATGCAGAACCAACGGCAACAACCTTATTGACTCCGCACTCTGAGGCGGCTTTATATAAATTAATCGTCATTAAGGCATTATTATGAAACAAGTTTGCTGGCTCTGAATTACAAATGCCTATGCCTCCATAATAAGCCGCAGAGTGAATAATAACTTCAGGCGAATTATATTTAATAAATTTTTTTAAATTTTCTTCGTCATAGAGGTCCATATCAGAAGATCTTGGAGATAAAACCTCATATCCAAGTTTTTGACACTCTTCTACAATTCTTCGGCCAAGAAATCCTGAGCCTCCAGTGACTAATACCTTTTTATACATTTTTATATTGACTTCTACTATCTAAAGCTGGACAAGCTTGGATTAATTCATCTATGCCCTTTTCTACTGTTTTTTCAATAAAAAATCCAGCATCATTAATTTTTTGATAAGAAACTTCGTAGTTTCTTTTATCTTCATCTTCTCCAAATTCAGCGAAATGAAGATAGTATTCGACCTTTCTTTTAATCATCAATGCGATTTCTTCTTTATTATAATTGTTAAAATCACCACCTACATTAAAAGTATTGTTTTTCATTGAGTCATAATTTTGAATTGCATATACAATGCTTCTAGCCATATCATCAACATGAATAAATGTCCTCTTAAATGTTTTTTCAAACATAACAAGGGTTTTATTATTGATTGCTTGATAAACAAAGTCATTAATTAAAAGATCAAGTCTCATTCTAGGAGAAAGCCCAAAAGCTGTTGCAAAACGATAAGCTACAGCACCATTTTCATTAAGAAAAATGTTTTCAGCTTCAGTCTTTGTTTTGCCGTATAAGCTGATCGGATTCAGCGGAGTCTCTTCTGTGCAAACTTCGTTCTCTATGATTCCATAGTTAGAGCCAGTAGATGCATATACGGTTCCTTGGTCATTAGAAAGTAAAGAGGAAATTAATTTAGATGAGTCTACATTGACTGTAGTTGCTAAGTCTGGATTTTTTCTACAAGCAGGAAATCCGACAATTGCAGCAAGATGAATTACAAACTCAAAATTATGAACTAAATCTTTCATTAAAGATTCGTCCCTGGCATCACCTTTTATAAATTTAAATTTAGGATTTTTGAAAAATGGAATAACTGTATGTCCATTATCATACATTAGGTTATCAACCACACATACTTTATACCCCTCTTCTAAGAGTTTTGGAACTAAAACTGAGCCGACATAACCAGCGCCTCCAGTTACTAATATCTTCATAGTAAATTATAATCGTGATTATACATTTTTTCAACTAAATCTCTGAAAGAAGACTTAGGTTTCCAGCCTAATTCTCCAATAGCTAATGTAGGGTCTCCCTTCAATAGATTTACTTCTGCTGGTCTGTAATATTCAGGATTAACTTTTACTAAAATATTATCGTTATCGTCGGTAAATTTTTCTTCAACTCCTTCGCCAGAAAACCAAGCTGTTATTCCTGCACATTGAAAACATGTAATTATGAAATTTCTAACTGTATTTACTTCTCCGCTTGATAGAACATATTCTTGTGGCTCTTCTTGGTTGAGCATAAGCCAAACACCTTCAGTAAAGTCTTCGGCGTCACTCCAGTCTCTCTCTGCATTCATATTCCCAACTTCTAGCGGAACTATCTCAGTTCCGTTCTCTATTGATTTTTTGATTTTTGCGATTGTTGATGTTATTTTTCTGGTAACAAATTCATAACCCCTCCTTGTGCCTTCATGATTGAAAAGCCAACCTTGAACAGCATAAAGTCCATAAGACTCTCTATATACCTTTACTAGATGTCTAGCTGATGCTTTTGACGCCCCATAAGGACTTCTAGGTCTAAGGGGGTGGCTTTCGTCTTGGGGTGAATAAATAACATCACCAAACTCTTCAGAAGAGCCAGCATTATAAAATCTGCATTTAGGTTGATGTGTCCTGATAGATTCAAGTATATCTAAAACTGCAGTAGCATTAACTTCAAAGGTTTGTTTAGGAAAGTCCCAACTAGAGCCGACAAAACTTTGTGCAGCAAAATTAATAAAATAATCTGGTTTGTGTTTTAGGATGGCTTGTTCGATACTATGCGAATCAGATAAATCAATATTTATAAGCTCAAACCTGTCATTGTTGATGTGTTCAATATTAGTATAATTTGTAACACTAAGCCTTCTTACTCCTCCATAAATTTTATAATCAGTATGCTTAAGTAGATAGTCAACCATTAGGCTGCCATCTTGACCAGAAACACCAGTTGTGATTATAACTTTACTCATCTTTTAATCCAAGTTCTTGCTTGTACTTCGGAATCCACTCTTCTAAAGTTACTGAAGGACTCCAGTTTAATAATTCCTTAGCCTTAGAGTTGTCAGCAAGTGTTTGTTTCGGTTCGAGTCGAGATTCAATATTAACCCTTGGGCCACCTATTAAATCTGCAAGATCATTTACGGAACGATTATCACCATTACCAATATTTATAACTTCTCCATATCCGACTTTATCTGATTGAGATGCTGAAATATTTGCCCTTACAACATCGCCAACATATGTAAAATCTCTTCTTTGTTCACCATCTCCAACAATTGTCATAGGCTCACCTTTTAACCTTTGATTGGCAAAGATTCCCATCACTAAGCAGTATGCACCTTCTAGCGATTGACGCTCTCCAAATACATTGAAATATCTAAGGCAAACTGTTTCTAGTCCATAGCAAATAGAGAAAACTTTACAGTATTGTTCTCCAATTAACTTTTGTAAGCCATATGGACTTAATGGGTTTGTCGGATGAGTTTCTGGAGTTGGAAAGATTTTAGCATTACCATAGGCAGAAGAAGATGCACTATAAACAAAACGCTTTATTCCAAGCTTCTGGGCCATGACTAACATATTTAATGTGCCATTAACATTTGTATCATTGAAAGTAACTGGATCTTCTATTGATGGCTGTACCCTAGCAAGGGCTGCTAAATGAAAGATAGCATCGCTACCTTTAATAGATTGCTCTACCCTTTCTGTGTATGCAGATAATGCGACAGTTCCCTGCCTGCAAGCATTTATGTCAGCTTGAACAAATTCAGCTTTTGGGTTTATGTTTTCTTTTTTTCCTGTAACTAAAGAATCAATGACCACAACTTCATGTCCGTCATTAATCAATTGATCTACTAGATTACTTCCAATGAAGCCTGCTCCGCCTGTTACTGTATATTTCATAGTTATTGTAATTTTTTATCAATAAATTTCTATCTATTTATTAAGTTTTTAAATTGTATAAGCAAGAATAGTAGTTTTGCACATGAGGTTCAAAAAAATCAACCTCTATTCCATTGAAGTAATTCATATCTAAATAGTCCTTGCCTGATGGCCCACTTATATATTTTGTAGCACCAATTTTTCTGAGGATGTTTGCTAGTAGCTGGGATTTGCTGCCCTTGACACCCAATGTGCTCGCAAAAACCATATCTCTTTCAATACCCATTTGCCTCATAGCCCAACGAATGCTGTCCATATTAATGTCAATTAGCTTAGAATGGGAATATACTTCTTGCATGTCAATGTCTAAATTTTGCCTAATTTTATTCAATAGCTTGATTCTCCATTGAGTATCTGGAGACACCCTAATACAATTAATATGTTTAGAAGTAGCCTTTTTTTCAACTGGAACGGTAATCCAGTCATCTCTACCATCTTTTAATTTTATTTTATTGCGATTTTGAAAATAATTTTTTCTATAATTAACATTGTCTAATACCACAAATATATCCGCTTGGGAAATTTTTTGAAAAAACCCCATGTATGGAAAGTGTTCGGGTTGATGGATTGTTGCTTTCAAGATTTTTGGGGGCGATCAATCATTAATATATCTAACTCTCTCATAACCACTTCATTATTTTGTATATTTCATATGTTTGATAGTCGTCAAAGGCAAAATTTTCTAAAACATGAGCTCGTCCTATATTGTAATGCTCTTCGCTTTGTAGGTAATATCCCCATTTTGTATAAGACTGATCTTTATTGATGTCATATCTATCTAAAGCTTTCTTTTTAAGATCATAAAGATCGCCATCAATACCTATATAGTAATTACTTTGAAAATTAACACTAGATGGAGAGTATAAAGTAACATAACGACTACAGTATTTATACATACCCTTGCATATAAAGCTCAATGCGACATGGTCTGTGTGTGAATCATCGTGATCATGAGTAAGAAGATCGAATCTTTTGTTAAAATCAATAGTTTTGTAAAAACAATCTTTGACCTTGTCTAAATTATTAAATAAAGTTCTTTGTTCAAATCCTAGATTAATATCCACTAATTTAGAATTAATTTCAATAGGTAAATTACTTATATTTTCTTCCCATACAGGCTCTTTTTCACTCCATGTTGTTGCTGTAATAATTTTTATCTTATCGTATTCATTGCAATGTTTAAATAAATAGCCGTATGCCGCACATTCGACATCGTCAATATGGGCAACAAAAATTATAAGATCTTTTTTTATTTTTGGGCGAAGCATCCGTAGTCTCTATTTATTTTGGAAAGAATATGTTTTTTTTCTACATCTTTATTGTATTCATTTTTCCACTTTGGGTCATTTACTAGTGCAAATAAAGGCTTATAAGTACAGCCGCAAATATCTTTGTATCCAAAATTGCCGCTCATGAAGTCGAAACGTTCTGCATCAGATTTTCTTAGAACTCCCAACATTTTTATAAACAAAATGAAAACGTCGTTCTCATAGATCCTGTTTATTACATTGAATAAGATATTTTGCATGCAATTGTTGTTTTTGACAAAGCAAAACCAGCCCACATCTTTTTGTTTGGAGTGGTGCATTGTGAAAAAGTATAAATTGTTTTGTTTGTGAAAAAAATCTAATATTTCAAATAATAATTTGTTATCGAGCCACTCATAGCGAGGCAAGCCCCTCTTTTTAAAAGATTTGCTTATTAAATCTACTAGGTATTTAATTTTCTTTTTGTTCGACGGCAAAAGTCTTTCTATGCAATATTGATCTTGTTTTATTATAGCTCTCCTAAATCTATCTGATTTTTTTTTGTTTAATTTTTTTAATTTTAAGAAATGAGCGTTTTCGTCAAAATTTTTTATGGAGTTTATGCTCCAGTTTTGTTTGTAAGGTACGTCATACTTTCTTAAGTCATAATTTAATTCATTAAAAATATCTTTTTCTAAATTTAGAAGTCTAAAATTATATTTTTTTTTCAAAAGGTAATTCAAGACTTCGTTTACTGTCTTGGGATAAATATAATTAGGTTCATTATAAAAAAACCCCCCGTAAAATGACACCATATTATTCTTGCAAACTAAAGGGGTAAACTCGGTGCCTTCCTTATTTAGTAGCCCGATATACTTGTCTGGCTTAAAATTGTCATTTCTTATTTTTCTATAATTTTTATCGTCCAAAATTAGCGACTTGGAGAAATAGTACTGTTCATAAAGGTCTTTATCGCTTATTATATGCATTTTAAATTTCGTTTACATTTTTATTTTATTTGAAAAAGTGAGTTAAAATAGCCTGAGTAATCTCATAACATTTTTCTTCAAGAGTCTTAAATTCTTTATTATAAATTGAACAATCAATCCGAAGAGATTGATCGAAGACTCTATTAAGACTGGAGGTGCACTCGTGGTCGTAAGAAGTAACATAATTATTTAAATCATTATTAAAAAGAGTCAATTTAGAGCAAATAGAGTGGGTATTGGACACTGCTGCTTCTCCTAATACTCTAGGGTTAGGGTCATAAGGCTGACCCCAAGCACGAGAGTCTGTATTGTTTACATTAAGGCGGGATATGGATGTAAAAAAGGGCATGTATGCGTGATTTGCCCATCCCATATAGTGCCGAAATCCTTTTTCTTTGCAGCGTTGAGATACCGCGCGAGCTTTCGGCCCTTTGCCTAAAAATAAAAAAGAAAAGTCTTTGCATAAGTCAGGGTCAAGCATCTCAATAAAAGATTGTTGATTTTTCCATCCAGATAGAGATCCAGCAAATAAAATAACTTTTCTTTTTTTTGTGCTATTAAGAACCTGAAGAGCATTGTTTCTATAAACTGGAGAGGGCGGTGGACTAACATACTCGTCTTTGAAAATAAGATCATAGCCTATTGTGTTGCGATGATAGCCCATGCTTCTCATTTGAACTTTAAACTTTGATCTGCTGGGAATTTTTGAAGTTTCTGGTCGATTGGCCATGACAGAAAGAACTCCTGATCTGCCAATGATAATATCATACGAAGGTAGAAGCTTGTCTATCTGCTTTATTTTACCATCCTTGATTGTAAATGAAGGAGGATAGATTTTTGGAGATTTATCGTAAGTTAAATGGATATTTGAATTGGGCCATATTTTAGATAAAAAAACAGGGTAATCAAGAGCATCAAGTTCATTTTTGAATGGCTTAAAGTGAGCCATAAGAATATTAAGTTTTATATCTGAGACCCACTCTTCTTTTATTTCAAAGGGAATATTTGCTTCAGCATAACGTTGAACCCCTTTGGGGGTTTTAAATGCATTTCCCTCAAGAAACTTTTTGTATTGTGAGGTTAAAAATTCAGGAGGATTTCCGTAATCGGAATAAAAGTCTTCTATGTTATTCATTCGACAACTGAGTAATTAAATTTTTGTCGTAAGAATATTTATTCGTAGAGCGGCAATGATGGTCTATATTACGTAATAAGTCGAGCTTTTCGGGTATATGGATGCTCGAAGCTCTTATTAGCTCGTCAGCAAAATTAGGATGAATGCCAAAGTGGGCGGCATAAGCATACAGAGGGTGATAGCTGTAGCATAATTTATTTGCCAGGTATTCGCTAGAGCTTCTAATATATTTATCATAATGTATTATTAGGGGATCTGCATTATATTTATTTGGCGATGTTTTAGACAAATATAAAACCAATAATTCACTATTGCAATTACCTGCTCCTCGACCAAGACCCCCAATACAGCCGTCCACTATAGAGACATTCGGACAATTTAAAGCTACTTTTGTTTTTGATAGGGCATCGTTTTGATTGTTGTGAGTATGAACCCCTACTTTGAATCCATATTCTGAAACTCGATCAATATGTTCCAAAACAGAGATCTCGTCTATAGCTCCATATGTATCAGCTATATAAATACATTTCAATGGAATGTCGCTAAGTTCCTCGAAAAAAATATCCAACTTAGATTTATGAATTTTATCTATGCAAGCAAGATTAACAGCGACTTCATAACCTAGGTCTAGTAAGCCCTGCGATAACTCTTTGCATTTTTGGGCTTGCTTGTGGTCAACACTCTTAAGTTGAAGAGGGTTATTATGCCCAACTAGTATTCTGACTAGATCTATTTTGGAACTAGTTTTAGGTAAAAAAGAATCAAGAGTGTCATATTCAGAATAGATCATAGCAGCAATCTTGCATCTTTTTGAGTTTTGATATTTATTATAAATTCTATTTATGTCTTGATCTGTAGAATGCCACCAACTACCTTTTTTAGGGCCAGATTCTTTTTTAGATTTAAAACCTATTTCAAAATAATCTATACCAGATAAAGACACCGCCTGGTAGCACGATAAAACTTCTTCGTCAGAAAATTCCCAATTGTTAATATATCCCCCATCTCTCAAGGTGCAATCTAGGGTCTCCAATTTAAGTGTTTCTTGAGTGTCTTCCATGAATTTTAATTATTTTTAAGAATCCATTCTTCGCATCTTTTTAAATCTTCAATGCAATGAACATCAAAGCATTCATCTACAACAATCGGCTTAATCTTATTGCCTAAAAAAACCCAAGGCTTTTGACCGCCTTCGGAAAACAGAGAATTTTTCATATTTAATACCCAAAAATTATGACATAAAAAATAGCAAGAGGTTAAATCTTGACGGTTAGTTGACACTTCGGTATCGGTAAAATTAAAAAAAGTTTCCAGGAAGCCGTCTTTGTTTGTTGTCTTGGCTCTATAGGGGTGATGGCTTTGTTCTTGGTACACAGGAACAACAGAAGAGATACTTGGGTCGGAAATGATATCCTTAATTGCTTGTTCGATCCACTGAGGCTTGACGGTCACGGAATTAGCAAGATGCACAATTAAAATGTCTGGATCTATATTATCCTTTTCTTTTATAAATTTTACAGCATGGAAAATAGCATCAATGTGCTGAGATGTAGGGGTACTCAACTCTGGAGGGCGTTTAATTTTTTTATAACCTACAGAAGAGGCTACATTAAGAATGTTGTCGTCATCGCTGCTGGCATAAAAATGATTAATCAAATCCACACTTTTAGCTGAATGAGCGGGATAAGTTAATAATTCTTTGCTCAGAACGGGCAAGATGTTTTTATCTTTTAGGGTGTTGTTGCCCCTGCCAGTTATTAATGATACTATATTCACGATGCAAGATCTGCCTTTGCTTTATTATACATTAATGATATACCTTTTTCTAGTGAAATTTTAGGCGACCATCCAATTTCAGAAATCTTAGAGATGTCAGAAAGAGACCCAAACTGATCACCTTCGTGTCCACCCGTATTAATTATAGAGAATCTATCTTTTTCTGCATCGTTTGTATTGAGTATAATGTCTATTAATTCTTTGACTGTGGTTTTCTTTCCAGAACCCACATTTAATATCATGGAATCAGTACGACGATCTAAGCCAAGAATTAAGGCTTCAGAAACATCACTAATGTAAACAAAATCTCGATATCTATCAAGAGATCCTGTAACTTTTATTTGGCTACCAGTGATGGATTGTGCCATAAATATACTTGCCATTCCCTGGCGTAGATTTTTAAAGTCCTGCCCAGGGCCATATACATTAAAAAGTCTAAAAATTGAATAATCAATACCGAATTGCTTAAACATCTTTACGAATATTTCTCCAGAAAGTTTGGAAGCTCCATAGTTTGAAACTGGGAGAGTGCTATCATCTTCACTTATTTTGCCAATTTTATTTCCATATACAGCCATAGAGGATGAGAATATTATTTTTTGAGCCTTGCAAGTTCTGGCGAAATTGCAAACATTTAAAATGCCCTTAACATTAATGTCAGCATCTCTTTCGGGCTCTTCCTGGGATATAGCTCCTGATGTTTGCGCTGCAAAGTGGAAAATGAAATCAAATTTTTTTTTATTTAACAGTTTGAAATTATCAGCATTTCTTATATCGACTGAATGCTTTGTGTAAGTAGTATGATCTGTATTAAATTTTTCCTCAAGATCCAAAAGTTCGACGTCGTGACCAGCAGACCTTAATAAATTAGCTGTTGATGTGCCTATGAATCCACAACCGCCTGTAATTAATATTTTACTCATAAATACTATTACTTAAATGCTAAGTTTTGCAAAATTATTAAGCGAATATGATTCCATATCTAATATTTTTTTTAAAAAGGGATCTACCTTAATATGTGAATTTTTGTCAACCTCTTCTTTCAAGCATTGCCAATGATTTGCCTGGATATGTCTGGTTGAGGTTGTTCGCCTAACATTATCAGCTTCTATTTTACTGCAGCCTTTTTTGTAGCCCTTGATATAGGGATCAAGATAGAAGCTATATCCACAAATAAATAACTCCCTGACTTGATGATATAACAAGTCGAAAATAGCGACAAAACCTGTATTTCCTCTGCATTTAAGTTTGCGATTTACTTCCGCACAAATTCTCCAATCAGTTAAATGAAAATTAAAATTTTGTTTAATTTTTTTTATGGAATATGGATTGACGGTTTCGGGAAGATTATTGCTTTCGCAGTGCCCGTTATAGCTAGAGGCGGGTATTGTGCAAATCCATTCTACACCATGAGACTTAAATAAATCGATATTTAAATCTCCGCCCTGATTTGGGTCTTCTATGCAAGAATTATATAATATATTTGTTTTTAACCCTAGGTTTTCAGGATGATTATCGAGTATTTCAATGCTTCTGCCGACCCTGACAACTATATCATAAGAATCAATCAAGCTTCCCATTTTATCATCTAATAAGTAAGAAGCTGGGCCAATAAGAGCCACTTTCTTGTTCGAAATATAATCTAAAAAATCTTTATCTAAATAAGCGTTCATCGCTGAACTACATTTTAATACCAAACAGCTTGTTCTTTTAAGCTTTTTTCGAGTTCTTCCAAATTGTTTACTGTAAATTTGCCTCTATAAACATCTGGGTTGTGATGCATGTGATAAATTCTTGGAGCCATATGCTGTTCTCCGAATTGACGTTTAAATCTGTCTTGTTTTTCTCTGTTAGCCTTACTTCTTATATTATATTCAAAAGGAAAGTAATGTATAAGAGCTTCACTTTTCCACAAAGATATTCTTAAGCTGACTTGATCCCAGCCGCTTGTTTGATTGTAATATTTATAAAAATATTTTTTCCATAATTCTAAGAAATCAACAGTTCTTTGGGAATTGTTATAGGCCATAATTCCCCCATTCACTTCAGAGAAAGAATAAGGAATTTCGCTGTATTCAGGTATTACATTTGAGTATTTTTTTCTTTTTCTTGCATAGTCATGAGTAAATGCAACATCAAATCTATCTAAAACTTCGAACATATCTGAAATATCTCTAACTATCAATGTGTCTGAATCTAGGTAAATAGTCTTTTCAAAAGGAGTTTCTGAAACAAGATCGACTTTACTTCTTGCATGTTTTATCTTTTTTATTATAACTTGATCTATGAATGGGTTAGAAAGTTCTTGATTGGTTATTAATGCAACGGGCATTTCAGGCATGAATCTTTTTAAAGATTCAGCTGAAAGAATCGCTTCTTTAATGTAAGCTTCATTAAAAGCTATATATAAAATTCCTTTGCTCATAGTTCTAATATTTTATTGTAAAATTTTTGAGTCCAATCTAATGGGTTGTAAAGTTTGTCAAATTCTTTTTTTGCATTAGTTGCGATAAAATTCCTATGATCCTTACAGGTTAATTCTCTTAATGCATTTAACCAGCCATCTTTAGACATGGCAATATGCCCACAATCGGGATTGCCCAATATATGGAAATGACTTGGGGTTAAATCTGCGATAACAGGTATACCTAATTGATGAAACACAAAAGCTCTTCCTGCATTAGATTTGTTTTTAAATCGAATTGAATAATCTGTGTCATAAAGACCTAGATCTGTAGATGTTTGTAAAATATTTCTTGGGAGACTTGTGGCATTAGGGCAGAGACCTATATCGCAAGAAGATATATCTTCATAGATAGTTTTAATATCCCACCTCTTAAATATAACTTTTATATCAGGCTTTCCATGTCGCCATCTAAAGTTAGGGTTCCCATGTATTGCTAAAAGTTCAATTTCTTGCTCTTTGGAAAATTCGTTTAATGCTGATTTTAAAAAAGGTTCAAATTTAGATAAGTGAGGGTAATGACCATGAAAGCATAGTCTTAAAATTTTTTTATCTTGGTGATCTTTTATTTTTTTGTTTTGAAAAAGTCTTTCGATCAAAGGGAATAAAATTACATTTTTATTCATTGATAAGCTATCTCTTTCTTCAAGAGATCCCACTATTATGAAATCAGCATTGTAATTTTTACCTCCTGCGGGATTTATTAGTCCCACTTTTTTGTTTTGTTTTTTTATGCTTTTTAATGCAGAATAATTACCTTTGCCTAATATGATTACATTGTGGTCAGGTACATCAGAATTAGATCCAATTTTAGAATCGATTTTTATCTGAGATAAATAATGACTCAAGTCTTTCATCCAAATTCTATAAGAGCCAGTGCTTATAGAGCTAGAAGAAGGTAAAAAAAGTATTTTAGGCTCTGTCATTTATTTACCTGCAAAACTAATTCTTTGTTGAAAGTATTGAACTCTGGATAATAAATATCAGAAAGTTTAATAACTTCTGAATTTTCATTATATTTTAATACATCATCATTGACATCATTAATATCAAAAACTCCGTACTTATCATTAGGTTTTTTTACTTGAAGGTGATAAAGTGAAAACCCTTTATTTTTTAAGACTCTATTTGCTTCAGAAAAAAATTTATCAGGATATAGTGCATGGTCAACTACATTTGAAAAAACAAAATCAAAAGAAGAATCTTCGAAACTCAAATCATGAAAGTCTCCTTCGATAACTAAAGGTTCACATTTAACTATGTCAATTCCTATAGCGTCTTTTCCTAAATCTAATAAGGCTTGAACTTCTTGGCCTGTTCTAGCTCCTATGCACAAGCATTTTTTACCTATGTAGTCTAAATTATTTTTAAAAATTTTATTAAAGCCAAAAAGTTTTAGCTCCCATTCCTCATTTAGCCATTTTTTTCTTCTCCTAGGATCACAAGTCTTTTCTTTTTGTAGAGATATATAATCTGAATAATTCATTTCACTCATATAATTTCCAATTATTTTCTTTAATTATGGATTTACATAATATTTCTTCTTTTTGCCAATGATGAGTGTGCGAAGAAAGAATATTTCCATCACGATCTCTTTCTGTTACTTCTGGATGCCAATTGCTTCTAGTTTTTTTCCAGTCGTAACCAAAGACAGAAACAGATTTAGGCTTATCACAAATATTTATATAATGCATCATCAGCCATCCAGAGCTAGGTTTTTTTCCGTCAGTCTGAGATCTACAATATGTTTTTATGGAATCTCCAGCAAAAAAACAATTATTTAATAATCTATTACTTGCTCTAATTTTTAGTAATCCGCTTTCGTTCAAAGCTAATATTTTTATATCAGCGTTTTTAAATTTTTTGGCAAGATCATTGAAATTATGAGTTTCTCCCCTGGCACCAGTTCCTCCTCCGCAGAAAGCAATAATTGTTGTTTTTTTGCCTTCGTTTATGGGTTTTTGCATTGGTGCATGATTCATTCTTACTACGATATCATGATCGTCGATTAAGTCTCCGTAATTTTTGTTATATATGTTCATGGCATTACCGACAATAGCTACCGTTTTATTTTTAAAAAAATCTTTTAAATCATTCATTTTTATTTAAATAGTTTTTTGTATGATAAAGCAACGTTAGACATTTTCAAGTCGTCTCTATTTTTTACTCTTGGCATGTCTAGGGATTTCAAAATAGCTTCTACTATAATATTTGTGTCAACTTTAGGAGGGTTATAAAGGTTTACCATACTTCCGTATTTATAATCTTCTTCTAACTGGATAACTATTCCGTCATCTTTGACTAGCTCTTTCGTTCCTCCGTTGTGAGAGCATACAACAGGTAAGCCACTAGCTAGACCTTCAACTACAGAATTAGGACAGCAATCTAACCAGCAAAGGTGTATCATGGCATCTCCCATTTGATAGTATTTAGGCAAATCATTGTAAGGGATTTTAGGGAGAGAAAATACATTCTTTAATCCAACATTTTTGAAGCCGCCTAAAATCACTAATGCAACATCTTTTAACCTAGGGTCTCTAAATGCATTAATGCATTCTTGGATTCTTTTATGTCTTCTCCATGTGCTGGAAGCTACGACTACCTTATCAAAGCCTTCTGGTTTTTTTACTGGTTCAATTTCATCGAAAAAGAAATCGCAAACTCCATTAAGTATTATTGAGTTAGGGCGTTCTGTCTCAGTAAATGCTTCGTATACTTTTTTAGCATAAATAGATTGAAAAATTATGTGGTCAAATTTTTTATAACATTTAAAAATTGGTTTATTTTTAGAAGCACTGTTGCCTAGCCTATGACCAGAATCAAGGTAAAGTCCATCAAGTCTAAGTATGTTGTTAGCTCCATCTTTGTATTTTCCCGTGATTATGCATAATCTATTTTCAGAATCTACATCATAGGTCAAACCTTGTTTTTCTAATTCATTCTTTAATCTAGTGGAGAATATGAACGGACCTTTTGATTTATTAATTTTGTCTATGTAAAAATTCATTATTTAAGATATCCTCTCGTCCTTATGAATGACTCATATTCCAATTGCTTCTCTCTGAAAATAGATTCCTCTTTAACATTTCCACGATATATGTAGTGGGTTTTATCAATGTATTTTGTTGACCCCCCAGATTTTAATATATTATGAAGGATTGGAAGCATGAGAGCTTGGTCATAACAAGCCTCAAACCATTCTCCATCTTTATTTTTAAAATTAGACTTAGGTATGGAAAAGTAATCAGAAAGTTTAAAAGTTCTAAAGTGGCTAGACACCCAAGGATGGGTATATGGATCTTTATTTTTATCTTCGTAAGGGCCAGAGTGATTTAAGCCAAACTTATCCCACTCATTCCCAGTCCAGACGACTGAATGACCTTTGTCGTATTCATTTTTTACATTTTGAAGACAATCGTTGCCCCATAAATAATCATCTCCATCTATTAGACCTATAATGCAATCATCTTCCTCATTAGACCAGTCGAAAGAATCAAGAAATCTGCAAATATTTTTTAAGGCAAAAAGTCTTTTGCCAGAATTATTTTCAACTAAGAATTTGTTATTAGGCACTCCACATAACTTTTGCAGCTTCAGCCTAAAATCTTCAGAAATTTGGTCTTCGAGAAAAAAACATTCAACTTCAAAATCGGTTTTTTGAGAGTCTATACTTTTAGCTAGATTATCTAAGTTATCAGATTGATCTCCGTAGCAAGGTATTATTAGTTTAAACATTTTATTTTTTGCCAAAAGAAATCTGGCCTAGAAGATGTGAATGATAAAGCTTCTTCATCAGTACCTTTCCACCAATCTTCAGTTATATGTTGTGAAAAGTCATTAGTGATTACTTCAAGTCCCATATATCTGGCTTCTATTGTTATTCTTGGGCATGTATCATGAATTATAGGTAATGATATTAATGCCTTGTAATCAGATAATTTATGCAGTAAATCTACATGTGAGTTTGTTTTTATTAAGTCGTAGTTAAAGTTATTTTCTTCCGCATAAGCAATGCTTTGGTCTACTCCTTTAGCTTTGCTGTGCCAACCTCCGTTGCCATCAATTATTGCATACTTTGAATTTTTTTCTTTAATTTTCAACTGATTAAATAGTAACAAGTTGGATTTCAAAAAGCAAGAAGAAAGAATTGATTGAAGGTCTTTTTTTATAGGTTTCAGATCCTCGTTATGTATTTCCATTTGACCTTTTGACATATAGAAAATATGAAGACTTTTTGATCTAATCAAATCATAAAGCTCACTCAAGTGCGATTTAGGACAATCGCAATCAGTGCCGCTAAGTATTTTGTGAGGAATCCTACCTCTGTTTTTGCAATACCCATAGTCAAATTCAATTTTAACAAAAGGAGAGTTTTCCATGCAATATTTTATTGCATCGAGAGAGTTCGCCGAAAAACCCATAATGTTTCCGAATATAAAAAACGAGTTAGACCTGAAGGCATCCTTTAAGCTAAATTCTGAAGTTTTTATGAAAGATACATTTTCTAGATTTGGTTCGATTATAGCATCAAGGGTTAGCATCGTTCCACCAACACCCTCAACCGAGTCATCTACTAAGAAATAATCCAAAAAATCCTCCTTTATATAATAATATATATATATTAAAAATAATATTATAGTAATTTATCAAGGTATAAATTATATTTTTCCTTAAATAATTTATAAAAAGGGTTGAATTTTTTCAGTTTTCGTTTAGTTTAGGTCTTGTATGATAAGGAAAACGGAGGATGATTCGGGAAAATTTTTCTTTGTTCAGTGTGCTAACTGGGAAGGGTCTGTTTTAGCTTCTGACGAAAAGGAGGCGGCAGCAGTTGCATTAGAGGAGGCTAATGTAATTTTTGGAAAAAACTTATGCCTAGCTCAAAGTATAGTAGTTTACGACATGAACAAACTCTCTTGCGATGAAGCTATAAATCCTGATTTAGTAAATCTACTATACACACCAAGAGTTTTAGCTGATGCAGGAATGCATTCTTTATCAAAACAATACTCAAGTATAATTAAAGCTGGAATAGATGGAGACTCAAAGAGTGACATATGGAACGATTAAAAATTTCTTTAAAAGGGTTGGATAACATTCAAGATGGTAAAATTGATTTACCAAAACATTCTGGAGATGCAGGATATGACATTTACGCAGCTAGTGCTCCAAAGATAAAGGGCGAAATATACCAAGGGTATTTTTTCAAAAATATTTCTTATATAGAATATGAAACAAATGTTTCCATAGAGCCAAGCTCAGATGATTATTCTGATTATGATTTCTATTCTTTACTTTTTCCTAGATCTAGTATAAGCAAATACAATCTAAGTTTATGCAACTCAGTTGGAGTAATAGATTCTGGATATAGAGATACTATAAAAATTAGATTTAAATATATACCTCAACCAGAAAACTATACAATATTAGATGGCAAGCACATGCTTCTTGCCATAGACAATTCAAAAATTTATCAAAAAGGCGATAGGATTGCTCAAGTTATATTTTCAAAACATATTCATCCTAGAATTGAGGAAATAAGTGGTCACAGTTCTAGCTCTAGAGGTAAAGGCGGATTTGGAAGTACTGGAAAATGATAGTTGGATTGTGTGGTTTAGCTAGAAGTGGAAAGGATTCTTTCTTTAACTTTGCTGAAAAATTCTATTTTAATGAAAAATCTAATATTAGATTAGCATTCGCTGATGAATTAAAAAAAGAAACTGATAATTTCTTGATTTCTAGTTTTGGAATTAGTGCCTTTAGCGACGACATAGAAGATAAAAAAATAATAAGACCAATTCTTGTAGCATACGGAATGCAAAAAAGAGCTGTATCCAATGGTTTATATTGGATAAATAAAATAGAAGAAGAGATAAGTCGTTTTAAGGATGAATATAATCATTTTATAACAGATGTTAGATTCCCCAACGAAGTATCTAAAATAAAAGATTTAGGCGGATTTTGTATTCATATAGAAAGAGATGGCAATAAACCTCCCAACAAAGAAGAAGAGGAGAATGACCCAATAGTTAAAAAAATGTGTGACTATCATTTTAACTGGAAAAACTTCTGCGACTTTAACTCCTCTGAACCTAGGGATTTAGTTTTAAAATTTTTAAATAAAATAAAATGAATGATTTAATATTAGTAAAAAATATACAAGAAGGAATTAAGGTTGAATTTTCTTTAGATAGATTGGCGAGTCTTCATTCAAACATCTATTACAAAATGGTAAATTCTTATATAGCCGACTCAAACACATCATTAAAAGAAGAATTGTTTGGAGAATGCAAATACCATATTTTTTATGCAGCCAAAGAGTACGACTTCGACAAAAAAAGCAAGTTTTCTACATACTTAGCTAATAAGACTAAGTGGATGTGTTTAAATATTAACACAAAGAATAAAAGAGTCTTGTCCAACTTAGATTTGATGTATAAATCCACAGTAAATGCACCAATAGAATCTAACCCTATTGATCTTAAAAATATGATTAACCAAGAAGTTTTAAGAAAAGTTTTTTCTATGGCAAAGATAGATTCTGATTCTAGGGTTGAAAAAATATTCAATCTAAGATATGTTGAAGGAGAAAAAAACAAGGTAATGCCTTGGAAGAATGTATGCAAACATGTTGGAATGAGCATCCAAGGGTGCATAAATATTCACAACAATTTTATAAACAAAATAAAAGAAGGATTGATAAATGATAAATAAGTTCTTAGGTATGGGCTACCTTTCTTCAGACCCAAAGTTTAATGTATTTGATAGCGGAAAGAAGAAAATTACATTTTCAATTGGAATAACATTAAATAAAGAAACCTTATGGATTGAAATTGAAGCCTGGGATAGAATAGCTGAAAACTGCAATAAAATCCTTAGCAAAGGATCGCTTGTATTTGTTGAAGGTAAGTTGAAATTTAACTCATGGAAAGATAAATCTGGAAACCACCAAAGCAAGACTTATTGCACGGCAGACTTTATTAAAATAATCAATGTTAAAAACGACAAAAAAATAATTAAGGTTGATCAAATAGAAGATTTGTCCAAAGATATCCAAATAGAAAAAGACATTCAAAGTCAATCTGAAGAAGATTTTGAAGATATCCCTTGGTAATTTACAATATAAAAATGAATAAAATAATTTTTAAAGCTGCTTTTAATAATCTTTCGTTTGGCAATGTCTCATATAATATTGCCAGAGAATTATATAAGTCAGATATAAAAGCTTCAATCTTTCCAATCTCAAATAATTTTGATTTTTCTGCATACGATAAAATGGACGAAGATTTTAAAAGTTGGCTAGAAAACTCTACTAATTCTAGGTACACCACTTTAAAAAAAGATATTCCTTGTTTATCCATATGGCACATCAATGGAAGCGAGGAGTCCATAGGTAACAAAAACTTTCTTTATTCATTTTATGAATTAGATAATCCAACTTTCACAGAGAAAAGTTTAGTTGATTTTCAAGAGGGTGTTATATTCAGTAGTAATCATGCTAAAGAATGCTTTGAAAATGTTAACTGTGAAAATGTTTATAATGTACCTCTTGGTTTTGATGAAGATTTCTTTAATACTGGTAAAGAATATTTAGATGGCAAGATTCATTATGGATTGATGGGCAAATGGGAAAAAAGAAAGCATACCGAACAAATTATTAGAATATGGGCTGAAAAATACGGCAATAATCCAGATTATCAGCTTACATGTTGTGTTGTTAATCCGTTTTTTAATGAAAAGCAGATGAATTCTATAATAGGTAATGCTCTTCAAGGACAAAAATACTCTAACATAAATTTTCTTCCAAGATTGAAAACTAATTCTGAAGTTAATGAATTTTTAAATGCAATAGATATTGACTTGTCTGGATTAAGTGGTGCAGAAGGATGGAATCTTCCAGCTTTCAATGCTACATGTTTGGGTAAATGGAGTATAGTTTTAAATTCTACATCTCACAAGGATTGGGCTAATGAAGAAAATAGTATATTAGTCAAACCCTCTGGGGAAACTACATCTGAAGATGGAGTTTTCTTCAAAAAAGATTCTCCATTCAATCAAGGCAATATAAACACATTTAACAAAGAAGATATTTTAAATGCCTTTGATAGATCTGAAGAACTTTACAACAAAGAAAATAAAAAGGGTGTATCTTTAAAAGAGAAGTTTTCTTATAAAAATACCTTAGATTCAATACTTTCAATTATTCAAAATGCCTGAGTATATATTCAAACATCCAGAAAAAGAAGAGTATAAGGAGATATTCTTCCACATGAATGATGATAAAAAATATATTGACGATGAAGGTATTGAGTGGAAAAGAGTTTTTACAACCTCTCAGTTAAATACAACTGGTAGCGATATTGACCCTTGGGACTCAAGGCAATTTGTCGAAAAAACTGGAAAGCAAAAGGGCACTTATGGAGACCTTTTAGATAGAAGCGCTGAACTTTCCCAAAAAAGAGCGGATCAAAATGGCGGTGTCGATCCAATTAAACAAAAACATTTTGATGATTATGCTAAAAAAAGAGGTGGAGCTAGGCACCCAGAAGAGCTGAAGGGTAAAAAAGTAGAAAGCAAAAATATTAAAATTGAATTGTAATGAATGAAAAAAGAATAAATGAAATAATAGGTTCTTTCTTTACTAATCAAGGAACTAATTTTTGCAAAAATGCAAAAGAGCTTAAGGACTGCATCGAATTAAAGAATCAATATGAGTCCGAACTTAAAAATAAAGGCAAAGGATGTTCTTCTTGCAGAAAAAAAGGTTTAATTAGTAAATATAAAAAATTAATACAGGCTCGCTTATTATGACAGAAGAGATAATTAATTACTTTTTAGGTGCTATAATTGTATCTAATTTAATTGTATGTTGGAATTATACAAATCTTCCCGTTCATTTTTATGATATAAAAAATTTCTTTAATAAAAAGAAAGAAAAATTTTACACTAGAGATGATTGGGAGCAACATGTTGCTTTAAATTGCGGGACACTTGGAGAATTAATAATGTGTCCATTGTGTCTAGCCACTCACCTTTCTTGGATCACTGGACTCTGTATTCACCTAATAACTGAGTGCACGCCTTGGATAATATTATACGGCGCATTTTCTTGGCCCTTAATATCTTTTATCTTTTATAAAAAACTTGATTCTTAAGTTGTATACTCTACATGTGCTGTTAGAGTTACATGAGCATCTGTAACATTAGAGACTCTTCCTTTTATAAGGAAAACCGTTCCTTGATTAAAATGTTGTGCATCTGAAAAATCAAACTCGTAAATACTCTCTCGGTCACATCCATTTATTGTCACACTTTCTACATCGAAAACATCTGTTGCTGGGTTTACGATATTATCATTATGTCCTGTGCATATTTTAAAAGTCGTATTTCCTGGATCTCTAGCTCCACCCCTTGCTCTAAATAATATACTTTTTATCCTACCATCATAAGGGGCTAAAATAGTATGCCCTTGGCTTGCAAATGGTTGATTATTTTCTATAGTTGACCCCTCTCCTATATGAAGAGGTATGAAAAAGTCTTGAGATGCACTTAAATCTTGCTGAAAATGAACATAAATAAAATCATTAATTAATTCATTGTCTATAGTGAAATCTCCTAATACTCTTAATCCGCTAAAAGTTCCTAGACCATTAACAGTTAAATCTGCTTGTTGTCCCTGTTCTCCACTTATGTGAACACCGCTTTCAAAAGCCATTGTTAAGCTTTTATCTGGGCCTTCAAATAAAGCTGGATCCCTACCGTCAGTGAATACCATTGCACCAGATTCTCCGATGATTTCATCCAGAGAGTCTATTCGGTCTGCTATAACAGTTCCTTCAACATGCAGGTTTGCCTTATCTCCCCCAACTCCACCAGTAATGTAAACATCGTTTTCGAAAGCTAATGTTAGACTCTTATCTGGACCCTCAAATAGTGCTGGGTCACGACCATCTGTAAATATCATGCCTCCAGTTTCGCCAACTATTTCGTCTAGAGAGTCTATTCGGTCAGCTATAACAGTTCCTTCAACATGTAGGTTTGCTTTGTCTCCTCCGACGCCTCCAGTAATATAAACGTCGTTTTCGAAAGCTAATGTTAAACTCTTGTCTGGCCCTTCGAATAGCGCTGGGTCACGACCATCTGTGAATACCATACCTCCAGTTTCGCCAACTATCTCATCTAACGAGTCTATTCGGTCTGCTATAATTGTTCCTTCAACATGTAAGTTTGCTTTGTCTCCACCTACTCCGCCAGTAATGTAGACATCATTTTCAAAAGCTAGATTTAGAGATCCAGAAACTCCAGTAAATAATACAGGGTTTCTTCCGTCTGTTATAGCTAGTGCTGTTTTACTAATGTCAGATCTTATTCCTCCTATTGGAATTATTAAATCTTCAAAAGTTTTATTTCCTGATACTGTTTGGGATCCAGTTTGATATACAACATCTTGTATTGATCCTCCAAAATTAGATTCTGTGAGTACTCTACTTCCGCTAACTAAAAGCTCTTCTGTAAAATTTTTAATTCCAGTTATATCTTGATCTCCTGTCGTATAAACTCCGTTTAATACTTCAAAAGCTGTTCCAGATAAGTTTCCGCTCACATTTCCAAGAATAAACTTAGAAAACGTTTTCTCTCCATCAATCGTTTGATCTCCTGTAATATAAACTCCATTAAATACCCCTGAGGCTAGTCCAGATAAATCCCCAACAATTGGATTACTGAATGTTTTTATTCCTCCAATATCTTGATTTCCAGTTGTATACACCCCATCTTGGACATGCCTAGCTGTTCCTGATAGATTTCCGCTTATTGGATTTGAGAATAACTTATTTCCACCAATGGTTTGATCACCAGTTAAATATACTCCGTTTAATACTTCAAAAGCTGTCCCAGAAAGATTACCGCTGACATTTCCATCTATAAATTCAGAAAATGTTTTTACTCCCCCAATCGTTTGATCGCCAGTAATATAAACTCCATCTTGTACCTTTCTGGCAGTTCCAGATAGATTGCCACTAACATTACCAAGAATAAATTCCTGAAAAGTTTTTTCTCCGCCTATCGTTTGATTTCCAGTTGTATAAACTCCATCTTGAACATGTCTTGCTATCCCAGACAAATTTCCGCTAACATTTGCTAAAATAAATTCATTAAATGTTTTAATTCCATCTATCGCCTGATCACCAGTAACATATACGCCGTCTTGAACATGTCTCGCTATACCCGAAAGGTTTCCGCTAACATTTCCGAGTATAAACTCTTGAAAAGTTTTAATCCCATCTATTGTTTGATCGCCAGTAACAAAAGCAGAGTTTGCCCTTTCTGCTGAATGTTGAGATAGTATAGAGAAAGGTATTTTAAAATTTGAAAAATCCTCTCTTGCTGTTATAAATAAATCACTATCAGTGGGTTTTATATCCCCTGGATACGGATTTAAGTCTGATATTTTTTTATCTGAAGCCATCTTTCAAATTATATTACACTAATTTAACATAGATGGGGAGCAAGCAACATCATTCTTGAAATCTTTTATTGAAGTTAGCATGTCTAATATTGTATCTAGCAATATTCTGCCCTTTCCTCCACTTGCATCCTCTAGAAGGATATTGTCAATTACTGAACTATTTTCTCCAGCTAAAAGATCATTAGTAGTAACATGTTGTGTGAAATATATTCCACAATTTCTACTTGTCCATAAAGAAAAATTTAGTTCTGTTTCTAAAAATCCAGAAGTTCCTTGCGAGTAATTTTGCGAAACTAATTGTGCGCCTTTAAATAAAAATCCAGATTTTTCATCGAAATCTCCATCGCAATTTAACCTTTTATTAGTTATTATAAAATCATTCTTTTTATCTGAACAAAGAACATCGGATATTTTGCCCTCGTGAAAGCTATCCGCAAAGGCTCTTACTGAAATGCTTGTTTGAAACGGGTGATCTACTTTTTTCTTATGATAAATCTGCCCAAAATCTACTAGCCTTCTGTAAGGTATATTGGCTGAAAAATTAAAAGCACTTACCTTCGTTTGTGTATTTGCACCACCTATATTCGACGTCAACTCCTCTGAACCGTCATTCATAATAAACGAATTCTGATTTGTTAATAAATTATCTTCAGAATCTTCTTCTAAAACACTATATTCTGATAAATTTTTAAAAGTTTTAAATAACATATCGTCCCCTGTAAAGGAAACCCTTGCATTTATAAAACCAGAACTATCCAGACTAAATGAGTAAGATGACAAATAAGCATTAGTCATCAAGCATACTGATAAATCATCATGTTTTGATGCATCTAGTCTATTTATATCTCTTGATTGTTCATCGGTAACAAAAGCTAAATCAATAGGTTGAGGGTTTTGGAATAAAGGAATTCCGCCCATTATTGATTCTACACTGGTTACTGGCAAAGTAAATAACCTTTCGTTATCTAAATCAGATAAATAATAAGAAAAACTTACTGTTGGCTCTGGAGGTGTTATGTTTTTACTTAATATTTTATCATGACCTAAAGATTTAACATTTGATCTATTTACATTGAATCCAAACTCAACTCCATTTACAAGTGTTAAAGATCTTAAAACAGTAGGTGATGTAGCCACAGAAGCATACAACCTCGCAGAACCGTATCTAATCACACTTGCCATAAATAAATTTACACACAATTAAGGAATTAGTGTAAAATAGTTTATAAGCAATGGGTAGGTATGTAAGAAAGTCAATTAAGTCTTCTTTTCGTGGGAAAATGAAGTTGGGTGGAGCCGTAATTGTGCCAGGGCAAAAAGAATGGAATAGTCCATCAGATCCCTTTACATTTAGAGAGTTTAATAAATACCCTGATAAGTATATTGATAAGTTCATGAACTATTATGGGATTCCTGACAGCGCCATAGATAGAAGGTATCTTAAGAGAGAAGGCGAACAGGGTGTTAGTTATGAAAACGGGAGAATGCGTGATGGCCTTCAAGATATTGATGTTGGGGGAAAAGTTCTATACGACGAAGATAGTATAACTTTTGTATCAGAGTTTGTATCAGGTCATTATCAAGTAGATGAAGCTCTTTCTACAGGCAATTATAAATTGACATTCAAAACTGGCGAAGCTCAAGTTTTAAAAACAACAAGACCTATTAACTATCATTTAACAGCGGATGAAGTTCAATACATCGTAGATAATGATATAGGAACTGGCTTATTTAAAGTTTCAACTTTTGGAGATTTAAATCATCCAAATTATGGACCCTATACATTTAATGGTCAACAAAATGGAGAAACTGGGTTTTTAAATATAATAGATCAATCAAATCCATCAGTAATTAGCGGAGCTATTACAGGTCATGCAGGGTTATCAAATTGCCCTACAACTCAAATACTCAGTTTTTATAATACTGGAAATCAGATAAATACAGTACCTTTTTTCATGACTGGGATGATAGAGTCAGATGTTTACGATGCAGTTCTTTATTTTTCCCGCAAAGACCTACAAACCAATACTTTCATTGATGAATACCCCTTAGCCGTACCTCCTTTTTCTGGAGCTGGTGATAGTATTACTGGTGAAATATCATGGATTAGTAATCATGATTGCATAAGTTGGCCTAGGTTTATTGAGCTTAGAAAATTTATAAATAATGTTGAATTTCTTATCTCTGGAGATAATGCAGGAGATATGTATAACAACCTAAGTTACAATGATAATTTTAATGCTTATGTAACTGGATATAGAGAAGAAAATTTCCCCATGCGATTACATGGATTTGAATTTAATACTTCCGAACCTCCGATTACATTAAAATGCGGAAAATCTTACAATGAAGAAGGCTATTGGTATTTAGGAGCACCTAATTATTTCACTGGCAATAAAAATTTTACATTTGACGAAATACACATAACAGGAAATACCTCTCTAAAATCTTTTTATATTGGGCGAGAAGTACCTGCCTCAATAGCCACTTGTAAGCATATAGATTTATCTAAAAATGAAAATTTAGGTTGGTTTTATACAAGAGACCCCATTAGTTTTTTAAAGCTTGAAACTTTAAATCTTTCTGGTTGTGCAATAAGCGGAAATAATACTCCAATGACTGGTTTTTATGATTCCGTAAAATACTTCCCAGACCTTCCTTCTGGATTACTGGTTGAAGGTGATAAAATTCAAGCTATAGCAGCTCCAGTACTAAGATATGCAAACCTAGAAGGAAATAACTTAAATAGAACTGGCGTATTAAATTGGGTTAACACTTGTGTTTATTCTCAATACGCGCCAAATCTAATAAATACCTTAAAAATTTCAGGATATTTAAATATTAAAAATCAATCTGATCCATCATCTACTTTTGCTGGGTTTGGAAATAACCTAATAGATGATTACGTTTTGTCTGGCATAGAGTGTTTAAGCGGAAAAGGTTGGATTGTTGAATTTGATGGATACTCATGAGGCAATATATAACTAATACCACTTTACTTGAACAACCTTTAATGGTTGACTCTTCTGTTTATAAAATTACAGATGGATCAAACATGATTATTGCCCCTAGATTTAATTTTATAAAAGCAATAGAAGACCCCATAAGCAGCTATTCATGGACAGTAAGCTCTTTAGATTCAAATTACAAAGATTTCGAGGATGGAGAAGATAGCTTTTCAACAAAATCTGTATTAACTGGCCTAACTGAAAAAGAACTCCTTGTAAAAATTTCAAACGTTTCTGAAGGAGAAGTATGTTTTATTCAGATAAGCTTAACAATAACTACTGTTGGCGCAGAAAGTTATTCTGCATCATCAACTCAAACAATATATAAAGGTGATCCAAGAACTGTTCCATTTTTTGTTATGTATGTAAGAAATGGGAGATTGCTTCAATCTAGAGTATACGATGGTCAAATCGAACAAAGAATATTTAGAGCCAATCAAAATCTAGGACTTTTTAATGATGATGAGGCCATAAATAATCCTGACAAATTTCTTACAATAAATGAACACCTTTCTAGTATAAAAAACGACAATATTCAACCTTCTGAAAATTCCGCCACAACAAGTTTTATGACACATGCTGCACAGGCTTACCCGAATCCTTCAAACCCAGGCTCTTGGAGACCTGGAAGACGTCAAGGCACTGGCCCTGCAAATGTAGAAGATTCTGAACTGCATGCTGCTGAAAGAGCCATTACTTTTATTATCGGTAAAAAACCAGGATATAGCTCCATACAACCAAAATTGACAAATCCTGCATATAGACCTGTTCCTATAAAGACTCCAGGAAGAAGTACCCATTTAGTAGATACTTCTTTCAATGCTGGCCACCCTTCTAGTCCTTATGCAATGCCTGCTGGTCCTATTGCTATACCTTATCCATGCGGACCTAGCATTCATTCCATACATAATTTCTGCTCAGTAACATGCAGCACACAAACCGTAACAGAAACAATATCTCGACAAAATGATGTATGCGAAGACAATCTTGACCAGTTTAGAGAAACCAAGGAAGCAGAAGTTACGCATACTATAGAAAAATGTCAACGTGTGCAATAAGCGGAAATATAAAAAATTTAACACAGAAAAAAAATGGCAGTAGACGATAAAATACCACCTTTAGATTTTAGCGCTTTTAAGAAGAAGAGGTGTGGGGGGACAGCCTCAACAGCATCAAATTCTGTTTGCCCTCGAAGAACAGGCACTTTTGGCTCTAGCTCTGTTGGTCCATTCACTGTCACTTCAAGGATACCAATACCTCCAAGGACAAGTAAATGCCAAAACAAAGCACATATTCCAACTCAAAATGTTAATGTCCAAGGTAAGGTACAACTTGAGAACACTGGAAACGTCAATATTGATAGGATGGATGTAAATATATATCCCGCTGTTGGAAACTCTCAAATGCCTGCCCCTGGAGTAAGTATAGGAGGAGGAATGCCTGGCCCTGCATCAAACCCCTATGACGGACCAAGGTCTTTTCCCTATGACAGTAAGTTTATAGCTAGAACAAACAGAGGCGGAAGAAATGGCTATTACCTGGGAGGTCTAGCTACTGTAACTCAGCAAAAAAAGATTTATCAAATTTGTAAAACAGAAACCACACTCTCTCCAGACAGAAAAATAACTCTTCGTGGTAGCGATGGATTTGAACAATCATTTACCGATCCTGGAACAATGGCTGCTGCAATTCCAGGAATTGAAGATCAACTTGAACAAGGTTCACGAGATAGAATAAAAGACGTGTGGGATAACTGGAAAGATGCAAACAGTAATAGAAAATTTACAACGGTAAGGTCGCTCAATATTCCTATTGAACAGCTAGGAGTTAGTTTTCTCAGTGACCGATTTTCTATTGGCCTCCATGTACTTGTAGGTGCTTCCGCATATACAGAATATACCGCACAGAATAATGTTCAAATGACCTTAACACAAAGTGGTTTAGGAACCTCAAGTGGAGGAATGACAAGGGGTGGTAACAATCTTGGAACTGCGGGAAGTGAGTATGGACTTACTGATTATAACTATAATAGTATGACCTTAACAGGTGGAGATACTAAATATAGATTGCGAGCTGGAATCAACATAACAGCCACTGCACGACTTCAGGATTGGCTTTATGCTGATGCGGGTGCAGAATGGAATAGTGATGGCATAACCGACATCTATGAAGCTTTTTTTGGGCTAAGATGCCCACTTTAACATTTAAAATTATTTATTTAGCTACAATAATAAGCTCAAACTCATTAATTTCCCTTTGTCTTCTCTCATATTGAAGCCCATCGTTACCTTCTGTTTTTGGAGCAAAGTAATCAGTTCCACTGCAGGGCTTTCTAATTGAATTATCTACACCTTCAGCTAATTCTATAGTCACCTCAATTGTTGATCCTGGAGTAATTATTCTATTCGTATCTAATATCGTAAAACAATGGGCATCATCTTGCGCTAAAGTGGAGGGGTCTAAGGTATTAAATCCTACACCATCTAAATCTATATCATGATATCCATATCTACCCCTTGAGTATGGATACTTTGCAGAGTTTCTTTCCCCCGCATTTAAGGTATCTATATTTAAATTTGGATCATTTGTAATGGTAGAGATAGCAGGATCGATACTGGAAACTCCATGAGCCCTACTTGCAAGAACCATACCGTCCCAATATGAATACTGATTAGCGAACCCAAAAGCATCTGTCACATATCCTGCTATAGTCGCATTAAAAGTCTGATTAACAATAGTGGGCCAAGCAGTTACTCCATCTATAGTTCCGTTTAAATTATTTCCAAAGTTTGGAAATATTGCTTTCGAACCAACAGATGGTATAGTTAGATACCTATCAGCGCCAGCACTTACAGTATATGCATTACCACCAGGAGAACCATCAATACTTATTGTGCTAAAATTGAAAAATGAATTATTTATAACAGCAAAGTTTTCACCGTCCATGTTACTGAAATACGGAGACCTTGTTGCAATATCATCTGGTCTAGTTTTTACACCATAAGTGTCTGTATCTTCAAATAAAACTGTTGATGTTCCAGCTAAGTGTTTATTACTATACATCCCCCATGAAAACTCATTCCATGCTGCAGTATTTTGAGTCCCAGCTGTCAATCCTGAGTTTGCTACATGAGTAACATCTCCCACCGCTGGAGCACCATTGGGCATAACTATTGAAAAATCCGAACCAGTTGCATCTCCTGGCGCAGAGTCAACAGTTATACTTGCGCTTGCTACATTTGTAATGTTGTAATCTGTGCCTCCAATTCTTATCTGAAAATTTGTATTGAAATATCTTCTATGCTCTCCATTATTTTGAAAAGTATTATTTAAGGTAATTGTTGTGCCAGAAATGTCACAGGTTGGAGTTTGTATTGTACTTGTATTATCAGTCCAAGTCATATCAGTATTTGCAACCACAGTGTCTCCTGTTATTGAAACAGGTTCACCATTAATATATATATTAATACTTTTTATATCTACTGAACCAGTAAATATTGCGAGTCTAGGACTCATCCTTGGGTCTATTACAGCATCAGTAACATTTATTGTACCACCATCGACATCATCCACAGCAGTTTGCATAGTTCCTTGATCTGTGCCTATTTGAAATTCATTGTAAAAAAACTTTTTTCTTTTAAGTATTAAATAACAACCTTTGTAAGGCTTGCCAGTCGTAGTTATGGAAATAGGATCACTACTATGTATGCCATTGAAAAAATTAGTTATATTATTTAGGAAAATATAATTTGCAGAGTGATGCGCGGATTCTCTATTTTGGCAATCAAACAAAGTAGTACCTACTGGCGCTGTTGCTGGAATGTCTGCATTAACCATACTGTTTACAGCTCCCCCAGAGTAATTAGTTGCATTATTAGGATCCCCGATTTCACCTGCTCCTGTTCCTAAAAGGTGAAATGCATGTCTGTGTCTCCTGTTGGTTGCTGGTATACCACCCAAACTGCCTACCTTTTGAGCCATATTCACAATTTGAGTCCTCCTATTGCCCAAAAAAGAAAATGTGGAATTTGGATCTGAATCTGCTGTTTCTCCTATTCTGCAATCCTTTGTTCCAGAAGTTTCCGATTCTCCAGTATCTCTAAAAGCCGCACCAGAGTTCCAATAAATTTGATCAAAAGGCATTATTCCTCTTTCTTGTCTTTTTTCTTATCTTTTTCTGCTGCCCTTCGATCCAGTTCAGATTTTAATAATTTTATATTATTATCTATCCTGTCCCTGTCAGTCATCATGTCATACAACAATGCTTTTACTTCCATATCTTGCAACTTTGATATATCCATAAAATATTATAAATTTAAATTCTTTTTAGTCCAATGTTAAATCTCATTACAGTTGCAGTACAGGCGACTGGTATAGTTACTACCAATTCCCCTCCTTCCGTAAGATTCCTCGATGTAAAAATTCCATTGGCATCAGATATAGTTCCTCCCCCTATGCCTTCTCTAGCTGTAAACACGGGTTGATCACTAGCATCATTTGTTGTAAAGGCAACATCAGCATCATAATCTAATGCAGTTATATCATAATCTACCCTGCTTCCACTTATTAAGAAATAAGTATCTCCACCTATTGGAAATTTAATTTCTCCACAAAATTGAGTGTCTATTTTTTTCGCTATTCCGCTTGCACTTGCAGAGTCTGTAAGAAAGTTTGATATATAAGATGTTTCCCTGCTCGTATTTCCTCTTATATAAAATCCCAGACCTTCTCCGTCTGAATTTTCTGTTGTGCTATATGATTTGCTTTGTAGACCTGTTACTGTTATGTAATCGTTTGACCCATTATATTCAATTATATTCCCAACATCATTTGCTATTGAAAAATCTCCGTCTTTATCAAGATAGATTCCATTATCTGTATCGCTCAGAGAAGTCCTACCTACGGTAGCTATGTAATTCTCGGTTAATTCAAGACCTCCAATTCTACCCGCACTACCGCTAATTGTTCCGCTTACTACCGCATCAACAGCATAAAGCTTTCCTTCTTTGCTTACATGAAAATCATTTGATGTACTATCAAAAATTGTGCTTGGACCAATGCTAATGTTTCCTTCAGAATCTGCTCTAAAATGATTTTCTGAGTCACATTTTCCTATCGCTAAGCTTACCCCACTAATAATTCCAGATGTTACTGTGAGGTTATTAAATGTAGCCCTACCATCCCCTCTTATCTCAAACCCTGAAGGTTGCGAGACTCCACATGCGGCATTATTAAAAATAAAACTTTTAATTATAGAGTCGCCAGGATTTGTTTCATCCCCAAGTATTAATGTTTGCCTTGGCTCAAAGCTATTAGCTGTTACTGTTCCAGCTATTGATGCATTTTGAGCAAACAATCTACCATCCTTTGTTACTAGGAATTTTACATCTACAATTCTCCACCAATCTCTTTTGCGTTTTTCTGAAGCAGGTAGATCTGTGGTATAAACACCTGCTCCTGTATGTGATTCAGGCGGACCTATCACTGGACTATTTACAAATACTTCACCAAACCTAGACTTACTTCCTATTGCTTCGTAGTTTAATGTAGGAGGAGGAATAAGATTTTCCGTGTATTCAAATTGACCTTGAGTTAACCCTCTTACTTCTTGGGTGTATACTGGGTTTCCTTCTGAATCATCTCTTACCCAGTAATTTATTTCCAAAAATCCGCCTCCGTCTGCAGCTTCATCTATTCTCCTAATGGTCTCCGCAAACTCAGATTTTGGGAGCGTCGCATATTCATCTAAGTTTAATTGAAGTTTTACAGGTAATGCATCTCCAGAGTTTCCGAGATTTCCAGTAAAATAACCTGACACGTTTAAACTTTGATCTCCAATACTAAGCTGCCCCTCCGAAGTTACCTTCAACTGTTGTGTCGAGCTTTCTCCTATTGTAATCGTTCCAGCATTAAACTCTCCTCTTATCTCAAGAGTATCTGTATTTCCATCTCCATCCGCATCTCCAGTAAAGAACATGCCTTGTCCGCCCTGACCTGGATCTCCTATTCTGAACTTATTGTGATCTATATACAATCCAGTTCCTAGACCGAACATGTTATCTGGATCACTAGTTCCAAGTGCAAAAACATTATCGCTAACTATCCTTCCACTTGGATTTGCTAAAATAAATGTATTAGATGTAATTCTGTCAGTTAAAATCTTTCCAGCTCTAACATTTTCAATATAACTATCATCTATACCTCCTCCAGTCACATATCCTTGAGTATGACCAGCTGCTCCATAATTTAAAGATGCAATATCTGAATGTGGAGAAGAAGATATTCCAGACACAAACCCTATCCCAGTATTGTTTGATCTATCTACAGTTTTAAGTAAGTAGTGATAGTAAACTGTTTGTTTCGGTTCTTGATTTTGATCTGATGAATCTACTCCAAATCCAGAAAATATTCCAGTTTCTACATCATTGTCTATGAATGCAGTTCCAGGATTTAATTTGTAAGAATATGCATCTTCGTAAGTTTCAAAATATCCACTTATATCAGATATCTCCCAACAGTATTTATTTTGCGAAGAAGTTTCGTTAAGTCTTCCCGTAGGTATTCCTGTTTTATATACTAATATACTATCTATATCCCTAGATATACCATTGCCCCAATTCCATTCTAAGAAATTTTGTTTAGGTCCAGATGTTATTGTGAATGCATCGGGATTTTTAGGTAAAGTGCTATCTTTGGGAGTTCTTAATGGAAAAAGAGATGCAACAGGAAATTGATATGGACTATAGCTGTGATCTGTGGATTGAACTCTAAATCTTATAAAATAATCTTGATTGCATAACAACCCTGGAAAATTTCCACTACCAGTCATGGTAGAATCGCCATATTCTATACTAGATACATGACTTGCGACCAACGGATTGAAGCTTGAATTTTTAGATATATCTACCTTATAAACATTCTGAGTGAAATCTGTATCATCTTCTATTTTATAATTTATAAATGCAGAAGATGCTCCGTCTCCATTCTCATCATTTTCTATACCGCTTACAAAGCTTATTATGTCCCTACTAAGAACATCAGGAGGTCTAACTAGTATTTGTTGTCCGTGATCAGGTGCTCCGCCATCACCAACACTAAATTCTCCAGTATTATTTGATGTATCTACAGCTCTCAACCAGAAATATAAATCTCTCTCAGAGCTTCCAGCAAAATCCCTTAGTGGTATTACTTCTGAAGTAAACCTCGATTCTTGATGAATTGCCGCATCCCCACTTGAATTTGAGTCTCCTGAATACAATAAAATTCTATCTAAATCAGAATCTGATGGATTGTTCCAAGATAAAAATAAATTACTTCCATTCTTATCTGAGCTTACCCATGTAGGTCTACCAGGAGCAGTCTCATCGAAAGGAACTGTAAAAGTTTCGTTCGCTTCTGGGCTTAAATTTCCCTGTATGTCGGAGTGTCTTGCTCTAACATTATAAACAGAACCTCCTTGAGCCAAGAAATCAAACCTACCAGAACTTGGCGGGTCATTATCCACTCTTGGGAAAGAATATTTTTCAACAAAACTAGATCCGTCTTTTCTTACTTCAATTTGATATTCTTTAAAATCTTCATCAAAATTAAAATCTCCAGAATAAAAAATTGCAAGATAAGAGTTTTGAGTGCCATCAGTTCCTACCTTTATATCTCCGCTCAAATGAAGAGACGGTGCATTGCCTATGCTTGATATTGTTAATTGATTAGAATCTATTGCAATCCCAGTGTTACCAGCAAAATCTACAGCCCTTATGTGAAAATTTCCATCTGCGAGATCTAATGGCAAGCCTCTTCCGTCTGTTTGATCTAAAGGTTGTACTGCAAAATTAGAATCAGATTTAATTAAAAAAGAATCTATGTCAGGTGGAGGAGTATCATCTTTTTGACCAGTATATATTCTTGCATGGCTAAAATCAATATCTGTAGGATTGTCCCAATTAAAATGAATATTATCAAAAATCCTTTTTACCTGAAAGCTAGAGCATGGGCCTGGTGGTATATCGTCAATCGCCCCTCTAAAGAACATTATTTTTTCAGGACTGCTTCCGAAGTTATTAGCTTCGCTCCATCTTAGTTCATAAAACGAGTTTGGATTTAATACTTCAAACTCTCCAGATAAAACATTTCCAGTAATTAAGTTATCGTAAGATATTCCAAATACCTCGCAACCATTCAGGGCAACCGACCCAGTTTCCTGCATTATTCTAGACCTAACTACTTTTACATCATCTCTAAATTCTCCGTCTTGATAATTTGATAAAGATAATTGTTTTTTATTCCTTCCTCCAATTTCAGCTTTATTATCTATTGATGCTCCAGCAGGTATATCATACAAAACTTGATATGATGAGCAGTCTTGAAGTCCAGATACTATATACTGACCTGACTGTAAAACATTTTCTGTAGATATTTGAGTTGATAATAAATTTCCATAATAAGTTGGATCTACTTCTCTTACTCTAATTTCATACCTTGCATCACTTGAAAATGCTGGATTATAATATCTCTCATTTTCTTCTGTGTTGTGAAAATAATAAAATACTTTTGACCTAGATTGCCCTTGAGTATTAATAAAACCCGAAGGTCTTACAATTAGATCTACAGTATTTTCTTCTGGAAACCCGAAAATAGGTAACTGAGGAATAATATCTTCTGGAGTCTTTCTTCCAGTAGTAACAGGCTCATCAATAGCTGTCCTAGATTGATTAGTGGGTTCTGCATCAAATGTAGTTTCAGTATATACAGTAGAAAGGTTATCAGAATCTCCAAATTTTCCAGAACTATATTCCGCACCTATTATGCTATAAGACCCATCTTCCTCTTTGCTTTTTCTTATTAAAGAGTAATCTTTTGAATGTAATGTAGAGCATCCTGCGCCATCTCCACTACCATTTAATATATATACAAAACCCTCTTTAATTTTTTCTGTATTTGTATATCTATCAGCGCCATCTCTTATATTCCTTAGTACTCCACTATTCAAAAAATAATCATTGAATGTTTTGTGTCCAGCAGATCCGTTTATAAATGATCCAGATATAGCCTCTCTTAATATTAAATCTTCTAACTCATCTGTTAATATCTTTGCTCCAGAGCTTGTATTTTCTATATAATTATTTAAGCTAGTATTACTAGACGATTCTGAATCGATTGGAATTGAAACTAAAGAAGACCTGTCTCCATCGTCGGCTGCACCTATGTTTACTCCGTTTCTATGTACAAACTCCTTGAATTGGTCAGTGTCTGATGAGGTGCTTGTATAGTCTTGACTAGGTATCAAAAAACTAATACTTGTAAAATTATAATTTCCAGTATCAAGTTGTTGATCTAGCAATATGAAATTTTCATTTACTGCACTTTTGTCATTTACTATATTTTTAATTCTTCCGCCAGTTTTTATTCCATTTCTTAAACTATCCGAAACAGTAAAGACATCTCCTGGTTGCAAGTATTCAGCACTTGCATCAGTTACGAATGTAACAGTCTCTTCTTCTCTTGCTGAAGTAAACAAGACCCACCTTCCCAACCTTAAGGCTTGATCCCTAGAGGTACAACCTACAGCAGTAAGTTCTTTTTCAATTAAGCCATATCTTATTATTCCTTCTGGATCTTCTACATATTCATACTTAGGCAAATATGAATCATCCTTGTCTTTATATGCAACTTTGACTGCTGTAAATCTTGCCTGTTTAGCAGCTCCAGCATATGAAAAACTTCCATCTTTAACGCTATCATTTGTGAAAGAAAATATAGATTCTTTTAAATTGTTTTGAGAAATGAATATTTCACTAGAGTTGAAATAAGCAATGCCTCTAAAAACAGAAGCTATTTCATTAATAGCTTTGTATGCATCCATTTGGTTTTCCAAATAAAGATTGCAAGTATACCTTCTTTCTTGCACAAACTTCTGCGACTGCCCAGCTTTAGAAGTGCTCACCAATTCATCGCATATTTTTGCAATTTTATACAATTGGAATTTGTCTATTTTTATTTCCTCTATGTGCTCTCCTAGTCCATACCTATCATTTGTAATTAAATCATACAAAATCCATGCTGGATTATCTGTCCACTCTAGCTCACTCTTAAATGTACCATTCCATGTACCTACATGTCTATTCTCTCTTATTGGCCCATCTGGACCTTCTCCTAAGTCCTCGTAATTAGAAGGAACTTTTACTTTTTTTAATTTTAAATCAAATGTTCTAGTAGGTATTGATCCTAAGTTTTCCGCAGAAAGTACCATTCCTATATATGCTGAATTAGGGTAAGATAGATTTGAATCTACAATCTCAGTTACGCCATCAAAACTAGCTGAAAAATGGTTCCTAAAGTTTTCTCTTTCTTCTGTTAAGTTTTCTATATATATTTTTCTGGGCCTTTTGCCGTCTAGATCTTTAAGTTTTAAAAAGATATCTTCTCTGTATTTATTATTAGCCAACCCAGAAACACTAACAAAAACATTATGATCGTTGATGCTGTCGTCTGGTACTGGAATTACGGTTCTTTCTTCAAGACTTCTGTGGGTTACTCCAGTAAAGTCTCCCCATATATGCAACTTTCCTACATTACCAGTTTGAGAACCGTCATCAGTTATGGAATAGCAAGAGTTTATCCCAACTGTTAAACCCAGCCAATCCACATCTTCATCGAGAACAGAGTGATTGCCTATATAAAACTTATTAACAGTTGTGGACTCAAGTCTTTTTGCATTAAATAATTCTTGCCCTTTTGATAGAGACTTAGATGTGTAAGAAAAATCTTCAAGCCAATAAAAATTATCTGTTTGACCAGTATAAAATCCAGATTGACCGCTAAGTCCATTTTTGTATGCTACAGATATATTTCTATAGTTAAACTGACCATCATTAACCCCACGATCAGTGGTCATAACTGGCACGTCATTTATATAAATGCCTTTTAATATTTCTGTTCCAGAAACGAGTTTTCCAGTATAATCTACAAACCCCTCTATAGGACCCTCTGAAACTAAATCAACTACTTTAAAGAAAGAGTTTGACTCAAGTTTTTCTTTGTCTATTAGTAACGGAGAATATACCCCAGTTACATCTCTAAAAAATATTCTTGGAGTAATCCCGCTTGAATGAGCATTTATTTGAACTGGCATATCTTAAGTATTATCTACTACTAACGCAGCTACCTCATCTGGTGCTCCTGGGGTTGTTGATGTATTTTTCTCTACTTCAATCTTATTAAAATTAACCAGTCTTGTATTAAGTACAGATGATGATATAACATGGCTCCCCACCCTCAACCTTCCGTATCCTATTGGAACTCTAGCTCCCTGAATAACATTATTTGCTGGATTTGAAAAAGTGAAAGATGTTGTTGATTCCAATCCTTTTGCAGCATCTGGAGTCTTAGGTTCTTCAGGCTCATCCTGAAGTGCTCCAATCAACCCTTGTACCAGAAGCGCTCCCCCTACTTCCATAGATATATCTCCTATAAAACTAAGAGCTGCTCCTCCCAATTGAGCAAACGCATTATCGAACCCTGACAACCATCCGCCAATCCAATTTAGTCCCCATCCACCAACTACTCCATATGCCCCATAAGCTCTCATATCTTGGGCCATTTGAGTATCAGATCCAGCTACTACTGGAAATACATGCATCTTTTCTTTTTTTGTAATATTGATCTCAAGCTCTTTATTTTTTATAGGCTTTTCATCAAAAAATATTCTGTATGCTATTCCCTCTTTATCTTTTTGAGCTAAATATTTAATAAATCCATCTACATTGGCATCTATGCCTTTAAATACTTCTATTGGCGTTTCCGCATCAAGCTCCCACTTTCTTCCAAAAGTTCTTCCTAGATTTCCATGTAAAAATACCTTTATCATAACCTTATCCCTTTAAATATTACACTTGTAAGTGCGTACTTTTTTACAAAAGTTTTTTATGTTTTTCTTGTTATGTAAATTTTTGGGAATATATACATTATGTTTTTTTGTTTTTGAGCTATATACCCAAAATGGAAACATTAATTCCTCTGATATTTTAACATCTTTTTCCGAAAATTTCTCATCAGTATTTATGTGAGAATGAAAAATTGCTACCATTTTTTGATTCATTAAATATTTTGTTAAATCTTTATAACTTATCTCAAAAGACGATTCTGGATGTGTTGATACATTATTACATTTTACAATTTCAAATTTATCTCCGCTCATTAGTATAAAGCCACAAGATTCTTTATGCGACTCTTCTTTGCATATACTTTCTATTTCTTTTTTCATTAAAAAAGTCTACTCCCTGGAAATCCACCAAATGGTAAGTGATCGTTTTTCTCTCCAGTATACCTAAGCTTGCAACCCTTTAAGCTTTTAGAGCAAGAGTCTTGAGCCCAAACTTTTGAATTAACAGTTGGCTTATTATCTCCGTCAGAAGTGTTAGCGGTTATGCAAACATAAAACACTTTCCTAGTCTTATTTCCATCTTTTATAGAGACAAATACAAAATCATTCTTTGAATAAGATATGCCTTCGACCCATTCTCCCCTATTATTTAAAGTTCCAGTAAATACGGCATTGTTAGAATCTGCCTTTGGGTCACCAGAGTAAAAGCAACCTTTGCCTCTATACTTCCATGCACAATAATTATTTATAATTTGCCTTTTTGGAATACTTACATTTTCAAGATCTAAAGGGCTTGACAACTCATATTTAATTAAATTTTTATTTTCAGTAATTTTTTGATTTATTATAAAAATTTGATCTTTTAGTTTTGAATTTGGGTCAGGGTTTACTCCCATTTGATTCCAAAATTCAGTATCAGAAGAGTAGTTTAAAAAATTAACCGCATCTAAAAACCTTAAAAAGGTTCTTATTATTTTAACGTCTGCTCCTATTAGATCATCTTTGTCAATTATATACTTGCTAAAGAATCCATCAATATTTATTAGATCTAATGTTGGCCTAGCTAGAGAGCCGTCATTTCTGTCTTCTAAGCCCTCAATGCTATTTGGTATAAAAAAATATTCCAATGAATCAAAGACTAACGAATCCTTTATCGCATTTGAGCCTCCATGAAACCTTATTATATCAGATGTGTTTGCAATATTCGATATTTCAAAAAGCACTATTTCCTCTGAAGAATTTTGAGAAAACAACTCCTTATTTATACATTCTGTTTTTTGAAAGCTCACCCTACTATAATAAATTAATTAAGAAAAATTAACATTTAATAAACCTCTTTTTAACTGGGACTTCATATATTGAGACTGAGAGACTGTGGACACCTTTATAAAGATAGGTGTGTTCTATTGCGTCACACATAAATTCCGCCGTTCTCTCTGAAGGTTTTTTGACTGTAAAAGTAAAAGATTCAACCGCTTGCTTATGTATAAAAAATGATAAAAGCTTTAATAACTTAGTATCATCTATTTTTTCAAAATTTAATCTTAAAGCTTCTTTTCTTATATTCTCTCCATCTGGAGCAAAAAAAGATTTTGATTGATTATTTTGAAAAGATTGATTTCGCAAGGATATATCTCTAGATAAAGAAACAGACGGTTCTATATCTAAAACATATTTTTGTCTATACTCATCTATTATACTTTTTTCTTCCGCAGGCATTGATTCTACATATAAAATACTTTTTATATTTAATGCCGAAAATTCATCGTTTAAAAAATCTAAACTAATTGAGTTGTTATCTGTATAAACAATATTAATTGGAGCTTGTTGACATAAAAATTCTTGAACAAAATAAGGTTTTAATGAATATAATGATTTATAACTTTCGCTTGATGAGTAGTTTGATTTTGGTTTTATTTGAAAAGGAAATTTATTAGACCCCTTCCTTTCAGAAATATAATCTACAATATTTTCAGATTCGTCATTTGATCTATCGTTAAAATCTAATGACATTGAAAACAAAATTCTATTTAGACCCCTTGGCACATTTCTTACATAGCCATCTCCGTATTCCATAATTTCGCTTATGAAATTTATACTTACTGAAGATCCATAAGAAGGAACAAAATTAAAAGGAGTTTCATATTCAAAATCACTTAAAACTCCATCTGATTTTGATCCCGAAACAAAGTCTGCATAAGTATTATATTTTCCTCCACCAGCATTTGTAACCTCACTATAATAATCCTTTTCTAGATTATGAAAATTACCGCTATTGAATGTGTAATTACAACTCACTATCTAACCCTTTCGATTATTTCAATATCTCCATTAACCATTCCATTTTTAGAAACATTCAATGATTGAGAGTTAATTATTCCTTCGCACTCAATTAACTGACCTCTTGATGTGTTATTGTGTGTTCTTGGCTGTATGCTTATTTTTGCAAAATCTTTTCCAGAAAAATTTATCAAAGGCCCGATATCCTCTCCTTTTAGTGATAGTTTTTTTTCTACACTTCCAAACCTCACATCTTGAGGAAACTCTTCGCCTATAACATAGTTCCCTTGCCTAAGGCAATTTATCGAGTAGTTAATCTCTTGAGGGTTGTCCATTCCTACATTTGAACTTGTTATGTTTGTCAACGAGGTATGCGCTCCATTTGCAAGCTCTAGTGAATCAGAAGTAAAAGAACCTGTTGAAAGAGTGTCTTGATATCCACTAAAAATGGCGAAAGATGCATTAAATGATATAGGCAAGTATGGCCTTATTGTAACTGAATAATTATTTAGATAAGCTCCAGAAAATTTTATACCTCCAAACTCTCCAGAACAAGAAATGTCGCCCGTTAATGTTCTAATATTATCTATCTCACCAGTAATATAATACTCGAAAGATACCTCTGCTTGGCTTTCTACGGCTGAAGAGTATGAATCTACAGCTCCCCCATAAAGAATATTAGCATCAGAATTAGATCTTGCTGAAAGCGATGCATTTAAGGCAAAAACGTTTTCGTCATTTATCTTTACCTCACATTCGTTATATTTTACATACTTGCTCATGTATATGTTATTTGAGGCGGAGAATGAGAATTCATTGCATAATCAAGCCTTACTGTTGTATTATTCTCACTATCTGTTGAAAAGTTTTCTCCAATTAAATTAAATTTTTTAAAATCATAAGTGATACTCTTTGATTGATCACATTGATCCTTTACTACAACTTCTATATTTTTAGTATGTATTCCAGTTCTTATATAATCATACAAATTTCTAGTTTCATAATCATCAACATCTATCTCTACAGAAAATGAATTACTTATTGGAGTCATGAATGCAACTTCGCATGGAAATATTGAACCAATTTTATAAATAGGCTCTCTTGACGGATTTATTGAAAAAGAAAAATTCCTAACCCTATTAGTCTCTCTTCCGTCACAAGTTAGGGATATTCCGCTACTCGTTGGAATTATAAATTCCGTTTGATTTGGTTTTGGGGTTTGTGAGGAAACATGAGGCCCCATCTCTCCGTAAACAGATATATTAATTGAGCTTTGAGGTAAAGAGTCTATAGAGAAGTTTACAGAATAAGAATCCAAATATCCGCTTGTAAAGTTTAAAACTCTTCCGTTATATTCTATTCCGCCATTAAATCCAGTATCTGCTATTAAATTAGTGATAGGCTCATCACTAGACATTAATGCTCTTTCAAAAGAAAAAGATGCGCTCGCTGGCGCATTTTGTATAAATTCTGGATCACCTGCATAACCAAGAAAAACATTATCTTGGCTAGATATGTTATAACTTCCATTTACAGATTGAACTCCAGATATCTTAAGACCATCTATAAAGAAGCTATTGTCCTCACTGTACAATAAATCTTTCATCTATCACCTTAATGATCCTCCAACCCTCTTTTCTTGATTAATTACCTGCATTACTGCTGCCTTTACCTTTGATGAAAATTCCTTTGTATTCAATTGATTTCCGCCTTCTGATGACATACCATTATTATCAACATTTATAGAAATATTTACATCTCCATGAGATACTGTAGGTCCAGAACCTTGTCCTCCTGCATAGGTTCCGTTGTTTATACTATTCATCATTGCAGACCCATGCTTCCTTACTGCTTTCGGGCTCATTATGTATTCCCCGCCAGTAAGCATTGTTGGAACTCTTCCGCCTCTGTTAAGAGTTACCTCGTAATCATCCACTCCAATTCTATCCATCCTAAATTGGACATCCTGAGAACTTAGAAACTCCCTCATTTGTGAAGCAGTAGCTCCTTGACCCTTGAAATTATCTATATCTTGCCTTAAAAGCCTTCTTTCTTGTCCTCTTATTTCGTATCCAGTTCTTCCTCTTCTATTCGTATATGATCCTTTTCCGCTATTAAATTGTTTATTAAATTGTTTTGCAGCTCTTTTTTCTGCCTGTCTTTTGGCGAAGTCAGTTCCTTTATACAAGTCTACAGCCTTACTTAACAAAGCACCTCCAGCTATTCCAGCAACAACACCTATTAATGCATTCTTCTGCTGTTCTTTTACTCTCTTCCTGGTCTCTGCTCTTTGTTTTTCTTGGTCTTTTGTAGCCAGGTCTTCCCTGAATTGATTTTCTTGCTCCCTAAAATATTCCAGTATTTTCCTATCATTAGCTCTAGCAAATCCAGTAAGTTTTGAATTTATTCCAATTTCACTTTCTAGATCTTTGTATCTAGTTATATTTCCGTATTTATTTTTATCAACAAAAGACTCTCTTTTAGCTGATCTTGGTGCTCCGATATTCATATCAACCGCTCCACCTTCAGCATATCCTGGAACCATTCCTCTGTTCAACTTATCCATAAATCCCATTCCATACTTATCTACGGAACTTTTCTTTATGACGTATTCTCCACCAGTAAGCATTGCTGGCACATCATCTCTGACTCCGCTACCTCCAGTTACCATTCCACCAGAGTTCAAACCCATAACGCCAACTATTCTGCTCGCTGCACTTTCAAGAAATGCTCTTTGTATTATCTGTAAGAATCCTATACCTATTCCTTTTAATGTATCACCTAAGTTATCAGCACCTTCCAATGCCGCTTGCATTGCGTCAACTAACCCATTTCTAAGTGCGAAAGGCAACTGCTCCCCAAGCCTTGTATATATTTGCTCAGATTCCGACTGTAGATCAGCAAACCCTTTTTCAAGACCCATAGGTAGATTTGTTCCTATTTCTGTAAAAATTCCTTGATCCCTAGGAGTAGTTCTTGTCATTTTTTCAGCAACTTGAACCATTGATTCGTTAATTTCTTCTAGTTTTTTCTTTGCAGTCTCAAGCCCCTCATTTCTTTTTTCATCGCTTATATTTGTGTCTCTTCCTAATGCTGCAACCTGCTTAAAAATAAGATCTCTTTCTTGATCAAGTTTTTTAAGCTCATCTCTCTGTTGAACTGTTCCAATAGTCTGAGATCTTGCTGCTATTTTAGCAGAAGCAATTTCCGATCTTGTGGCAGTTGGGTCTGCCATTAATGTTTCAAGATTTTTTTGCTTAGTGTCCTGCTCAAGCATCGACCTGAAAGCTCTGCTTGCCCCGCTCTGTCTAGTATCCATTTCTCTTAGCTCTTCCATCCCCCTAAAGGTGCCCATGGATTCATCTAAAAATTGTAAATTCTTTGTAATGTTCACAAATTTATCTGTAAACATTTTAAAGTTTTGTTTTTCTGCAAAAGATCTTATTTCATCTGCGCCATTAATTATCGCTTCTTCTAATTGAGATAATAGATTTAATTGATCTTTGGTCAATTCTCCACTACCCTTCAAATCATGTATTTGAGATTGTAGCTTGTCTACGTCAGTCGCTGAGAATCCTAATGCATTAATCGCATTTATTACCTGATCGGTACTATCTATTGTAATGCCAGACAAATCTTTTAATTTTGTTAATACATCTGGTACATTAGTTACAGTTTGAACTACATTTTTTCTAACCTTTTGAATTCCTTCTATGTCTTTATCTATTAATTTACTTAAATTTGTTATTTCTGTCGATACTGCGTTTATTTCAGAATCTTTTTTTTGTAATGATATGTTTGCTGCATCAATCATTCCACTAATGATTTTTTCCAATACTTCAACTGATTTTTTATCATGCGCTCTTACTTTATCATGCTTTCCTCTTTCGAATAATTTTCTCCTCCTATCTTCTCTTTCTAAAAGAGTGTCCTGGATCTGTTGCGCGGCTTGAGTTAGTCCTGGATCTACTCCGCCAGTGAAATTCATGTCGGGAGCTAATGCCACTGTAACTGCTGCTGCCAATCTTTCTGCTCTTTCAAAATCAGTCTCTCGACTTTCGCCCGCATCTATGGTGAGTCCCGTGTGGTCATGGACCCGTGTTCGTTTGACCATTCTTTGTTCAAGGACATTGGCGCTTTTCAATGTCATCCCAGTGCGAGCCATTTGCCTCTCTCCTCTTAATGTGCCTAGCTTTTTCTCTAAGGAGTCCAATTCTGCTCTATTTTTTGCTATGTTTTTGTTAAATTGATCTATAACTCTGTTGTTTGCCGCAGTTGCTCCAGCTGTAATTGGTGTGCCAGGTCCACTAGTAGTCACTACATTATTGCTTGCTGATGGAGCAGTAGTAGATGTAGCGGGTTGATCGGTAGCTTTTCTGATTGTTTCCTCTATCGTATTTCCCAGTTTATTTAGTGCAAATACAAGCTTTTGATCGCTTAATAACTTTCTCGCTTCAGATTTTAATCTAGTTGCTGTTTCTCTTTCTTGTATTTTTAACTCTTCTTCAAATATTTGTTTTTGTAATTGTAACTGCCTACCTCTTTCTTTCTTTTCAGTTCTTGACCCCCTGAATGTATCTGTTGCTTCAAATTGAAACCCAGAAATTTTTCTCATTCCTTCTGCTCTGTCTCTTTGATTTTTTCCAGCATCTTTTAAATTTTGAAGCCCAGTTGCTGACGCTCTTTCTGAAAGCAAATCATTAACCCTTTTTTGAACTATAATAGTTGCCTCAGAAAGTCTGGCTTGTTTTCTGTCAGCTAAAATTTGTGCTTCAAGTAAAATCCTTCTTTCCGATGTTCCATCTAAAATGTCTTGAAGTAGAAGTCTGGTTTGTTCTGTTATTTCTTTTGAGAATTTTATTGTTCCAAGATCATCTCCCGACAATATATTTTCTAGAGCAGCTGGGTTGTTCATAGCATTCTGAATAATACCTCTTAATTGATCAATGGTCTCTCGATCATCTGTTCCAATTTTATCTCCTATTGCCTGCATTGCTGCAGCAGTATTGTCATTAAAGTTAGCTTGAAGTTCTTCAAATAATTTTCTCCTTCCTTCTATAGAGTCTTTTCCGCCAAAAACATCCATGCTCCCAGTTAATCGCCTTTGGTCAGCTAGTCTCTGCAAGGCGTCAGTCCCGCCTTCTCTAACGGTATCGATCAAACCTAGTGTCAAATTCGGCGTTAAATTCAGTTGTTTTCCAATTTGTTTGGTGGATTGTAATAATGCTGCTCCCTCATCTTCATTAAAGCTTCGTCTTCTAAAATCTATGCCTTGATCAAACAAATTTAACCTTCTTCTTGCCAAGCCTAATCTTTGTTGGGGAGTATCTGGATTAAATCTCGAAGAAAAATCTAAAATTGAAGATTCTCTTTTTATTCTAGATCCTTCGTTTATCTTTCTAAGCTCAGAACTTTGTTTTAATTCTTTAATAGTTTTCTTAAATGATCTTTCGAGATTAAATGTCTGTTGACCTAGTGATTCTTGGTTTTTCTGAAACTTTTCGAAGTTTTCAATTTGTTTTAATAGTGTTTGTTCTAACTCGGCAAAAGAAAGAACTCCAGCATTAAATGCTGCAGATAAACCTTTAAATTGATTTTCAGTAATTATTGTTGCATCCCTAAGTCTTGCCAATGCATCTGTTGCTGCAAGAGGATCTTCTCCTAAGTTTTCGATCTGCGTCTTAGCTCTTTGCGTTTCAGCCTCTCTCACTAAAGAACCAGCCCCAACACCAACAGCGGCGCCAGTCATGAGCCTTTGAAACATGGTCAAACCCCTGGCAAGCGGGTGAGGTATCATGCCTATGCCAGTCGCAATTATTCCCGTAGTAGCTAAACCTGCCGCACCCTGAGCTAATGTTGTTCCTTGTTTTCCTTCAGAAGTTCTCCTTATTTCATTAAGTTCATCAATCCCCATTGCAGTTCCTAATGCCTGTCTTTTTTCAAGATTAGTCCTTATATCCATTAAGGTTTTTAGAACAGTATCCCTACCTCCTGTTATTTCTCCAGACCTTAATCTTTGATCTATTAAATTAGCAAGGGAAGTTGCCGCTCCCGCTGCATTATTTTGACTAATATTTACTCCAAAGTTTTGAACTGCTTGATCTTGAGAAATTCTATCTTGCAATAATCCTTGCACCTTTGCTAACCCAGCCTTACTTTGAGAACCTACTAGAATTTTTCCCAATATATCTGGATCAGTAACTTGAGATAATGCTCTATTAATTGCTACATCAATTTGATTTACTGTATTTTGATCTCCTGATGCAAATGCTGCCGCTCTTCTTTCATTTAAAGATGTAAGAGTCGAAACTGAATTAATATTTCTATTTGTAATTTTTAATTGCTTTTCTTGAAGCTGTATTATTTCTTGTATGGACAGTGTCATCTTTGATGCAGAAGCTGCAAACCCTACAGCTGCACCTGCGATTAATCCAGGCAATCCAAATAAAGCGCCTATTCCTGCCCCCATTAATGTTGATCCAGCTCTTTCTCTTCCGCCTTGATCGGTTATTCTAAATTGTCCATCTTGAAACTGTGCTCTGTCTATCCTTTGAGTAGTTGGCCCAACCATTCCTCCAATCATTGGTAGTCCGAATGATAATGCCATACCAGTCATTCCGCCAAAACCCTTCATGCTTGAAGCGAAATTTGTTAGACTTGAGCTAGCACCTCCCATAAATCTACCACCCAAATTCGCCATCCTTGATCCAAACCCTCCAGTTCCTCCACCCCTTTCTCCCATTCTTCCTGAGAGAAAAGCACTAGACATAAATCTACCCTGCTGCTGAGCTGTATTCCTTCTTGCTTCTAAATTTTTAGTTTTTCTTTCTTGCAATGCAGCTTGATTTTGTCTTTTTTGTTCATCAACTAATTGATTTATGCTTGCATTCAATCTTTGTGTGGCTTGTGCGCCTCTGCCTTCAGTTGCTTTAGCTGCTTCTCTTAATGCTAATCGTTCAGCTGCTTTTATTGATCTCTGTGAGGCTCCTCCAGCTACCCCTCGCTCTATCAGGTTCATTGCCCTAATAAATCTTGATGCATTATTTCCTCCAGTTAAAGACCTTAATTCGCCAGAAGCTAATCCTCCTTTTGCCAAAGAAGAAACCGAGGATTTCACTCCTTGTTGTTGAGCAAAAGAGCTAAATGTATTTCTAGCATCTACACCACCAGCTTTAAAAAATGAAGACATAGCTTGTTGGGCTTGCTTTTTGTTCATGTCTTCAGCACCAACAACACCTACACTTTTCAAAAATTCTTTTGATAAATTTTGTTGCATTTGGCTTTTAGAGAAGCCCTTAGTATCTTTAAATATTTCTCTCCTTGCATCGCTTTTAATTCCAGCAGAAATTTGCTTTCCAGCTTCACGCCCCATTGCAGCACCAGTACTCAAATTATTACTTGCGAAAGTAGTTAAGCTTTTGTCTAGACCTTGTAATTGCTTTAATGTTCTAGTGTCTCCAGTTTGCTTTGCTATATTTATGTCTCTTCTTAGCCTCTCTTCATCAAGAACGCCGCCTCTAGTAAATTGAGCAGCGACCCCTCCGCCTTTAGACAACTCCATAGCTCTTTCATTTCTTAATATTTGTGTCGCTATTTTTCTGTCAGCAAGAGATCGAACTGTTCCATTTAAAATTTTTGTAGTAACTGCTGCTTGATTTGCTGCTTTTGCAGTATGCCCAAATTGTTTTTGAACATCCTCTAATGATTGTAATAATGCAGGCGGAAGTGAAAATCCAGACAAATTAATACTACGTGCTCCTGCCTGTTGTATATTCTGCAAAGATCTAAGACCAAGGCTTTGTACGTTTTGCTCTGACCTACTCATGATAGACAAAAGTTTTAACGGATCTATTGGAGCATAATTCGGAATAAATCCGCCTGAAGCGCCTTGTCTTGGATTGAGTCCTCCATGTAGCTTCCTCGCATTTGCAAGCTTTCCGCCCTCTTGCTCTTTATTGACTACAGCTAACCCTGGGTTTGTGGGACTTTTTAAAGATGGGGCGGCTACGACTTTTGGGGTAACACCATAAGAAGCTTCTCTAGATATAGCACTTCCTACAGCACTTGCAAATTGAGGGTTTTTAGATAAAACTCCACTAGCTCTTGGAGACATAAGGCTGAAGTTCGGAATAAAGCCTTTTGATTTTAGCATGTCAGGCGGCATCATCTTGGCGTACTTTTGATTAGCCATGAGATTTGAGTAGCTTGCTATTAGATCCATACCAGCTTGTTTAGTTTTTGGATTTTTAAACATAGCATTAGAAGATGCACTAACAGCTGCTGTCATCTGCTTTAGAGTTAACTCACCCTTTAATACCATATGAGCTAAATCATTAATTTGCTTATTCTCACTAAAGACCATTTTGCTTCTTGCTTCTGTTCCAAAAGCTCCATGTCTTCCTTTTTTAGCAGAATACATTCCGCCCATAATCTTATTAAAGTTTGCAAAAGCTGGATTGATTCCAATAAAATTAGGTATGTGTCCGCCGTTAGCTATTCTGTAAGTCCAGCTATCGCTCGCAAAAGCAGCTCCTTCGCTAAGAAAATCATCTTTAACTAAATTCAAATCTTTGTTCTTAGTAACATTAAATTTTCCGCCTTTAGCTATACTGTCAACAACTCTCATCGCAGAAGGAGAAGTTCCCATGTCTCCATAAAGACCAGAGTATCCCTTCTTTCTCGCATAATCAGCCATGAAAGTATATAATTCTTTTCCATAACCCTTGCCTCTTAAAGTTTTATCCGCAGGATTTACATTTATTACCTGTAATCCCATTTTGTCCCCTAACGGCTTAATTGGGTCAGGTATCTCTATTGTTCTTGCATTGGTAAATCTCCTACCTCCAACATCTGAAATAAACTCTACTGACCTTACTTTGTTTAAAGCATCATTTCTTTCTCCATAAACTTTGGTGCTTATTTTAGACATCGGTCTTGAGAAATTAGGAACAAACCCTCCTGACCTAAACCTTCTCATTTTTAGAAGGCTATCTAATGTGGGAAGAGCTGCCAGCCCAGTTTTTGGTATTTTTATTTTTTGTCCGCCAATAAATCCTTTTAACTGGTATGCTGGATCTCTGTCAAGCCCCAATGCTCTAAAGGCTTGGGTGGCAGTCATTTTCTCTTCGACCATAAGTCTTTCTATGGCTGCCATATCTATTTGATTTCTTTTTGCTGGTATTAGATCCCTAATACTGCCTCCACCTCTAATTGCAGCAACTCGATTCGATGACTCAAGAACATTACGAAGTCCAGCATCAACACCTCTGCGAGTAATTACATCATCCCCTCTAAATCTTCCGCTTAAGGCTCCAAATGAACCTGGGCCTCCCAATCCGCCTCCCCCTCTGAAGGATGATGATGTCGGCATATACATTTGAGCCAGAATGCCACCTATCGGTCTTGCTTTTGCAATTCCTCTGTCTGGATTAAAAGGCAATCCAAGAACGGGCGGAGGTGCCATAGCTTGATTTTGAGCAAGAAGCTTGTTGAAGTTTTTGCTTCCCCTCGATTGTTTAAAAGCTTCTTGAATATAACCTCTTACCGATCCTTTTTTTCCTCCTTCTGGACCTTCTCCTGCCCTCAAAAAGTCTTCTCTTATTAAACTCAATCTATCTTTCTTTTTTTGCCCAGGAATAAGGCCATCATCAATACTTTTCATTCTTGGAATCATTCCATATTTAGACATGAAATGTTTTCTCTCATCTCCCGTCAATGCAGCCTCTATTCCAATTGACGAAGATTTTCCAGTAAGATATCTAAAGAAAGACTTCATTACATCAGGATTCTTTAATATTTCTTTTTTTCTTTTTTCGCTTAAATAATCTATCCCCATGTCTAAATTAAGACTTCCGCCGAAATGCTTTTTAAAATCTTTTATTGGCATTCCTGGATAAGATCCTTTCATATCCAAAGCTTGTGTGTTGCTTAGGAACATATCCATGGCTTGTGCCAATTTATGCTCAGGCATAAATTCTAAAGCTTTTAAGAATGTTATTCGATCCCCTGTTTGTGGCATTGAGAGAGGAAAATTCTTATCGTAATGAAAAGCTGAATAATTTGGAACGAATCCAAAGTTTGCCATATTCGGATCAACCTTTAAATGCTTTCCCTGCGAAACTAAGCTATCAATTCTATCAAGATACAATCTCCTGTATCCCCCAGCTCCTTGACCAGCTGAAGAAGCATGCACTACCCTAGATTTTCCTAGTGGTGAATTTTTATCAAAGTCAGCCCAAGAAGAAAATCCTTTTGGTGGTTTGGCTCCTTTTTTGTGAGCATGCACACCATGTCTTGCTCCTGTAAATATAAGATCTTGAATATCTCCTGATTTAGGTCGATATTTTATGGATTTAAATAGTCCATTCGTTATGATTTTATCTAGCTCTGACATTCCTATAGTTCCATCGAACTTATCAGAATGTATTTTTCCTTGAACTATACTTTTGATCTTATTAGCATTTAACCTCATTCCAAAATTTGGAACAAAGCCTTTTGAATATGGAAGTTCTAGTTTTCTAGATGATTTTCTTGCAGAGTTTAATTGAGATACCATTCCAAAAATTAAATCACCATCCCTATTCCCCCATTCTTTCGGACCTCCGCCAAGACGCCTCAGGGAATCATTTACTTGATTTCTAAAGTCGCTCCCTTTATTTTGAATAAATTGTTTATAAATCCTTTCTCTTATGGCATTCATTTCAGTTCCAGTTGCCATAGCTGGACCAAAAGAATGAAATGTATCTTTGAATCTTCTGCCTCCGCCAACATTTAAATTCATTGCGGTTGATTTTCCATGAATTAATGCTCTAGCTATATTGGTCGGACTTTCTCCAGAGTAAACTCTTCTTGCGAAATTAGGAACGAATCCTCCACTCGCATAAGGATTGAATCCATGAGTTTTTGCAAATGCCTTTTGGTAATTTTTCCCAGCCCTACTTCTTGGTGGTGGCATTATTGCTGGCTGTACCATTCCAGGAAAACTTTTAACTTTTTCTGCAGAATTGTATACAACTCTACCCTGACCAGGCATATTCATTGATTTTACAGAACCTGGAGAGTATCCTCCAGACCTGGCTCCTGCCTTTTCTGCCTTGGCCTCTGAGCCAGATACATAGTTAGGTATATGTCCAGCACTCCTCCTTCTTAATTGTGCATTGTATCCAGATCTCATTACGGCTGGAGCTATCGCAGCTGCAGACGCAGCTATTCTTGCTTGCTCTTTTGCTTGAGCCTGTAAAATACTAAGTATTGTTCTTTCTTGAGCTGCTCTATTTCCTTCTTGCGATAATATTTTCTTTTGTAATGCTGAATTCTCCGCTAAAACTCCAACGATAGTTTTTTGAATATCTCTTTGAGTTTTTGTAGCTGAAACTATTCCAAGCAATTCCTTTACTGATCCGCCTAAAAATGCAAAAGTTTTAAATAAAAGTTTTCCTAATATTCCTATCGCCAAAACCATTCCTGGACCAGAAATAACATTTCCAAATCCTTTTATTAAACCCCTACCTAAATCAGAACCAAATCCTTCTCCTTGCTTTAATCCATCATTTAAGAAATTTACAAAAGTTTGGAAAGAAGATAAGTAAGCTCTTAAATTGTCCTCAAATGCTAAACCTCCAACTGTTGCAGCAAATTCCTGTATACTAGTTGCGGCTTGAGAAGTTAATGCTGATAAAGTTTTATTTAGTAACTCATTCTTTTTTATCGCTTCATCTGTAGCTTGGCTAGATATTCTTGTAGCTCTTGTAAGTATACTGTTCTGCTCTCCCAAATCTTTAATTGCAGCTTTTAAAATGTTTATTTGGAAAACACCACCAACCTGTTCTGCAACTGCAGCCTTTGTGGTATCTGCAAGAGTTTCGTAAGTTTTTGATAAATTAGTTAAAATTTGAATGGCTGGCAAAGTTTGCCCCCTTACATCTCTAACTGCAATACCAAGCTCTTCTAGCCTTTTTATGGTACTACCTCTTTGTACCCTAGTAAAGATAGTTTTAAAACTATTACCTATTACCTTACCACCTCTTGCCGTCTGCTGCTGAGCTGCAGTTACAGCACCTAGCAATTCGTCAAAGCTAACACCTGCATCTTGGGCTACAGCACCAGCTCTAGAAACAGCATCGATCAAGTCTTCTGTACTAACAGCAAACTGAACGTCAACAGCAGCCATTTTACTCAAGATCTTGGTTGAATCAAGTCCAGCTTTATTAAATGTGTTCAATGCAGCAGTTAAACCACTTACTGCATTTGCGGCATCAAGTCCAGTCAGCCTTGTTAAGATAAGAGCGTCATTTGTCCTTTTCAAGGTCTCTTCCATTGACAGACCTTGCCTAGCTAATTCAGTTGCAGCTACAGCTACTGTATTAAAGCTTTGTGCGGTATTTCTAGCTACCTTAAATAACCCATCTCCAAATTTATTTAGCTCCTGATTCGTTATTCCCATAACGACATTTATGTCAGCAAGCTTCTTTTCTACATTTATAGTTTCTCTAATTAAGCCAGCAAATGCTTTTTGAACACTTTGTATTATTCCTACTGAAGCTCCGAAAGCTAAAACACGAGCATTAGATGCTTCTAGTGATTTATTAAATTCGCTGACAGAGCCAGTGATTTTACCTAAAGGTCTTGTAAATTGCCTATCATTGATATTTACAGAGAGACCGCCAGTAGCATTAACCTTCTTAACGGCGTTTCTTATTGACTTCTCTAGTCCTGTTTGAACTGTTTGAACTCTGATTGGCATTTTTCCTTATTCCTTTTTTAATATTACACCAAAAAAGTGTCCATAGACAAAAAAACCCCCCATTTTCATGGGGGGTTAATTTGATAGTGGATCGGCGGAAAATTATCCTACTAAGCCTGTCCAGATAGAGCTGGCATTCCGAAGTGACCAGTAATAACTGATCTATTAGCTCCCGAAATCAGAACACCATGATCAGTATCCTCTGGGCCACCAATTTGAGTGGTGAATGTAAGGTCTACAGACTTATTGCTTCCGATATCAGAGCTGATCGACTCACTGTCAATTCTAGCTCCTTTGAAGTCGATGATCATAGAGTCGCTTGCTTCTCCAACTCCGCAAGATTGATTAGCCTTCATTCTAATTCTAACATCTCTCTCTTCGCAATCATCAATGATGTTTGCGAGGTTTCCTGTTGATACTTCAGAGATCAGAGCGCTGATACTCATGGTAGCAACAACTGGGAAGTCAACCACACGAGAGAATGCGAATCTTGTTCCCAATCTGTCAATTGGGCTTCTTGATAGAGGCAAGGAAAGGTTGAAGTTTTGGATATGAACTTCACCGTCTCCGCTAACGTCAGCAAAGATAGAAAGTCCTTGGGGAATTTCAAGAGTAATGTCTCCAGGACGCAAGGCTGTTGCTCCAACATCTCCAGTGGATGGTGCGGCTCCTTGAGAGTCTCCTCTCATGCCTGTGGGCTGACCAAGGGAGAATTGAGTACCAGTTATTGCCTTACCATCATCAAGAGTAACTCCAGGAATTTCAACTCCAGTAGTTCCCTTGTCTGATTTAGCATTAAACAACTCAACAGTAGCAGAGGCTGTTGGAATTGATCCTACAGAAGCTTCAATTGTATAATCACTAAGGTATCCGTTTCCAAGACCAATAACACTTCTTTCGGAAATATCACGGGTTGTGTTAAAAGCGTCAGTACCTTCAGGAGTTGTCAGGATGAAGAAGTTTCTACCAGCAGAGTCATCTTGAAGATGTCCCTTTGCGGCAGACAATGCATCTGCTCCCATTCCTTCTCCCTTATCGTCAGCACCTTGAACGTAGAACCCAAGATTTCTTTCATTAAATCCATCTGTTGGATAATATGTAAAGTCAAGATTAACTGTGGGCGGCTCAAGAGCAATAGCATCAATTCTTGCGAGTTGACCAAAAGTGTTAACATCAGTACGATTGATCGTAAAGCTGTAGTTAGCACTTTGTACTCTATGAAGCTGTTGGATTAAGTTGTTATAAGTTCCGCTTGCAGGCTGAAGAAATACTCCTGTCGTCTCACGATCACCTTTCGCAGTGGAAGCGTTATTATTTTGAAAGGTTTGCCAATTCGCTAAATTCGTAAAATACGATACGCCATGCTGGATTGCGGCTGTATCATTAACATCAATCGAATCAACTGGCACCGAGGCAAAAGGCTCAGTTGCAGATACTTGTCCACTAATATTAAATAAATCTTCATTAGAAAGATTAGATTTCGCAGCAACTTTGGCTTCGGAAGCGGTTGAAGCTGTCGAGTCTCTTAAATTCAAGATAGGATCTACCCTTACTCCTACTGGCAAGATGCTGTGCATCTCGTATCCAAGGGTGTTCTGAACCCCTCCTCCAGTTAATACTGCCGAGCATGTGAAGTGTGCTCCAGTTGCATTTGGGCTTACAAATAGCGCTTCGCTTTGATAAATTACTCTGTTTCTTGCCATGACTTTGGTTTGTTAGAATTAAATAGAATGGTGTTTGTTTACTTTAAATTACAGATAAGAGTCAATAATGTGAATATTTTTTTAATATTTTTTAAAATTAACAAACTCTAGGAAATCTATTCTTTGTAACCTCGAAATCCAAGAATCCTACATATAAAGAGGGAGACACCGTACTCCTTATTGTTTCGCTTATTTTTGATGTGTTTACTCTTTCTATGTTAAATATCTCACTTTTATATTCTTCTGCTAGTTCATTATAGGAATATTTCCCTGTTTTTAGATCTCCGTACTCATCTATGGGATGAGCGCCAAAGTCTACAGAAGAAAATGCTACATTCCTAGTATCTGCAAATAAAGAAAGAACCCCGTCGAGTTGATATAGATTTTCAGCAAACACAACGGATTTAAAATTCAATACTGTTTTGTCCTCGCCTCCAAATGCAAAAGGTTCATTTTCTATATATTCATTATTTATAAATATCGCTGGGGTTACAAAATCATATGGAGCTATACCACTTTCTAGGACGGTAAATCTACTATTTGTATCAAATTTGCCTTCTATAACCAAAGACTCTTCCGTTTGGTTTGTATTATATATATTAAATTCTTTTAGTGAGAACGCTCCGCTCCAATTCATATTTGAAGATGCCGCATTTCCAGTAACGACTATGCCTCCATTATTAAAATCTATATAATATCCATTTGTAGCGTCTTTTTTATCAACAGCTACACCAGCCCCAGATAATGTATTAGGAACGAAAGCTCCGTTTCCTACTCCACTTTCTGTAACCCATTGTTTGTAAGGACTGCTATATCTCTCAAAACCTGCTGGAAGTCTTTCGTCCTCTATATAGTAAAGATTTCCAGTCATGTTGTTGTATGCTTCACCATGCTCTAGAAGGTGATGCTCAAACCATAGTGTGAAGCTTGTTGTCGCTTCGTGTCCAAAAGATATCTTCATCGTACAACTACTCTATTTAATTTCAAAATTTCATTTTTAAATTGTTTTAATATACTTGAAATGTAAGATGTTCTAGTATATCTAGTTCTCTGTGGGCTTGCAGCTCCCCCCGTGTCTCCACCCCCAAAAGCAGAACCAGACTTTTTTCCCCCTCTTAACTGTATTGCTGGTCCAGATCTTGAGCCTGCTATATCTTGCCCTGACCTATATAAGTAAAACCCCAGTCCAGAAATTCCAGTCTCTATTCCGTCAAGCCAACTTCTACTGCCTTCAAAATCATTTCTAAAGTTTGAAAATTTTGTCATCGCAAAAAGCTCTTCCCTCGTCGGCTCTGTGGTTAAGAAAGAAATAACCCCCCTCTTTATGTTTAACTTAGTTAACCTTGAATCCATGAGCCTTTCTCTTATTGGAGATATGGGGTCATAGCCAGAAGGAAACCCTATAAAAGTAAATAGATTTCCATACCCAGATAATGTCCCACTTGTATTCGATGAGTTTGGTCCAGACTCTATTTCTTGAGTTACTGGATGAGAATCAAAATCTCTAATCATATTTGATTTTAATACCTCGAACCTTTCTCTGGTAATCTTCTCCATTTGAGGGCCAATTTCCTTCCCTATTTGAGAATTAATTGAAGCCTGAACATCTTTTGGTAGCAAAGCCATTACTCTTCAGTTGGAAGCAGAAAGAACGTATAGTGCGTTGGTTCAAACAATCCATGAGGTCTAACATCACTTTCTATTGAAAATTTTCTACCATCAAATTCAACCCTTTTTGCATCTTTAAGGTAATCATATCCATCTTTAGCTACTTTTATTCTAACATAGCCGTCTGGAAGCTTTAATTTTAATTGAGACTCAACCTCGGGGGAAGTTAGGTTGCTTTGACTTCTGTCAGTATCATATGTTATTCTTGCCTTAAAAGATGCAGATATAACTTTTCTTTTTACTGTTTTAGATTGTGCATTGTTTTCTTGATATATAGGATTGTAGCTCGGACTAGTAGAAATAATTGTAGATTGAGCTTCTTTATATATAAATATATCTCTTGCAAACGTATCATGCAAATCGTTGAATGCATTCTGATAAGCGGTTTTTTGCGCATTTGAAAGTAAATTAGCCATATAAATAATATACACTTATTTTATTGAAATAGTTTTTTTAAAGTGTACTATAAGTAAAGGTATGGAAGGTAAGGATATTCTTCAGGACAGGTATGAAAAACATATTAAAAATTTGTTTAAGTCATTTTTATTTATATTAGAAGATTTAAATGATGATCATAACATAAACTTTGCTAAGCTAAAAAAAGCATTACCTGAACATGAGAATATTATAGAACAAGCAAATTATTTTGATAGAAATAAAATGCAGTTCCTAAGGAAAAGAGTTCTAGATCTTGGTAATGACTCTTTAAGAGGACAAAACGAAGATTTAGAAAAATTTACTGTAATTTTAAATTTTAAACGTTAATATAAGGTATAAGGTATGAAAGAAATATATAGTTTTGATCTAGAAATTGAAAAGGAAGTCGAAAAGACTGTAGAGAGAAAAAGAAAGAATAAAGAGACTGGTGAGCAGGAAACGGTTAGTACAACAAAGACTGTTAAGGAGCCTGTTGTTCACAGAATCATTATTAAAGAGCCTAACAGGAGGCAACTTGAAGATGCTGATATGGAGTACAGTATCGAAATGAGCAAGTGCATCAAGAATGGCATTTTGACAAAAGCAATGCTTGCTAAAAAGTATAGTGATAGCGGAGGATTGCTTAGCGAGGAAGATGCCAAGTATCTCACGAGAATGTATTCAGAGCTTGGAGACTTACAAAATAAATTTAGCAGACTTTCTGCAAAGCCGAAGAAAACAAAGAAAGACGAAGAGTCCTTAAGTGGTTATCTTGGTGCAATAGCTGAAAAAAGAAAAGAGATAGTCGATATGGAAACAAGCTATTCTTCCCTCTTTAATCATACAGCAGACAGCAAGGCTCAAAATAAAGTATTACTTTGGTATCTTGTAAATCTTTCTTACTATAGAATTGATGAAGAAGACGAGCCTGTTCCGTTTTTTAATGCTGAAGAAACTGAGCAAAAAATAGATCAGTATTATGAAATTGATGAGGAAGGTCACGAAATTTTTGATCTCGTAAGAGATAAAATTACTACAATATTAAGTTTTTGGTATTTTAGTTCTGGGGCTACCCAAGAAGATTTCGATCAACTTAGTAACGATATAGATTCTGGTAATGTCTGATAAAATTCATCCTTCTCAATGCAGAAGGATGTTTAGGGACATAGTAAAAGGTTTCACGAGAAAAGAAACCGAAGAATATAAAGTGCTTTATATAAAGCATTTAACTACTCATGATCAAGTTGATCTCGAGGAGATAGAAGAGAGGTTTTTTGAAAAGTCTAAATCAAAAGGTCTTAGTACAGAAAGGGAAAGGTTAGATTCTTTAATAAAAGATGGCGCCTGGACAAAAGAAGATGATAAGTTTATTGAGTCTCAAACGGCTTTTATAGAAAACTTAACCAAAGCTAAATCCGAACTTATTCTTAAATCTCAAATTGATAATCAGCAAAAATTAATCGATACAGAATTAAAAAAATTAAACGAAAAACTTAATGAAAAAGATCAACTTATAGGAAGTACTTGCGAAAAATATGCAAAGCAAAGAGTGAATGATTATTATATAAGTCGCAGTTTTTTCAATGACGAAGAGTGCAAGAATCCTTTATTTACCCAAAAAGAATATGAAGAGTTAACCTATACTGAAATTAGTTATTTTGTAAAAATACATAATAATCAATTCAATTCCTTTTCAGAAGAAAATATTCAAAGAATGATTCTTGAGGATTTTTACTTCCCTTATATGCCTTTTTGTGAAGATACGGTCCAGTTCTTTGGCAAGCCAGTTTGTGAATTAACGCACAATCAATTAAAATTAATTTTATTTACCAGAGTATTTAAGAATATTTTTGATAACAACGAAAATATACCAGAAAAAATAAAAAAAGATCCGCAGGCATTAATGGACTATGCTCACTCTAGTAAGAAAGGAAAAGAAGTTATGGATCAGCATGCAGATAAAGGTGGGCATAGTACTATTGTTGGTGCGACAAAAGAAGATTATGAATATATGGGTGTTGATCCTAATGCAGCCAAGGGTGCTGATACATTGCAGCAAGCCGCCGAAAGAAAGGGTGGTTCTTTAAATATGAACGATCTTATGGACCTTGCGGGTCAGTAATTAAGCTGGAGCGTCTTTACCAGCTACCTGCCTTGGGCCGCCCCTAAAAGAGGTGTATCTTTGAAGCAAGTCTTTTAAATTATATTCTGCATTTTCTGCAAAAGTAGAGTATGTCCTAGATGCAGTAACTTTAGTAGCTGGACTGGCTAGCATGGCTTGTCTTCTGATATAGCTATCTCCATCTCTTAGTTCGGTCCATTCGGATGTAACTATAGATCCAGATCCGCTTGATATTGAGCTTGAAGAACTAGTGCTAACGCCCATTAAGGCTTGCCTTCCAAGTTTAGTATAATAATTCTTCAAGAAGACTTGTCTGTATATAGCTTTTTCTTCTACTTGCATTCCTGGATTACCTCCGCTGTAGCAAGAATGAATTAATACATTAAGCTCCCCAATATTATTATGAAGCCATCCAGAAATATAACCTACGGATATATCTCCTGTGCTAGAATCAAAATCGAACTTGAAAATTCCAGTTGCAAGATTTCCAATTTCGTTTAAAGAGCTATCAAAGTGGTAATTCATTTACCATTTAGTATATCCATTATATCTTTAGCAAGATTTGAGTCTGGATCAACTAAAGGTTGTTCAACTGAATGATTATATTTCTTACTTGAATCTTTTGTTCCAAACTTAGAGCTAAATTCTTTTTTAATTTTGTTTTTTAAAGAAGTCTTATTGCCAGACGGAAAAACACTAGCCTTTACAGCAAGCTCTTGCATCTGCCTTAAATTCATGTCTTTTAATTGATTCTCAAGCTCATCCATAGATGCTGTCCCAAAAGGGTTTTTAGGTGGGTTGAGCAGCTCTTCTATGTCCATAGATATATTATGCTTATCTTCGGCTTTACCATCAGTAAAGTGCATTTCCTTCTCCTTGGCTTTAGTAGCTGTTTTTTTCTTAGCTGTAGTTCTAGTTTTTGCTGTAATTTTTTTTCTTGGCATAATGAATAACCTCCTTAATTAATATTAATATACACTTTTATTGTAAACTCTAGAAACAAAAAATCCACCCGTAGGTGGATTTTTTGAAAGAAACCTGATGAAGATCTATTAGACCTTAATCGCAAGAATGGCTCCGTCGTTGATGACGGTACGACCTTCTTCAAGCTCGGCATAGTAACCGATCTTCTTAGCGCGACCAACGTATTGATCATCGGCAGCGACTGTAAGAGTCGTTCCAGACTCAGCGTCAACTGCAACAGCGCGAAGCATCGATTCACGACTGCGATCAAGTCCGATAGCAATGTCATCACGAGTACCACCAGCCGCATCAACCAAGCCAAGCCTGTTAGCGACCTGCGTGTACTTTTGACCAGAGCCAAGCTCGTAAGATTCCATGATCGAGATTCCGTAGAACTGAGGAAGTCCAGCTTGATTGAAGAGCGAATTCCTGATATTATCAGGAGCAGTAATGCTCGCACCAAGAGGAGCACCAGCTGGGTCTGTCGCTACATTCAAACTGGTTGTTTCGATTGGGTTATAAGACATCTCACGAAGCGATTGAATAATCTCAGGCGAAACCATGATATCAGTCATGCCACGGCTATTTTCAGGAGTACCACCACTCCAAGAAGGATTGTTCCTCTTCATCTTGGTGAGCATCCTGTTGAAGTCGTCCAACTTAAACTGTCCAGCAGTCGTGCTTGACATAAGAAGCTTAGATGTGTTGTCGGAAATAGTTCCGAAAAGAAGCGCGGCAGAAGAGTTTTCCTGTTGAAGGAGAACTTCCTGAGCGAGTCTTGTCAAACTCTTACTAACAACGTCAAGCCTCGAACGAGAAGCGTAGCGCTTGTCAAAATCAACCGCACTTTCGAGGCGGTATGTGGCAAGCTTCAACTCGCTGTGGGTCGGAGTTACGTGACTGGAGGGCAATCCACCAGGAGCGTTCGTGCTATAAACCTTGATGTAATCTTCGTCTGTGACATCGTGATACAGATCCAGAGGGATGCTGGGATTGTCATCAGCGGAGAATTGGAAGGCAGTGAACAAGTTACTCAGAGTAGGAGCGTTATCAACTACTTCAGCGAGTACTGGCCCGATAAATTCAGCTAAAGCTTGCTGAGCTTCATAAGCAACGTCTCTGTTGCGAGAAGCCATAGCCTTTACCAGTTCTACTTGCTCTTCAGTTCTTTTTAATGTAATATTCATTGTATTTAAAACTTTCTTTGTTTAATGTTTAATTTCTTTTAGCAATCAAGCTTAATGAGATAATATTTACCAGAAAGAGAATCGGCTCTAATACCTCCGAAGTTAGAGTCCTTATTGCCTCCTCTGAATCCAGTACCCATGATCGAGCCAACCTGTACGTCGGAGCTTTGCTTATCACAGAACTTTCCGTTTCCGTCTTGAGCTAAAGCGCCACCAACGGCAAATGTGTTCTCGGCAGTATCGCTCATTCCGTTCGCGGAAACAGTAATAACTCCTTTTGATAAAACAGGAACTGTTTGTCCAGAAAGAACGGCATTTAACTCATCTTTCTTGATTGGGTTAAAAAGAAGGCTCTCTCCATTTTCGTCAACACTAAGAGTTTGACGAAGCGTTACTCCAAGAGCAGCAGTTCCAGAAGAGCCAGGTGCGACCTTCAAAGGATTGGTGGGATAAGGATTTCTTCCAACTGGCGAGGTGTAGGAAGCCATAAAGCGGCTATCTTCGGAAACGTCAACCACGTCTGGGTCTCCAACATTTCCTGCTCCACCAAGGTTTCCTGCGGTTACTCCTACGAGAACACCGTCTGCATTAATCCCGTCATCTTTGGGGGACATAGCCTTGAGCTGGGTGGTTAAGCTGTCCGCATCTAGGGCGAACAAGTTAACAACGTCGTTTTCGTCGTACTGTCTAAAAGGTAATAGTCTGTGTGCCATGATTATTTTAGTATTTAATTGTTAATGAGTCTTTTGTAAACGCTTGTTGAAACTTTTCTCTAAGCGAAATTTCTTTTTCTGTTGTTTCTCCGTTATTCGAAGTAACTTCAGAATCGGTAGCTTCAGCGCTATCAAGAGCTTCTTCTACAACTTCTTCTTCTTTTTCTTCAACTACTTCTTGAGTTGTTTCGGAAGCTTCAGAAGTTTGACCAGAAATTTTTTCTTGTACAGCTGCTTCAACTTTTTCTTGAAAAGCTTTTTCTTGGTCTGCCAAGAACTCTTTACTCTTGTGCTTATATATAATAGCGAGTCTTTCTTCGTAGCTTGCAAAAGATTCGTCTTGCTCGTCTACATTCTTAAGATCTTCTGCGATGATCTTTCTGTCTTCGTCAGAAAGTTCGTAAGCCTCATCAAGAGATTCCATTCTGCGATTAAAAAGATCAAGTGCTTGAGCGGCTTTTTGTTCAGCCTCAAGGCTAGAAATTTTTTCTTGAGAAGAAGCCAACTGCTCTTCGATTGCTTTTAGCTTTTCGTCGGCAGCTTCTTTAGCTTCGGTGATTTCTTTGTTTTGCTTTTCGATTTCAGCCTTTTCTTGCGCATATGCATCACTTCTTTCCTTAATGGCTTCAGTAACTACTTTTGCAATATTTGCAACAGCTTCTTCCGAAAACTTACCAGAAGCAGAAGCTTCGATAGTCTCTTTGAGTTCGTTGATCAGATCTTTCATGTCCATAATGTTAATGTTTTGATTTTGGGCTTTGTCAGAAATTACATGCATTTTTTCTATATGTGAAGAATTTTTTTTAATATTTTTTATTTTTTTTAAAAAATCTTTTGTGTTAACTTCTATTTTTTCTATTTCTTGCTCTAGGTTTTGAGCTACGAGTTCTTCTTTTTTTTTATCATCTTCCTTTAGGTATAAGCCTTTTACATCTGCTGCTGGGTTTGAGGTAAAACCTATTCCCAAAGGATATACATCCCCAGAAACTAATCTATATATTTCACTTCCGTCTTTTGTTTTACCTTCTCCGCCAAAAGCTCTAAGGTATTGTTTCATTTCCCCTATTTGATTTTCATCATCTATAATTTCAGCTTCTTCTAAATTTTTACTTCCAACAGCAATCAAGAAATCATTAAATCCTATTTCCCAACTTGCTGATATTACTTTATGCATATCACTACCTTCTTTTGAAGATTCTTCTACAAGCCTTGCAAAATCTTTATTTACTGTCTTATAAACTACAGCAGCTAATGCTATATTGAAAGGCCCGTTTTTTTGATAAGCCTCCTCTTTTGAAATCATCCTGTTTGTTTGAAACTCTGAAAAACCAGATGATACTACATGACCAACAACCTTTTCTTTTTTATGTTCTATATTTGTGGGCTTATGTACAAAGTAATCAGATACAGCTAATGCAGTTTCTGTATTTATTCCATCGTGATTCCTATTAAATCTATTTACTACAGCAGCATTAAAAGCAACTGCTAGTAAGTCTACATTAGCATCTAAATCAATATTTTCTGGTACTAATGACTCTAGTTCTCCTAGGGAAGCTTCCGATATTTCTTTTGAATCTTTTAAATTTGAAGATGCAATTATCTCACTAGAAAACGAAGCTTTATATTTAAAATTCCTCTGCATAAAAGATATTTACACAAAAAAAAATTTATTTTTCAGATTTTTTACTATGATACAATAAAGCTGCGGGATAAGTCTCTAGTTGATGTGACTCAGATATTTCCACTATTTCTGGGATAATTGATATTTCTGAAATTTTTTCAAAATTCTTAATGCAGGAAGTGCCAAACCTTTTCCAAGACTTTTGCTCTTTTCCAAGGACTATAGATTTAGATAAGTCTGAAATTAAGTTTTTTTGATTATCATTAAGCTTTTTCTTTTTTACAGAAGCTAACATTTTATTTTCAAGATGTGTTTCAAGGTCTTCAATTTTGTAAACCATCGCCTGGATTTCTTTTCTTGAATAAAGATCAGAAGCTGTGGCTTGCTTTGGTATTCCTCTTGTTCCATATGGGCGACCAGCTTTTCTTTGTCCTATTTTTTTTCCTCCTCCAGGTGCTTGAGGGGGAGCCCCGTCTATAACTCCATCATCATCCTCGTCTATCATTGGAACTCCGCCCACTAGCGGATTATACATTCCATCTTTTCTTTGTTCTATATAATCCCTTTGTGCAGGGCCAATTTCTTCTGGGTTTGGATATATTCCAGTCTTAATAGCATTAATGCCTTGCTCTGGAGTTAGTATTCCAACCTCAAGTAATCTTGTAACTACTCTCTGCAGTGCCAGTTCATCTTTAATATCTATCTCTTCAAACTTAGCTGTAGGATATACCTTGAATCCCATTTGTTTACATACCATTTTGATTTGTGGCTGTAAAAAATTATGAATAAAAGATTGCCTTGCTTCTTTCAATCTTTCTAAGAATATCTCAGCTTTAACTTGAGTATTTTTATATTTTTCATCTCCAACTATTACATTTTGCAAGCCTTGCCTAATGTCTTCATTTACAATTTCGTATTTTTCTGGCCCGATAACTTTGCCTATATCAGGCAATATAAATTCAGCCTTAGTTGTATAGTCAGCTACTAGAACTCTTCCAACACTCTCATTTTGAAATAGAGATTGCATCGCTGCAAGATTGTTTGGATTGATTCCCCCTTTTTCGGGATCAGTTCCCATTGTTATTAATAAAATGACATTTTCAATTGTTCTACTTATTGCTTGATCTACCTTCTTTAGCTCCATCTTCCAGTTTATGTCATCAAGAACTGGAAAGCCAAAAGGAATTGCGAATGGTTCGTAATCTTGTTTTTTGTAAAATGAATGCGAAAGCTTAGTTGCATCCAAATCCATTGTTATACCATTTCCACTCCATCCACCTTGCGTTATTCTATCTCTTACTTTTTTTGGAAGGCTTTTGAAAATTTCTTCATCTTCTTCTGTTTTTGGATTTTGAAGTCTTTCTATCTCATACTCTGATAAAATCTTTTTATAAGAATTTATTTTAAAGTTAGTGCTTCTCGTCGCAATTATATCAAAAGGATTTAATAATATATACTTAATTGGTATTTTTCCATCATCTATATATTTAGATCCATATATTTTATTTAACTTTGCAAAATCTTCAGCATTAAATTTACCATCAATTCTATATAAAAATATATTACCAGATCTATAGTACTCTCTAAAGTATTGATCTTTTAAAGCCCATAAATTTATTTTGGTAAACCATTTCTTTATGAATTTCCTAGAAGCTTCGTTTCCTTCATCAACATATATTGGAGAGTTTGCAAGCTCCGCCATTATATCAATTGAATTTCTAAAAACTGGAACATTAGCATATGCTTTCTGACATAGCTCTATCGCATCTCTTACATTTACTCCATCAGCAGAAACTTGGAACGGCAACATTCCTTGTCTGATATTTGAAAATCTAAAATTTTTAGATCTTGAAGATGCAGAGTTTCTTCTTCTTGACGTGCTTGTTCCACTTCCTCCCCTTGAGTAGCCTTCCGATGATGCCGAAGCAACATAAAAACTTTCACCAGCTGATATTGGCTCGATGTTCTTCATCTCTTGTTGATTTAGAGATGCAGACATTTGATCCAATGGTTTATTAAATTTATCCCAATACGGAGATTTCTTATTATACTTTCTTTTGCTCATCTAAACTATTATACACAAAAGATGGCAAAAAGTCTAAAAGTTAACTTTTAACTTTACTTTATAAACATTGGGGTAAACGAGTTGTCTACTTTTTTTACTTGAGCTTCCATCATATCATAGTATACCTTTATCATCCAATTCCCTAGAACTAATGCAGAGTATGAGTCTTTTCTTGCTTTGTTTGCTCCTGTAGTTCTTTTTAGAGTATCAGGCAAATCAAATGTTTGATTGCCTTGAGGGGATGTTTTTATTTGAATAAGTGCGCATTGAGCTTTTGCTAGACTTATCATGTCCTGTTGGTGCTCTACGAAATCTATCATTTTTGCTCCGTAAGACTCTTTCTCTTCTATTTCTGCAAAATTAGAAAACTTTAATTTTTTAATTGGAATTTTTTTCTTTATTTGAATATGATAGTCATCATCTAATGCACGAGATGCGAACCATATTTTTTTATGGTCAAAGCTTGCTTGCAACAACTCATTCGCTCTTCTAATCCACTGGCTTGTAGGCTTTCTTAAAATGCAATACTTTCTATCTTCAATATTATATTCGTTTCTTGCCGATAATAATTCTTTAGAATAAGTTTCTGGATTATCAAAATCTTGAGAAAGCATTTTTATTTTTATATTTGACTTTTTAAATAACCCACTTTCATTACATGCATTTATAAACTGAACCCCTCCATTGTAGTCTCCCACAATCCCAACTACATTAAAGTTAGTCAATAGATAATGAAAATACTCTATGTGGCTTTTTAAGCTTGTTCCAGCTAAAGCATAGCCATGAATCATGGTGCCTTGACTAGTCTCATCATTTAATTTAAAAACCTGCATCGCAAAGTCGTCAGAGCTTTCAGACTCAGCCCAACTGGGGTCGAATGATATAATGTATTTTGCATCAGATTCTCCTGATAATTCAACCGATGGTTTTTCTCCGTCAGCGATTGTGCATGCAGCCATTCTTGATGTTTTAAAATACCCAGAGCTATCATCTGTAAATATAGCACCAAACTCCCTATCAAATTGAGATTGGCTCATTGTAGCTTTTGATTGAGCTATTAAATTTTCATCATACAATTTCTTAGGGGCGCAGTCATAACTAAACTGCATTATGCATCTTGTTGCATCTCCTTGCTCCTCTTTCATATTTCCTAAAATTAATGCCTCAAATTTTTCATATACTTTGTATAAATATTCAAATTTATAAGAGGCAGAAGATAGAGCAATAAGTTTATTGTTGGGCCACTTATACCTATCCTCTTCTTTCATCTTTCCTTCGTTTATGAGCTTAGTTTCAATATCATACATTTTTTCTCTTTCCACTGGATTTTCAACAACAGACAAGAATGGAACTATGACCTCATTATAAATCCTCTCTGGCATAAGTAAAAACTCGTCAATAATAATCCTGTGGAATCTGAAACCTCTAAGTTTTGATCCGTCCCCCAATGGCAAAGCTCTTATTCTTGATGATCCTATTTCAAGTAGCCATTCATCGTTACTTTTTGATTTGTGAGTTATACACTGGCTCAAAAATCTAGCCTCTGGCTTAGCGGCAATATCCTCAATCTTTTTGAATATCATTTTGGACTGCCTGAATGACTTTGATAGTATTCCTATTTCTACACCTTGATTTAAAATTGCATCAAGAAAAGCATATATTCCAGTAGTAAAAGATTTTGACATACCACGAGACCATATCCCCAAGGTATAATCGCTTTCAAACATCGCCTTAATAGCCATGTGCTGGAAAGGAAAAAGCTCGACTCCAGAAATTAAATTTGTAGAAAAAGTTATATTCTCTCTGAGAAATTTATATAATAATACTTTTGCTTCATCTTCTTCAATAAAGCCCTTTTTTTCTAGAAGTTTTTTGTTAAAATCTTCTTTCTCTTTTCGCCCCTGATCGCCAACTTCCCAAGTCATTCTCTAAATATTTTTTGACAAACAAATTCATCGCTGCCAAAAAAGTTTTTTATCACTTCTAATGCTTCGCTAGGTCTATATCCAATGCAGCTATGAATGTTTACATAAGCTTTCTTTGTTTTTAAAATAAAGTGTCCAGTGATTAATGAATTTTTGTTTTCATGAATTAGTCGCCAACCTTTCATATCTTCGTTATGATCGCCAAAAGGATTTACTATTCCGACTATCTCCGCTCCTGGATCTATCTTCTCTCCAATCTCTTTGCCAAATTTAATAAGAGATTCTTGATCTATCGAATCTTCATTGCAATCGTTAATAGTTACAGCGAGGTCTAAAGACCATAATGTTTTATTTTCTTTCATTTATTCTTTTATTTATAAAATATTGAAGATCTACATTCCAAATTTCTTTACCATGAAATAGTATCTTGGGAATGATTTTTTTCAATCCAGTTCTATTTTCTGCGAATATAAATTGACAACAGTCCTTATAGTCTTGAGACAGCTTTTTTAGATTGTGCCATATATAAGGTAGTTTATGTTTATGTGGGCCAAAATTATTGTTATTTTTTATTTTTTGTATACTGCTTTCAATCACTACAAATATATAAGAATTAAACTCCCTAGCTCTATCTAATTCTTTTTTAAATCTTTCAAAATTATTTCCAGATAAAGTACCCTTCAAATCTTGTTCGCTTTTTCTGTCTATGTATGTATAGTCGTAACACTCTCCAGCGCATGTATAGTCGCCGAAGTCTAATTTCATCATTTCTTGATTTTTAAATTTTATTGGCTTTTGCTCTCTTGTATCGACAAAAATCTTCATATCATCAGAGCTATTATCATCAAAAAAATTATCTGGTATATTTTTATTAAAAAGATTTTTTAATCCAACATCTTTACAAAATTTTATATAGCTACCAAATGTATTTTTATAGCATTCTATATTTGGGAAATCGCACAGCTCTAATTCTACCTCTCCCAAAGAATAATTTAAATCTTTATCTACCTTTCTTTTTTCTATTAATTTCTTAATATATGGAGCCACGATTTCTTTCTTTTCCTCCTGGCACCAGTCCATTAATTCAGCTCTATTTACAAAATCCCTATTCATGTAGTCTTCGGGATTTTTAAAAGGTATTGTCTTATTTAAAAGTTTGCTTTTTTTAGGGTAATACTTTTTATAATATTCTTTAAGGCTGACCTTATGACCTCTAACTACATGTATATGTAGTCCCGCATTTTTTTTAAATTCTTTTCCGCAAATTTTACATTTTAACGGCATATCCATTGTTCAATAAAAAATCATTTAAAGACTCTTCCTTATCGTCTATAGTAATTACTCCTAGTGCTCTACCATACTTCCCTAACCCTTTTGAATCAAGCTTTATTGACTTTGCACTATATAAAATCTCTTTGACTTTTTCTTTTGCGACTAGCCCCTTTCTTTTCTCCTCGTGCCTATCTTCAACACTTGCAATGGATTTTTGCAAACGAGTTTCTGGTGTGTTTATTCCGTAGAGTCTAACTCTTGATTTTATAAAGGTATTAAAACCTAAATCAATTATTACATCAACGGTATCTCCGTCTACTACTTTTACTATTTCTTTGATTCTATACTGGTACATTATAATACATCTTCCTTTCTTAATCCAAGAACTCGTGATTTCCAAGATTCCATATCTTCTATTTTATCCACTTCATCCTCCACTAATAACTTTTGTTTTTCTGCTATTTCAATCATCCTATTTCTCTCCTCTTCTTCCTGAAAAGATTGAACTAAATTCAATAAAGATGCGAACTTATCTTGCTTGTTTTTCATTCTAGCAGACCGATCCCCATTTAGCTTTTTAATCAAGGACTCTTGCCTTTGCTCGCACTGATGGTATTCGGCACTTTTCGCCTTTAATATTTCAGCCAGCTTGACTGACATTTCAGTTTGATCTTCCACTTCATCAAACATTTGGTTTATTTTTTCCATATTTCTTTGTATAGTTTTTAAGTTTACATAATCCACACATACATTAATATATAGATTTATTTCATCTGCAGTTAGATCTGGCTTATCCCAAACAGCTCTTATATATTCAGCCTGAAATAAATTTGAGTCTTCACAATTGTAATTATTCATAAGTTGAACAAACCTTGGTGAAGATAGATATTTTTTTGTGGTATCAAGACACTCCTTCTCGTATCTTTTAAGCTTCTTTAAATCTAGTTCTTGATGAGAATATTCATTAACCATTTTCAATACTTTATCGATGGTTTCTGGGGGCTTATATTCTACTCTCTCTACTTCTTTATCTGGTCTAATATAGTCTGGAGAATTTACTTTCAAAAAATCAGCAACTACTCTTTGCTCCATACTTAAGTTTTTAACTTCTCTGTCTTGGAATATTAGTTGAGCTATTTGCAGGCTGCTAAGTTTGTCCCTTGCATACTCAACTATTAAATCTTTTTGCTCTGTGCTTAATTTTATTTTCTTGGCTTTTTTGTGAACTTTAGTCTTATATCCGTAGCCTCTTTCTATCATGTATGATGCAACTAATTTGCCTTCTTTATTCCTCCCGTCCAAAGACTCGTCTTCAAAAACTATTTTTGTTAATTGATCTACATCTGGAATTTGCAAATAGTTTGAATCAATAAGTTTCTTTTGCTCTTCTGTTAATTGTTTTTTCATAAAAAAATATCTCTTTTATTTATAAGCCTGTCTGCAATTTGCTTGAATTTTATTTTTAAATTCTTAATTTGTTTGTATCCAGCTTTTCTGTTTTTTTCATTCGTTTTATATCCTAATTTTAATGCAACTTCTTCTTCTGTCATTTTTGATATAAATAGCATTTCATAAATATTATAATTTTTTTCGCTCAATTCTTTTTTCATTAATTTATGAAATTTTTCTATATCCTTGTCAAGACCTCTTGATATTCCAAAATTCGTTTTTTGTTCCGAATTAACTTCTTCCATCGAAACTGGCATTTTAACATTACATGCATACTTTTTAGATTTTTCCCATTTTTTGTAAAGTGGGCATGTTGAATCTTGTAATCCGCTTTTAGTGAAAGAGCATGTATTTTCCCCGTTATAAGAAGTATTCAATGGGCAACCAACACAAGGTTTTACAAAGCTGTGATAATAATTTCTTAATATATTTTTAAACTGGTTACTTATTATTTTATTTATCCAAGGAAGTAGTGGTCTTTTTTGATCCCACTGATCCCATTTTTTAAATATATGAAACCTTATTATCTGAGAGACATCGTCAAAATCAATCCAATTTAAAGAAGCCAGCCTCCACTTAGGTCTTCGCTTCCTTATCTCGTTATCAATTTCTTCTTTTCTGTCTTCGTACTTTAGTTTTCTTTTTCGACCCACTACTCTTATTGCTCGACTGAACTTTACGTATCTCGCTTAAATCGCTATCATTTAGACCTAGCAGATCAGCCCCCTTGAAGATATTAAGCCCTCCTTGTGACACTTCATATTCAAGATTTCGTATGTCGGGCACTTCGTTTATATCTGTTTCATCATCATCTAAATCAGGTTTTTCTTGCCTTCTTGTTTTTCTTGAAATACTAGCGTTAGATGTTGGAATATGAATGTTCTTGGCATTGCCAAGGGGAGACCCGCACCCTCCGCAAAAATTTGGAACACTTAATGTGTATTGGTTTTTAAACCCACACTCTGGGCAGTACATTACAGGCATTGCATTTTCCCCCTCACAGTTTCGTTAAAGTCTTTTATTGTGTTCATATTTTTAATGTTTAAGTCTTCTATCTCTGAAAACTCTACTTCCATTGCTATTTTGCCTTTGCAAAGTTTTAATTTTCTATTACTAGAAGCTTCCGAAATAGATTTGAATTCTTCGTCTTCTTCTAAGAATATTGTTATTTTTTTAACCTTTTTTTGCTCTATTAAATTCTCAACATTTTCAATTGATCTAATTTTTTTCTTCTTTGTCAATGTTGAATTTAACCAAACCGCAAACAGTGTGGCTATTGCTGTAATTATAGCTGAAAGAATCGAATCCATTTAAATATAATAACTTTACAACAAAAAAAATAAAAATAAATTATTTTTCGTGTACCAATTTATTCAACCAGTCCATAGGAATTAAAATGCTAGAGTTGTACATATCGTACTGATTTCCCTCCAAAACAGCAGAAACAAAAGTCTCCCCATTTGAGGGTAAAATTCTTAATATTCTTATTCTTTTTTTTACTCCATAGCAATCAATTTCAATTGTTTGCCCTTCTTGCATTTTTCCCTTTTGTTAGCTTCTTTATGATATATTTCAATATTTCACTTCTTTTAATATCTCTTTCAAAAAATTGAAAAGTGTGTATTCCTTTTTCTTGGCTTTCTTCATCGGAAAATAAGTCCATCATTTCGCTGAATCCACTTTTTCCATTAATATCACTTTGCATTGAATCTCCGCAAATAAATAATTTAGAGTTTTCTCCAAGCCTTGTAATTAAAGTTGTTAACTCTTTAAATGTTGCATTTTGAGCTTCATCCATTATTACAATTTTATTTTTCCAATCAACTCCTCTTAAAAAATTTATTGGCATTGCATCTATTCTGCCAGACTCGAAAAGATCTCTTTTTGTAGTATTATTCTTAGGTAATATTTCATAAAGTTTTTCTTCAAGCGGTATCATATAAGGGTTAAATTTTTCACTCAAATCTCCAGGTAATGCACCTAATCCTTTTTCTGCACTTTCTATTATTGTCCTTACATATATTAGATCTTTTTCTCCGTGTTGAGATAAAAGCCTTAATGCTGAATATACTGATATGTATGTCTTAGAGCTTCCAGCTGGGCCAGATATAAATACTACTTTTGTTTCTGGATTTAAGCCTATACTTAAAAGTTTTTTTTGTTTTGTCGTTAAGTCTAAACTGTTTAAAACGATTCTTTCAGAGTGAAACATATCGTCATTTACTTTGTTCTTTTTTCTGCTCATTTATTATATTAATTATAATATTGTTAATTATTAAGTTTCTGGATCTGTTATCTTCGTGATACCACATCCAATGGATAGAATTTATTATTTTTGATATTGATTTTTCTAAGTCATATATTTCCTCCTCTATTTTTTCTATTTGCTCAATAGATATATTTTTAATTTTTAATTTTACTTCTTTAGCACTATCAAGTAGCCCATTTAGACTATTGTTCTTTTTCGAGCTAACTAAGCTTTTAAACACATCTTCACCTTCTTTATTTTTATCTGGGTGAGATCTTATTGCGACTTCTCTATAAATTTTCTTAGTTTCATCTGCCTCAAATATTTCGCTGATTTTTTCATCTTTTTTCTCTTTTTCGGAGAAAGGATTGTTTAGATTGAATTTTTCTACTTCAATCATTAATGCATCATGAAATTCTTTAGCTGCAGTTTCTTCTATTGCCTTAAGGCTAGAGAGTTCTTTATTTAACTCTCTCCACTTATATCTAAGTTTGTGATATTCAGTCTTTATTGAATAATCCATCCTTAATCAAAGAAAATACTTTTGGAGCCATCACCATAAATGCAACGCTTCCAATTATTAAAAGCATAGCAGTTATTGGTTGAGTTGACTCTTTGTTTTCAACTTTGATTTGAGAAAATTCTTTCTTGTCAATTTTTCCGTCATTGTCACTATCATATGATTCAAAATTAGTAGTTATATTATTTTTATAATCTTTTGGAGTATCATTAATTCTAGACGCAGAGCAAGAAAAAAGCAGGAATACAAAAAAATATATAAACATTCTCATTTTAGCTTTTTTTATTTTTTTGAGGTATTTGCATTAGAAATCTTAAAAGACTAGTTTACTATTCTTATATAATATATACACTTAGCTTTGAACAATTCATTAAAAAATATATGCCTTGAATACACGGAAAATTTTGAGGATTTTTCATATCAAAACGGTTACTACTGTGTTTTGGTTCATAAAAGGTACTTTGAAGATTTAAAAAGAAAAATGGAAACTAAAGGTTGTTTTCTTGAACAAGTAAAAAAAAACACTTTTTAATATTTTTGAAATTTAGCTCTCCACTATAAATCAATGAGTAAACCTAAGCTATTCTGTTTTTACACTCCGTCACACAAGTCATTTTTTGATGAGTTCCTGAAACCAAGTGCCGAAAAAGAATATGAGATAAACGAAGTATTTTTTGAAAAACAACTTTCTCAATCTGGAGAATATAGACAAGAAGGTTGGAGGGAAACTCAATACAATAAAGTATTAGCTTGGAAAAATGCAGTCGCATCTAATATGGGCGAAATTATAGTTTGTTGTGATGTTGATATACAATTTTTGAAAAAATCATTCTCTTACTTCGAAGAGGAGATCGGAGAGTGTGATATAATTTATCAAGAAAACGATCTTAGGGGTAAAATATGTTCTGGTTTTTTTGTTTGCAAATGTTCACCTAAAACAGAATACTTTTTTAGCTTGGTAGCGAAAAAGTTAAAGTCTATAATGCATGAAAAAGGCGGTGGCGAACAATATGTAATGCAGGAAGTTTTAGATGCTGATAATATAAATTTATTGTGGAAAAAATTCCCAAGAGAGGTTGTTTGGAATCCTGGAGAAAAATACTCTGATGTTTCTGAATTAAAAGTCCCAGATGATATAATTGTTCATCATGCAAATTGGATAGAGGGAAATGATAATAAGAAAGCTCAATTAGAGTATGTTAAAAGTATATTTGGGTATGATGAATCTGAATCAAATTTGGAAATCTCACAAGATTCTAAATCACTTCAAGATTTAAGTAAAAAACCATCTTCTGTAGCCATCTGTCTTTCTTCATTAATTAGATATTTTAACACTGGCTCAGAGTCTTTGATAAAAAATATATTAACAAAACTACCCGAACCTCCAGACTTTTTCGGACACTTTCCAACTCAAAGCCTCAATTCCGAAAATATAGAATTATTAAATAAAGTCTTAAAGTATTGTAATAATTTTGATATTAAATTTGAAGAAGATAAAGCTGATAGAAAATACTTTTCTTACGATAAGAATTTAAATAGGCATCAAAGAAATGGAATGGCTGGAAACATATACCAATGGTCATCTATGCTGAGAGTTAGAAATTTAAAAATTAATGCGGAAAATAAATTTAACAAAGAATATGATTATGTAATCTGGGCAAGACCTGATCTTTATTATTTTAATGAAATTCCAGACATTAATAAATTAAAAGATTACAGTATATATTTTCCTTCTCATGACAATCATTTCTGCGGTATTTTTGACAGATTTTGCATTGGCATTTCTGAAGTAATGGATAGAAGGATGGATATTTTAGAATACTTTGTAGAAGAATGGTATCCAAAATATCATGATGATGAAAGGTATTTATACTACAATCCCCATGCGAACTCTTACCAATGGAATCCAGAATTAGTGTTGAGCGATTTCATGAATGTTTTTTTAAGAGTGCCATATGGAAAAATAGATTTATGTTCAGGCAAACTAAGAGAAGAAAATAAAGTCAAGCCCCCATTCTGGCATGATGTACAAGCATCTTTGAAAATTGAAGAAAGCCGCACATGTAATGAAGACCAGGTAAATCTAAAAGTTCTTGAGGATATCTATACTAATTATGATATCGATTTAAATAGTAAAAGTTATTGGTTTGAGGTTTTTGTATGAAAATAGATTCTGAAATAAATTCTTTATCTGTATACTGTGAAAATAGGAATATTCCAGTAAAATATTTTTATAAAAATAGTCCAATTAAAAAATTTAAGAATATACCAAAAACATTAGATTTGCAAATACATTGGTCATATAGAAAATATATATCTGATATAAGAGAATATTCTATGAATGATCAATATGTGTGCGAATTAGAAGATTGCAAAATTCTAGGATATAATAGATTGGGATCAATTAAATTGCTAACAAAAAATAATGAGCTTATAAAATCAGAATCAACTAATTATGAGCAAGACAAATTAAGTTTCAGAAAAAAAAATCAAGCCAAAGGTTTAAGTGTTCTTTTGTGTTCTGATTCTTCCGCCGTTTTTTTTCATTGGATGTTTCAACTTTTACCAAGAATAGATCTTTTAAATAAATATAATCTAAATTGGGATAATGTAGATAATATAATTTTACCAAATAATATCGGTCAAGAATTTCACACAAAAACTCTTAATCACTTAAATATTCCAATTGATAAAATTTTGATACTCAAAAGAGATGAAGTTATTGAATGTGAGAAATTAATTGTGCCTTCTATTCCAGTCAAAAATATTTTTTTCTCAGATTGGATTTATGATTTTTTAAAGAAATTTTTTTTAAAAAAAGAAAAAAAACATTATGAAAAAATTTATATATCTAGAGAAAGAGCTTCTTCTCGAAGAGTAAATAATGAGGAGGAGGTTTTTAAATTTTTGAAAAATAAAGGATTCAAAAAAGTGTCTATGGAAGACTTCGATATCTTTGATCAAGCTAATTTGTTCAATAATGCAAAAGAAATTGTCTGCCCGCATGGATCATGTTTAGCTAACCTAGCTTACTGCAAGCCTAAAACAAAAATTTTAGAATTTTTTAGCCCCAATTATGTGACTCCGCTTTATTGGTCTATGTCAAATGATCTAGATTTAGATTACTCTTATTTAATTGGTGAAGGAAATAGACCTCCTGAGGGAAAAGATCCCCATTTAGGGAAAGAAAATATCAATGTTAATTTAGAAAATTTAAAAAGAATAATATAATAATAAATATGATAAGTAAATTAAAAAAAATAGTAGACGAATTATCCATTAAAGAAAATTTAGAAGAAATTCCAAAGCATGTATGGGGGTTTAAGAATCAAAGAGAAAGACTTAATCAAGTTTGTGAATTAGCTTTGCAAAGTTATGACGGAGATATACTAGAAATAGGTGCGCATGCGGGACTGACAACAAAGATTTTTTGTGAATTGGCTAAGAAATACAATAAGAAAGTAGTAGTCTTAGATCCTTGGAATGGAGAGCAACAGGGCAATGCAAAAGTATATGATTCTTTTAAGAAAAACACAAAAGAATATAGCGATATATTAGAAACCAATAAGGTTTCATCTTTTTCTAAGGAGGGTAAATATATTATACAAAATAACAAGTTTGCCTTTTGCTGGATTGATGGGCTTCATACTTACGAAGCTTGTGGGCAAGATATAGATTCGTGTTCTATACACGAAGGAATTTTGGCTGTTGACGATTTAAGTTGGCTTCCCGACCTAAAGAATTTGTTCTACGAAAAGCAAAAGAAATTTAATTTTCAACATTATTATAATGATAATTGTAGAGAAGGATATTATATTACAAAACAATAAATAATGAAAAATTTACATAAACAAAAAATAGCTTGGCATTATTGGTGCGACCTAGATTACAATAGTGAAAATGGCTTTAGGTACATAAGATATTGCCTTATCAGCTTAAACTCTTTAATAATTGTTGGTAAGGTTAACCCTGCAGACATCTACATAACAACAAAAAGTAAGTTTCTTAATAACGAATACGGAAATAAAATCTTAAAAATGGGAGTTAATATTCTTGAAGCTCCATGTTATTTAAATTATTCGAAACAAATCAGCTACTATCAATTAATCCAAAAACATCCAGATTACGATAAAATTGTACAAATAGACACAGACACTATACTGACTGATAAAGATATAATTGAAAAAATAGAAAAATTAGATAAGTGTATTAATATTAATTGGGCTGGAAGTGCGATGACATATAACCTAATAACAAATAGAGATGGACAAAAACACAGAAACAATAATAGCTTTTGCATCTCGCCAGTAAAGCCCAAACACCCTAATCATGCAGCTAAATATGAAAGAAGCAAGTATGAAAGTTTTAAAGATTTATTAAAAATTCAATTTAATGCGGATCTAGACACTTTAGTGGAGAAAACCAAACAACAAGGCAAGGCATTAGGTCACCTGTATGTTCTAATTCCAAAGCTCTTAAGTGCTGATTTTTGGAGATTTATGTTATTGTTAAATCTCTTTTTTCAAGATGACGAAGTTGCATTGAGATTCGCAGAGACACATTTAAATCTTAGGTTTGGAAGGCTTAACAATATCACTCATCAAGCTCATGATACTGACGATTTTAAACTAAAGAAAGGTATAATACACTTTCCCCACAAAGATGAAGACCTTGATGAGTGGGCAGAGTTAACTTGTAATAATATTTAATAATGAAGTCTTTGAGGGTACTTGTAACAGGTTCATCGGGCCTTATAGGTTCAGAAGTTTGCACATATTTTGCAAAGCTAGGTCATAAAATTTATGGAGTCGATAACAACCAAAGAGCTGTTTTTTTTGGACTGCAAGGAGATACAACTTGGCGGCTAAAAGAACTAAAGGAGTCAATAAAAGAATTTGGTCATTACGAAATTGATATTCGTGATCGTTTAAAAGTACTGGAACTTGTAAAGAGCTTAAAGCCAGATGTAATTGTGCACACTGCCGCACAGCCATCCCATGACAAAGCAGCCTCCATTCCTTTTGAGGATTTTGATGTTAACGCAGTTGGAACATTGAATTTATTGGAAGCAGCAAGACAATTTTGCAAAGAGTCTCCATTTATTCATATGTCTACAAACAAAGTTTACGGGGATGGACCTAACCGCATTTTATTAAAAGAACTCGATACTAGGTGGGACTATGATGATGAAAAATATGTAAATGGAATAGCCGAAGATTTTTCGGTAGATCAGTGCAAACATTCTTTATTTGGTGCTTCAAAGTTATCTGCTGATGTCATGGTGCAGGAATATGGCAGATATTTTGGTATGGCTACATGTTGCCTTCGTGGTGGTTGTTTGACAGGACCTTCGCATTCGGGAGTCGAATTGCATGGATTTTTAAGTTTTCTTGTCAAGTGTAACCTTGCTGGTCGAACTTATAAAATATTTGGTTACAAAGGGAAGCAGGTAAGGGATAATATTCACTCTGAGGATGTCGCTCAATTCATACATTGTTTCGTGGAGGCACCAAGATCAGGCGAGGTTTATAATTTGGGAGGAGGGAAAGCAAATAGTTGCTCGATTTTGGAGGCTTTTGAAATTTGTGAAACTTTTTCAGGCAAAAAACAAATTTATGAGTATATTGATGAAAATAGGATCGGTGACCACATTTGTTACTTCAGCGATTTATCCAAAATTAAAAAACACTTCCCAAACTTTAACTTAAAATATAGCCTTTCAGACACGATCAAAGAGATTGTCAACTTTCAGTTTAAATGAGTGCATCAGTATTATACAATTCGATAGAAAATTTCTACAAGAAGAAAATTGTTTTCTTGCATATCCCAAAAACTTCTGGCACAACTATAGGTGAGGAAATATTTGGCGATTTTTGTGGCCATTACTCATTAACTCAATTAATGAATCGTGACAAAGACAAAAAATTAAATTCATTAGAAAAATTTACCATAGTAAGAAATCCTTACTTTCAAAAAGTTTCTGGATTTTTACATACAATGACAAACAAAAAGTCTCGCAGTATATATAGCGAAATACTGAACGAAGAAATTCCGTCAAACCCAAAATCCATCAGTTACGAAAAAATGATTCAACATTTTAGAAATTTTTGGAAAAATGTTAATGAAAATTATATAAAAAATGAATGCATTAATTTTGATTCCATAAATTCTAAATTTGATTTCGACCCCCTTGATCATTTAAATTATTTGTATGCATATGATCATTGGTTAGAGGATACATTTATTGATTACATATTCAAGTTTGAAGATAGAGAATCTATAAATAAATGGGTTGACGAAAAATTTGGAGCGAAAGTCAAGAGGCATAGACATGATTCAACTAAAATGTATCCTAAATTCAATCAGTTAAATTATAAAGACTTTTACAACGAACATACTCAGGAAATTGTACTTAAAATTTATAGGCAAGATTTTTTAAAGTATAATTATTCTTATAATATAGATTAATTTAAAATAATGAAAAAAATAACATCAAAAGGGTTAGGGGTAGAATTAATTATCGATGATACTCCAAATAAAGTTTACCAAAAAAAGCAATGCCCCTTAATTATTAACCCTTCTTATCCCTTCAGGCATTATTGCCTAAAAATTGTTGATGACAAATTGCATATATCTCTTATAAGACGAGACCCTCATGCCGACCACCCACGTTACTCTCTTAGTTTTAAAATAACTGAGGAAGATCAAATATCCTTCTTGTATGATATATTAAAAAATATTAATGTTCGCAACAAATATTTTAAAAAAGGGTATATTCATGCTATGAAATATTTTGTAGTGCTAGAGGATTTTCGTCATATCCATGACGGCGTTATTAATGATCTAATTAAATGTAGTGCCGCTCACCAATCTAATAAGCTTGGTGCTTTTGGATACTTAGGGAACGGAAGCAAGCCTCATAGAACACAATTTATTGAAATGTGTAGAAAATTCCCTGATAAATTTGAATATATTGAAACCAATAAATTCACAAAAAAAGACCCTTCAATGCTTTCATTCTTAGATGTTAAAAAAAAGTTCAAATATTTAATTGACCTTGTAGGCCATTGCTATCTCACGAAACTTTATGCTTTTCTCCATTCCAAAAGAGTTATTATGTTATGCGACAACCATCCAATTTATAAAAAATCTAGATGCGAGTGGGAAAGGAAGTTGGTGCCTTGGAAGCATTATGTTCCAATTAATTCTGATTTTTCAGATCTTGTGGAGAAATATGATTGGTGCGAGGAGAATCCAAATGAAATGAATAAAATTTTAAAAAATGTAGATGAGTTAATTAAAAACTCTCTTAATCATCAATTATTAATTGATAATTTTATTAATAGAATAAAAGAAAATTTACATGAAAAAAAATAAAGATATGAAAAAAATAAAGATATGAAAATACCCAAAGATAGACGTGTGGCAGAGGATCGCATTGGATTTATAAATAAAGACAAGGTAAACGAAATATTTGATTTCGGTACATTGCAAGAGCACGTAGCCAGATATCACATGATAAGGCAATGGTGTAGTGGTAATGTGGTAGACTTTGCTTCAGGGTGCGGTTATGGCTCATGGATGATTTCAATGAACCCTGACGTAAATCATGTTTACGGATTTGATAAAAACCTAAAAGCTATACAATATGCAAAAGAAAATTACCCCGATAAAAATGTTAGTTTTCACCAATCTGATCATCTAGAGTTTGCGGATAAGTTTAAAAGCTTAAACATTGAAAGCATACACACTCTGGTTTCATTAGAAACCATAGAACACATTGAAGACACCTCTACTCTTCCAGCTATGGCTGAAGCCTGCAAAGCAGAAAATTTAATTATTTCTTTTCCCTCAAGGAAAACAACCCACTACAACCCTTGGCATTGTCATGATTTTTGCACTAATGATGTTGTTAATTTGTTTCCAAAATATTCAATGATCCAAGAGATAGTGGTTAATGAGGATCAGACTACTCTGCGATTCATGCAGAAAAAAGAAAAAACTAAACCTCCTCAATATTCATAGTTAAACATTTCTATGTCTTTCTTGTATATTTCCGCCACTCTATCTATAGTTTCTTGATCGTAGTATTCTTGATAAGGCTTTCTTTCTGTTTTATTTCTATGTGGCAGCTCTTTAGGCTCAATACCTATAATATCGCAAATAGCCTCTAAATCCTCTTGTAGGTGCTCAAAACGGGCGATATGGTCGATTATAGGCTCTCCATCATCATCGCATAAATGGACACATTGTGGCATGCTGTGCCACATCGTATCTCTAGCATTATCTTCAAATGGGTATGCAAATACAAAATCTTTAAGCTCAGAGTACTTTTTGCCTCTGTTGCGCCAGCAAGAAACCATTCTGTCCCATGGATTCCTTACAAATGCAAATTTAAAGTAGCCAGCCCACTCTCTCTCACTATAAGCTCTCTTTAATCTTCTCGCCGCTCCAATTTTATATCTTCCTGTTTCATTATCACTAGATCCATCTTTTTCCTGATGAAGGCTCTTCATTGTAAATCCATTTGATCTTAAAAATGCATTTATTGAAGTTCCAGCGCATTTAGGTACATGAATAAATATTGAATCAAATTCTTCGCTAACCATTACTATTATAGTAGTTTTTAAAAAATTTTTTTCTAGTCGCAGATTTGTTGCGTAAGTCCTTAATTTTCAACGGTTTGGGCCGGGTTTCGTATGGCTTTTTCGATTGCCCCTGCAATGTTTTTTTGTTTTTTTTAATCAAATTCTCAAAATCCAAACTTAAAAGAACTTGATTTTTTCAAGAAACATTTTTATGATAAATAAAATAAGAGGAGGCGTAGAGCCATCGGATGTCTTTGGTCAGGGTTGTGTTATTCCCCCATTTATCACTCCTCTTATTAATGTTTTGGATAATTGTCTTGTTGTCTCAAGTATTGAAAGTACATACTTTGGGTAGAAATTGCTTTGTTTTGGTAATTTATTACATCTTGAGCTTCATATAATAAATCTACAGCCTTTTCTTTTTCTGTATACATATCATACAATGCTATGATTAATATAAAACATATAAAAAGTAGAATATTGATACTAGCATTATTATTATCCAACATTACTATATGTTACACATAAAACAAATGGACATAGGAGAAGCTAGTGTTAAATATGTGGAGAAGTGCTTAACCGAACACTTTTCTCATATATTCGGCGATCCATCTATAAAAACAGAAAAACAGGAAATAACTCACATACTAGCAGATGTAGAGTGGCATGAATCTCATACAGACAGGACAGAGGTATATCCTTTATTATTAATTGAGCCTATATATAAAAAAGACCCAAATAATCTTGTTTGTTTATGCCCGCCTTTTAATAAAAGAATTTTTGAAGATTAAGAGTTTTAACCTTTTGCTTTCTTAATTTGCTCTTTGGTAGGTGCGCCTTTCTCACCTTTTTTTCTCATCTTTTCTCCAGAGCCTCTTTTAATTCTTTCTCTTTTTTTTCTGATATTATCCCAAAGACCAGCACCTTCTGATTTTTCTTCTTTTTCTTTCTTATCGTCTTTTTCAGACTTTTCTCCCTTTTTCTGTCCAGCTTTTTTGAGAATTGCTTTTTGAAGGTGTGGAGGTAAATTCTTTTGTTTATCAGTGAGACCTTGATGTCCATCTTTGTGAACTGCTTCTGATTCTTCTTCGCTTCCCTCTACTTTTGTGCCAGCTCTCCATTGTTTGCAAGACCAATATCTTGCTTTTGTTTTTGGTCCTGGATTATCACAATTATGTCTAGCTCTAAAACTAGCACGGCGTTTTGGATCATCTCTCTTGATTTCCATGTTTGGGTCGCCGAAATTAACTTTTACAACATTACCTTTTTCGTTTTTAACATAAACGGAAAACTTTTTCGGTCCACCAGGAGTTCTGAAAGGTTTATTTAATTTCTTACCTTTTTTTTCTTCTGCAGCCCAAACTTCTTCTTCTATAACTTGTTCAAAGCCTTCGTCCGTATCTGCGAAGATTTCTTCGTAGTCACAATCGCAATCAGAATAAATATCGTACTTTTCAATATCAAGATTAGCTTCAATAACATCTTCCATAGTAGGATCAAAAGAACCTTCATCTTCATATAGATAACTTGACTTAGCAACATCTTGATCTGCTTTTCTGTAAGATTCTTTTACTTTTCCGCCTCTTACCATTTTAAGAAACATATTTACTCTAGCCATCGCCCATCCGCCACGACTCATTCCAGGTCTGTGAGAAGAAGAAAATGCTCCAGCTCCTCTTCTATATACTTTCTTTAATTGAGAGAGAGTAACTTTCTTTTTAGATTTAGCATTATGGTTCTTTACTTTTTCTTTTAATGCTTTTGTTACTTTTTCACTAAAAGTAATTTCAGCACTGCTTACCATAGACTTTTCGTCTTTTTTCTTTAAATTGTTTTGGGCTGTTTCTTTTGCCTCTGGTTTTGTCCCAGCACTTCCAGGTTTATTCTTGGAAGAACCCTTTTTTCTTTCATCGGGTTTCGCTGGAGTCTGAGCCGCACTTTTGCGGCCTGCGCGTTTTGCTTTAATTTGTTCTGAAAAATCTAGTTCCATAATATATTATAATACACAAGAAAATTGATTTTTATACAATTTTATGTATTATATAATATGAAAACTATTTTTAAAATTATTTTTTTAAGTTTTTTATTGTTATCTGCTTGTTCGAAGAATAAATGCAAAACTGAGACTTGTTGTCCAAAGGAAGGTCACGGACCTTGTCCAATATGCATTCCATTTACTAAGTAATAAAATCGCGCGTTGTCGTATTCTTTCTTTTTTTTTCTTTTTGAAGAACAATCTTTTATTGATTTTTGCTTATTTCAATTTAAGGGCGCCGATTTTTTTTCGATCTTTAAATATTCTTATTTATTATAATGGCGCCGAATTTCCCATTAATGTACCCCCTTCCCATAAGAAACCCTGTATTATAAATATATTTTCTAATGTCTGATTTATTTGTCAATATTGAAGAAAAGGCCCTGGCGCTATAATCGTGGCAGTAGGATCGTGCAATATTCTAGTTAATGGGGAGGGTCTGCGGATCTGAGGATCCTGCGGATCTGGCTATTTAATCCAGACACAAAAAGGCAGATCCCCGATCTGAGGATCTGCCTTCGACTACTTTGTTACTACTATATCGACCAGATGCAGACGACTCCTGGGTTCTGCCATTCAAGGAACAGATCCTCCTTCTGGAGCCAGTTCTTGATTTGTTCTGGGATGAGATCGTGTGCTGGATCCTCCCAGTAGTTGCAGATCCCCGATTCTCCTAAGCCTGTCCAGATCCCGCCAGAGGCGTATCCGTGGGCTTTTGTCGTGGTCAGGAACACATCCCCCAGACCCAGATCCGTGAGGATCTGGGCGAGGGCTTTTATAAGTTGTTTTGCTCTTTCTTCGGTCATTGTCAGATCCTCCAGATTAGACTTGGACTAGGGCGATGATCGGATCGGCGCCGATCCCTCTTAGCTTTTCGACAAGCTCGAAACCCAGATCCGTCAGTTCTCCGTAGCGAGACCCTGTTGGAGATCCGTCCTCGTCATACTCGTTGTAAGCATGGATGAACCCGTTGTCCAGACCCCACTGGTAGAGGGATCCATTGGCGGTCTCTAGGTTGAGGAAGTCGGCTTCCCAGATCTCTTCTTGTTGTTGGATCATCGAGAGGAACCCGAGTCTCTGTTCTAGTCTTGCAATTGCGTCTTTCATAGTAGTGTAGTAGTGTAGTAGTTAGGTGAGGGTGGCGGATCCGCCCTCTGTCAGATACACTTCTACCATAGGTTCCAAGTAGGGTCAAGAAAAACTTTTCGAAAGTTATTCACGTTGATAACTAGGGCAAGAGGAGGGAAAGGCAGATCCCCAGAACGAGGATCATCAAGATCATCTGGCGATCTCCAGATCTGAGGATCCGCAGAACCCGAAGATCCCCAAGAGGATCCACGGAACGAAGAGGCTAAGCCCTCCAGTCAGATCCGCAAGGGCGAGGCTCCAGATCGGCATTGTAATAAGTAAGTTTTTAAGGATGAAGTTCTTCATTGTATTTGAACCTATTTAGTTTCTATTTAGTTTCTTTGTATTTGTCCCCCTAGAGGATCGGACTCTAGGGGGATCGGAAGGCTTAGAGGTCTTCGGC